TTCTCGGCAGCTATATTAGCAGCTAGCCATTCATCGGTAAAGTTAAAGTCAATGGTCTTACCACTGTAAGGAGAATTACCTCTTTGCTTTCTGTAGTCTTCCATGGCTTCCTCAATAGCTTGACTCATTGAGTATTTACCACTATTCACATACTTTATGACCTTCATCATTGCAGGTTGTCTTAGTATAAGACTGGTAGTGATAGGGGAGTTACCAATTCTAAGCAATAAGAATGCTAGGTTAGCTGTATTATTATTAATGTTCAAATCACCTGCTACAGGGTCTTTGGCATTATCAACGAAAGCAGCTAGATAACTACATACATTCTTAGAGATGAACTTGCCATCTGCACTCTTTACAGAGTTGAGAGAACCTAACCTCTTACCATTAAATATGAACCTGTAAGGTTTCTTCAAGCCAAAGTTCTTAGTCAATTGTGTCAAGGCATGAGAAGCATTCTGAGTAGCTGCCATAGGTACAAGACCTGCACCAGACATGTTCCTCTGTTGATAAGTAATCCAAGTGTCAGGAGTAAGAGGATTTACAATCTTACCATACTTCTCCAACATCTTGTTAGCCTCTTTAAGACTTAGATTAAGTATCTTGTTAATACCACCCAGCTTATCAATTTCATTCAATGAAAGGCTGTCTAGAAGATTAACTATTCTAGCATTTCTCTTCTGTTCATCAAAGTTACCAGGGTTAATCATCTTTCCAACAGTATCAGAGTTAGTTAATACTGACCATATCAAATCAATCATCATGCTATCTCTTTGAGCTTTAGTATTCTTTTTGGCTTGTCTGTATATATCAACCTTTCTGTTCTCATTAGAATCACTGAGGTCTATATCTGCATCATTGTAGGTAACTACTTCTATAGACTTCTGGCTCAGGTATCTATCCTTAACAAGATTGAACTTTGCAGAGAATGCCTCCTTCACACCTTCAACCCACTCATAGTTCTTGTATGGCTTGATGAAGTCCTCAAACAGCTCATCCATGTCATACTGGTCCAAGTCAGCTTCTGGATTCTTCTCAATAGCTTCATCCATAGCTCTCTTGAAGTTCTCTCTCTTTGACTTCTCAATGGACTCTACTATGTCTGGATTGCTCTTGTAGAAATCATCCCAAGCAGCTTTAATGTCATAGATATTCTTAAAATTCAAGCTGTGATACATCATGTAGATTTTATCTACATCAAAGTCAGAACCAGTAGTGGTAGTGATTTCCTCTGGAAGTATGATTACAGAACCAACCTGTCTAGGTAAGAACCCCTTGACTCTTATAGGTATCATTGAGTACTTATCCTCAGTAGGTATTCTATAGCCAATGGCTTCTCTGTACTTTTCAGGTACTATAGGTTTTCCATTACTATCCTTCTTGTTTATGTTGATGCTTCCATCATCCTCAAGTAGGAGTTCATATAGTCTGTCATCGGGGCAGGCAATGTAGGCTTCCACATATTTGATATACTTCTGACCATCCTTGTCTATACCCCACACAATCTGAGGTCTATCTTTCTCATTCAATGCCCATGCAGTAGCTTGGATAAGTGAACCTCCATTTATTTTTTGCTTCACTATTCTAGACTTAACTATGCTGTTAAGTAGCTCCTGTATCTTCTGACTCTGTGAAGGGTCGAAGATAGGTATATTGAATTGTCCATTCTCATTAAGTGTTACAGCCTCTATAAGGTCATTGCTGTACCTAGAGTTGCTCTTGATTTCACTAATAAGCAAGTCAGAAATCTTCTTAGGGTCTCTGAACTCCTTATCCAGCTTCTCAAAGGCTTCTCTTATATTAGCTGTATTGACAGCATTGAAATAGTCTCTCCACTGGTCTCTAGTAAGACTCTTGTTACCTACTTTAAACACAGCATCAACTCCTGCATCAGCACCTATAAGTCTCCTAATCTGAGTACCTACAAGCTGAATGGCATTAATACCATGCTCAGGAGTAGCAACCTGAACACCATAATCATCCCAGTTGTACTCATGCACAACCTCAGGATTTATAGTATCAGTTCCTTCTACATAAACTTCCTTTTGGAGCTTACTCTTGACCTCCTCAGCATCTTCAATGCCATTAAGGTCTATGAAACTTTGGCCTCCTACCTTAACTGCTGTGCCAAACATGGCTACATCTATGTTCTTATCTTCCATGAACTCTGACAAACCCTTGAGTTTACCAGATTGATGGAGTATAGAACCAAATATAGCTTGTGTAAGCATTATCATTTCAGAGTTCTTATGCTGTACAGCTAATCTCATAATACCACCAACCCTGTCTGATTGGTTAGTCTGAGTATAAAGATAAGGCTTTCTGGTATTCCACAGGACCACAAAGTCCTGCGCAGTCCAAGTATTCTTCCTTATATTATTGTAAGCTGTTTCAGCATCATCACTCCACATATCAGCAGCTATCTGGGTTGCCCTGAAGGACTTCAATGTTCTGAATGCCTGAGCATCAGTCACATTAGTATTACCCCACTTCTTAAGTATGACGGTCTTATCATACTTCGTAAGTTCTCCCTTAGCTATCTTCTGGTCAATGATTTCCTCAATATCCTCCATCCAGTTGGATGGCTTGACCTCATCAGTTAGATAGATAACCCTTTCAGGTCTTACAGTAACATTGCCATTCTCATCTTCACTTGCTAGTGCATACTCACCATTCCACTTTGCAAGGGTATTCAACTTCTCTGTAGGAGAGTGAAACTCCAGTGCTCTCTTGGTAAAGTTAGTATAGTTGCCATAGTATGCAAGGTCAGTAGTCATTAGCTGTATGATTTGAGACTGCATATAAGTAGTGTTCCAGTAATACTCTCTAAGAGCAGCTTCTACATTCTCTCTGGTTCTTTGTTTGAAGTATTTGAATGATGAGTTCTCATTGTTCTCATCCACCTTATCAAATAATCCAATAGATGCCCAGTTGTCAAGTGCAGCTATAAAGTCCTCATTCATAATAGTCTGGACAGCTTCCTTAGCTCTTTGGTTGAAAGCATCTGTATCATCAGCTACCTCAGCCAACTGCTCAAAGAATGTCTTTCCATCCTTATTGAAGGCTTCTGTATTCAGCTTAGGGAAGAAGTGGAATTTAGCACCTCCCTCACTATCATCAGTCATGTCATAGTAAGCAATCTTTTTGATATTGGAGGTATTGTTCCTCTGCTTGACTGTTATAATCCTATTATACTCTTGTCTTACAACATCTGCAAACTTGTCAAGAAGCACCTCTTCATAATTCTTCCTGACTCTCTTGGCTCTAAGGAACTCAGCACTAGTTGCATCTGACAACAGAGGCATCTGATACCAAGCATACCCTTCACCACCCTTGATAGGCTCTGCATTATATTGATTGAACAGAGTAAGGAATGTGTCAAGTGGAGTCCACTGCTGATATTCCTTTCTGTTATGTTCTATCACTACTATGTGATTGAACTTATCCCTAGCCTCAGCATCATTCTCCAAGTCATCAATAAGTGAGTTAAGCCATCTTCCTTGTTTCTTGTCATACAGAAAGTCTACAGGCTTATATTCACTTTCAATGAACTCTTTGAACTCTGGGCCTCTCAGCTTCTTCACTAGAGTAGTAGCATAAGAAGGTCTTGTATGTGCATAGAGAGTTTTCTTACCTTGTCTTACTGATGATTCCACCTCATCCTCCTCAACATTGTTAATGGCAGTAGCTATATTATTGAAAGCTCTGCCATATATATTGATTAGGTCAGCAGGCTCACCATTCTTGATACCCTCATTAGTAGGCATATCCTTGAAAATAGTTCTAAGGTTTGAGAGTACTATACTACCAGGAAGTTCAGCCCTGTTATCCAAATTTACATTGAATGTAAGTATATCACTCAGTGTATCAGGAGTAACAGAGATACCAAGCATACCCAATAGCTTGTGGATGCTCTCCACATTCTCAAGTATTACTTGTTGCTTCTCTTCCTTGGATTTTAGTCCCCTAAACTTATCCATAACTGCATCTACCAGCTTAAGGCCAAGCTCAGCCTTATCCAGTCTTATCTCACCATTATGGTCATAGATACTATCCTTATCAATGATGACACCATACTCAAAGTTATCCCTCCACTCATCAAAGTAGTGGGCAGTACCAGTAGGCTTGTTGATATTATGGGTCTTGATAGTAACACTACCATCAGGAGCGGTGCTTTCTATCTGAATCCACATATTCAAGTAGTCCTTTCTGAATACCCTATAGAATGATGTGAAGAGCCTATCATCATTTCTAATGGCATCAACTATCTGAACAGCCCAAGGCTTTCTAGCTTGTAGTGCTTCAAGCATAGGCATCATCTGCTTGGCATTGGTCATGTCTCTAAGAGCAGAGATTAACTCAGCAAATACATAGGATTGCTGTAACTTTTGTGGAAAACCTAAGTCATCTACAACTATGTCACCATTCCTGTCTCTCCTATATATCCTACCAATAGCTTGCCTTACTTGATTGGTTATACTCTCAAATGCTGAGAGTTCTCTCACCTTTACTTGCCAGCCCTCCTTATAGGGAGTCTCCTCCTTCTCATCAGCTATTTGTTCATTCTGATTGTTACCCTCATCATCAGTAGGAGTATTATCAATATCCTCCTCAATGTCATTAGCAGTAACATCTATGATTACTCCATGGTCATAGCTATAAGTATTGGCTGCATCCATCACCAAGTCATTCCAATTATCAAGTATTTGCTTATAAGCTCCAACCTGATAGTCGATTCTACTCTCGGCAATTCTCTTCTTGACTGGTAAGGGTAACTTGGACTCTCTTGTATTCCCCATATTGGCAATTTCCTTGTCAATAAGAGCTTGTCTATTGTTCTCAGCAGCATAAAGCAAGTCCTCAAACACTGCTTTCACCTTGTCAAATAGCTTGAAAGGTCCATCCTGCTTGATTACTACAAAGGGCCTAAGGTTCTTGATGGCCTTGGCTATTCTTAGTTTATCACCAATAGTGGATGCCTTAGCCATTTCATCATTCAGCCTTGCAACTGTAGCTTCTTGAGCTTTCTCAACTTCCTGTGTAAACAGGTCATTGATAAGGTTCACTCTTTGTCTCTTCTTGATAGAAGTAAACTCAGCATCAACCTTGTGCCAATTGCTCTCATCTATACTGGATGATTCATTCTCATATTCCTTAGCCTTCTTAGCATCTTGCACATACTCTGATAACTCCTGTAGCTTCTTGTTAAGATACTGGTATAGCTTGGGGGTTCTGGTAGCTGTAAGTCTAGATATACTTCTATCCCTATCACTCTTTATACTCTTACCAAATATACCATTCTGAGGAAGCTCTATACTATCAAAGTTACCACTATCCCAAAGCTGCTTAATTTGTTCAATTTCATCATCAATGACTTCCTTGAACTCCTTAAGGTCAGAGTCTGTCCACCTTGCTTGCTCTACAGATACTCCATGTTCTCTATAGAACCACTTCATAGTACTTATAGGAGCAGCATTAGGTAAACCTCTAATAACAGCAGAGGTAGGATTATTGACTGTGCCAAACCCACCTTTACCATACTTCTCAGCATACCATCCATCACCTATTTCCTCACCTCCAGATGTTCTGTCAGTGTTGTCAGTGAAGATATATAGTGTTCTAGGGTCATTCTCAACTTCATTTCTTGTCCATTTGCCCTCATGCTCATTGATAATGTATCTTGATTCTGCAGAGGTATTAACTTCAGTTTTCTGCCATACAGGAATGGTAATGCCACTAGACTTTTCTTGAGACAGAAGATTCTTATTCTGAATTAGATACCCTATTACAGTAGCATGAGAAGGTCTGTTCAACTCCGTATAATATAATATCGGGGTATCAGTATCTGAAGCTAATATCTTTTCAATAATAGCTTGTCTAAGCTCTTCTGTAGCTCTTTCTTCTTCAAAGTTATTTCCAGTAGTCAACCAATCATAAAATTGTTGTACAGTATCTGCACCTCTTTTAGAAGTGCTGAATGGATTTCCTATCCATCCTTGCTCAACAGCTTCCTTACTAAAGGAGTTAGGATTATCCCCATTCCTCCTATAAGCCTTGATTCCCTTAGGATTCTGTTTTTCCCAAGACCTCACTCTATTCCAGAAGTCCCTAGAGTCATTAGTGACCTGTACTCCAAAAGAAGCTGTATTATTACTTATCGAAGAGGTATCTACTGGTTTATTAGAGCTTTTGGTTTCTCTGCTTAAATCTTTAGGCATGAGACCTTTTTCCTTTACCAAGTTCAAAATAGTCTTAGACTTAGGGTCATTGTTGCTTGTTACTTCTGCCCCAGATGGAATAAGGTCATAGATAGCTTGAGTGAATGATTCGGCTCTCTCTTTAGAAATATCAAACTCATTAGGAACATTGATAGTATAAATATTTCCATTCTTGATAATCTCTACCCCCTCATCAGTATTACTCTTGTCATATACCTTTACACTATTATCTCCCAGCATAGGAATGACCTCAGTATTACTGATTGGGTTAAAGTTATCACCTATATGTGTCCCTCTGAACTCTTCTCTAAGTTCCTCTAATATAATAGGGAACTGGGTTCTCCACATACTTCTATCCTGAATATGAGTAAGGGAACTGTTGCCAGTAGCTAACAGTGCTTGAAGAGCTTTAGGACTCTGTTTCAAGCTAGCTCTTATAAGTGCCTTCATAATAGCCTTTTTGTTATTATCCCAGTTCAACAAATCTTCTTCTGTCATGGGAACTTTTCTACCTAAAGCTCTAGCTGCCTTTGCATTTTTAGCACCAGCAATCTTATCTCTAATAGAGTCCATCTCTTGCCATCTACTATCATCGTCCCATATACTAGAACTAAATAATTTCTCTAGTTGGAAGGCCTGTTCTACAGAGTTCACAACATAATCATCACCACTTATAGCAGAAGTAAAGATGAAAGGTCTCTCCGCAAAGTTACTAAGTATAGTATTCTGATTAGCCTCAGCATATATATTAGTAACTTTTACTTCATCAGGGTTAATATAGTCAGCCCAATTATCAGACACCTTAGTAATAAGACTAATAAGCTCATCTTTCGTAGGTACCTCCCCCTCTTTGCTATACTCATATTGCCATCTTGACACATAATCTCTAAATAGTTTTGGGGGTAACTTAGGGAATTGACTATTAAGCTCCTTCAACTTAGGAGTCATAACTAAACAATTAGGGTTCATAATAAGATTCTTTTATTGAATTGTGCAAAGGTAATTAAAATGTTTGTTTCCCACAAGGTATTATGGGAAAAAATTAAGGGAGAATAAGCACTTAACTTATTCTCCCTTATCAATTGACTTATTTAACAATGTATTTTACACCATTAAATATAAGCCATTTGATTGTCAAGATATTAACAGGTCTAATGCCAGACTCTTTATCAGTCCTGACAATATCCATATCCACACAATCATATCTGCCATCCCTAGATGCAAATTGCATCTTATAGCCTCTAAGAACTCTGTTTTCACCCTCCTCATAAGGGAGTACAGGGTTATTAATCAGCTCAGCAATAAAATATTTTGCTGCACTTGCAACACCTTTCTTACTATTCTTAACTCTATCAATACCATTTGAGAACTGCTCTACAATAGCATCAATCTCTTCCTGTAATTTCCTCTTACTCTTAGGCTTATCCTGCTTCTTGAAGCATACAGTGAATACTTGACTAGAGTGGATATTCTCAAAGATACTCCTAATACCAAGAGTACCATCCTTCTTATCCTCCTTAGTCACCTCTACTGTAGTATCATAAAGGTCAGCAGAATTAGTGTAGTTCTTCAAGTAACTGATGCCAATTTGAACATCTTCACCACTTTCAAAGTGTTTAAGATGGACTGTAGAACCTGCTACTCTGTCCACTATATAATGTGAACTTTCACTGATTACAGCCCCCTTCTCTAACTGATTTATTTTCTCAATCATATCAAATAAGTTTTAAAATATATTTTCTATTAAGGAACTCTTCCCTAAGAGGAATAGCCAACTCTCTTGCCATAGGATGAGCATCATTGGCACACCTTCTGTAAAAGAAATTAGTCCAAGCATCTCCAAAACCACATGAAATAAGCTCTGATTTAATAGATAGAGGAAGAACATCTCTTGCTTGCTGAGGTGTCCAACCTAAATTAATTAAATCTAAATAATCTTTTTCTGCATTATTTAAATGTGACATAAAAATACTTTCCGCAGATTGATTCCTTATAACAGTATGATATGGGCCATATAATTTTAATTCTTGAAAATCTAAATTATAAGGTGCTACAAAAGTAAGTTCATTATTAAACTTGCCTTTAGAATAATTACAATATCTAGTACTCTCAGCTAAATGACTTAAACTTACATGGGTTCTAAATTCATCCATTATAGCCCTATTAGTAATAAAATGTACAGTATATCTTTTAGCATGATATTCTGTAGGCTCACATAGATATTTTAAATCATCTTCCCAGCCATTTTCTATAATTACTCTATAATTAGTAGTAATATAAATATCATTTCCATGGCGCCTTACCGCAGAATATTTATTAATATAATATTTATCCATTTTATCTGGCCATGTTTGATTACAAGAATCACAAACTCTACCACTCCAGAAATATTTAAGATATACTGTACCAAATTCAAGACATCTTCCATGTCCACGTTTAATAAGATTATCTACAAACTTTTCATAAGAATCATCTGTAATTTTATCTTCTGATTTATAACATACCCTAGCACATTTCTCAATATGCTTCTTAATACCTACAAGAGTAAAATCCTCTTGGTTTGTGATTTCAAAAGATTGTTTAATAAGTTTCATTATTTTAATTTTATAGTTACACTTTCACAATACATATAGCTACATTCATGAATGTTATGACCTAAGTCTTCAAGTAATTCTTCTGTACTCTTATCTTCAGGATTTTCATATATAGTTACACTGCTATCAGAGAAGTCCATTACAACTAATCTTTCCATAATTATTCCTCCAAATTTACTTCAAAATCATTCAATTCTACCAGTTATCCTTCTCATTTTATATAAAGATTTATATAACTTTTCTATTTCTTCAAATGTACAATTATTCTTAATAGTATTGGCTCTATAGCTAATGACCCAGATGTTACCCTTGACATATCCTAATGATGGAATAATCTTATTCAAAGAGGGGGAATCATAATTTCTTATATTATTTCCTCTATCTCCCCTTTCGGGAATTTTAAGGTTAAGAGGGATATTAAGTATAGGACATTTTTCGGGAATTACTATATCTTCTTCCTTAATATTAAAAGGAATACCTTCCTTGAGTGCCCTTGTCTTTGCTGCCATAAACATCCTATGTTTATAGAATAGAATTGGATTTTCCAAGAATTTCTTTCTAGTCCAATTTACTCTCATCCTTGCAGAATAATCAGGGTCTGAAAGTCTTTTATTTGACTTCCATACCCTATCATATATTTTCCTATAGGATTTTCTGCATGATGGACATCTTTTAGCATGAGTATTTCTACTACTATTAATAATAAACTCCTTACCACAATCAATACAAATGTACTTTCTCTCCATGCTGAATTTTTCTGTAAAGGTAAGAAATTTATGTAAGAAAATAAAAGAATGTTAGTTAATAAATCTTAATCAAGTAGGACTTCAAGGTCATCAACACACCAATTACTTAAATCTTCATGCACTTTTGGGTTGCTCTTAACATACATGTGAGCAGTTTGAGGTAATACAATCTGCTTTTCAACTGCACCTTTAAGGTCACAGTTTGAGTAGTCTATATCCTCGAAATATTCACCATCTTCATCCTTTCCAGAGTCAGTAATCTCATAGTCAGATACCTTAATCTTTACAGTTTTACTAAGGGTGACACTTACTGTGACCTCAATTTCCCTTTCAGGATTATCAACCTGATTCCAGGGTGCATTAGGGTCATGTTCTGCCCCTGGAGGATAATATCCACTTTCAGTCATTTTTTTTCTTTCTTTTAATGTCTGTTATCAAGTTATTCTCTTTAATCAGTCTTCGAGCAATTACACATTCAAGATTCTTAGGTATGCTGATATGCCTTCCCTTATCATTCACATAGATAGCATGGTCTCCATTATGCCTATTGTACCAGAAACCATTAAATTTTACTATCTTTATGAACTCTCTTGATGTATATTGTCTCATACTATACTTTCAGAATGTCTTTATACTTTTCATAAGTCTTCCTTATGACCTCTTCTCCTATTGGATTAGGTCTCTTTGAGTCCCTCTCTATACACTCTTGAAGAGGTGTAAAGAAGTTCTTAAATTCAAGGTCATACTTTGGTCTAACCACATCAGGTACTACTCCTTTGGGATTGTTCCAATCATCAAGCATTCTATTATAGTACTCTAATTCCTTAGGATTGAGATTCATATTGTCAATAACAACATCAAACCCATAAGACATAGATTCCCACAGGAATAAATTCCTTAAGTCCTTTATAAGACCTTCTCTACTAGGGACCCAATACTTACCCAACATATTTCTGATGTCATCATTGTTGAACCTTACTCTGTGTTCAGGGTCTTCAAGTACCCATTGTTTAGCCCATGTAGTCTTACCACTACCTTGTATTCCTCGGCATAAAATTATCTTCGACATATTTATTTACTTTTGCTGACCACAGAGTCTAAAACTAACAAAGCATCCCTAAGGATTTTCTTCTGAGCAGGAGTATAGTTACTCAATTCACCACACTCCTGTTCAAAAAGAAATGTCCTTAGGTGGTTAGATAGTTTCAGAGTCTCTTTAGCCTTTGTTTTAACAATAAGCTTAATTCCACTCATCTTTTTACCCTCCTATTATAATTGATTTAATCATTTCTTTTCTAAAGTAAGATAATTGGTCTGAAGTTAAATTTCTTATCCACTTTGTCGCATACTTTCTATACTTAGGATGGTTACTTTTATTAAATCTCAATAATAAATATTCATTTAGAGTCATATAAAAGTCTATTAATTAATGTTCACTATTATAAGAAGTTATGAAATATCAAGTTCAAGTGTCCATCTATAAATTATATCACCACATTGTACACAATGTCCAAGATATTTTTCTTTAGTGTCTTTATTATTTTTAACTAATTTAGTAAAAGTATATTGCTCACAAGTAGTATTACAACCATCCCATAAGTAATCCATTATCCAATTTGGCAATTGATATTGTTCTTGTGCCTGTTTAAGAAGCTCTTCACATACTTTATCAGCAAGTTCAAGATTATAATAATCTGATTCTTTGTCTACTAAGTCTACCCACTCTATATCATTAATAGTATAGGAATAACTAGTACAACCTTCTGTTATTTCAATCTTTACTTTCATAATGATTAACGTATTAAAATGATTCTATATAATCAGCATCAGGAAATGCAGCATAGACATCATCCCAAGCTGCATCCCTCTCATGCTCTACATCCTCATCATACCTATTACTATAGATTTCCCTATGACCATCTTTGAAATGAATTATAAATGTCATACTTCACCACCTAATTGTTTTATCCTATCATTAATATACCAAATAGCCTTCTTCAAATCCTCAATCTCTTTCTGATTATCTGTAAGGCTTGCATCTTGTTTATGCCCTGCCCTAAGTATATACTTAATAGCATTGCCTAAGCAAAAGTCCATATGTCTTGTTATATCAATTACTTCTATACCACATAACTTCTTAAGCCAAGTATAATGAGAAGGATGATTTACTCTATCATCTGATGAATTTTTAATAGGTAATACACACTTTTTGAAGTATTTCTCAAAAGATTCTTTATCTGACCAATAGTGTGTATCATTACATTCATCTACCAAAGAGCCATCTGTATCTGATTGATAAACTTTACCCTTCTTGTAAATAGGTTTATAGACCTCTCCTTCCATATACATATCATTAGTACATATATACGTTTCTCCTTTTTTAATCATGATAATTTTCTTTTAATGAATCCAATAATAATCATGTGTTGATACATAAAATCACTCATTTCTAATAAAATTAATGTCTCCAACAATTATCTACTTCTGCAACAGCGGGAATAGGAACTGATTTACAATATTTACTTGCTGAATCTTCCATACACTTTTCTACTATTTTAGGAAATTTATCTAAATCTTCTGGAAATTCCCAATTACATTCATCATGGGTTAAATTAGCAAGTCTACATTTACCAAAGTAGCCATTATAAACTACCCAATGAAATACTTGTATTTGAGAATCTTTTAATATTATAGCTCCAGTTCCTTGTGTAACAGAATTAAGAGCTTTTCTATCCCATTTAGAAACTTCTTTAAAATGATTTCTTACTTCTTGATATACACTATCTTCATTTGGTTTATGTATTCTTCTATATTCATCCCAAAACTCAGGAGTAAATTGCCTTTGCTTGTCTTTCCATTTATTAAAAGTTGCCCAATAAGTTTTATGTCCTGTTATAGGATTTAATAATATATACCCTCTACTTCTAACTTCTTTAGAACCTTTTTCTTTAAACTTTGCAATACCAGGAAAACCTTTAGCATAAGCTTCTGCAAATTCTTCTGCTTTCTCTAAAGTACATCCCATAGCATTTTGTATAGCAAAAGCTGAACCTCCAAATTGCTGAGAAAACTCAACAGCTTTAACCTCCTTTCTTAAATGTGGATATAATTTTTTAATACTCTTAATAGGAGTATCTCTAGGAATTTCTTTTGTATATACCATATAAGCACATAGTGAGTGCATATCACCACTACCATGAAGAAACTCATCAATCATAGATTTCTCTTGGTATATATCAGCCCCCAGTCTACTTTCTATAGCACTATAATCACAGCTGCACCATTTATATCCTTTAGGTGCTGTAAAACAACTTCTAGTTATTTCATCAGCAGGTAATTGCTGCATATTAGGATATGGACAAGCTTTACCTTCTTTCTTTTGTTTATTTGAAGGATTGACTGGCAGATGATTTAACTTAGCTAAATCATTATTATTATCCTTTGCACCAGAAGACATTCTTCCTGTATCACATCCTAATTGTCTATAAACAGTATGTATTCTTTGAGTATTAGGATTAATAGCATTAAGATGATTTTGACCAAAAGAAGTTACTACTTTAGCAGAACCATTATATCCAGCATAATAATCTTCATCTCCAGGCTCTCCTTTACCTAAATATAGCTTAAGAAATTCATCATTAATTCCCTTTTGCTTTTTAAGTACTTTCTCCATAGCACTTTCTTTATCTTCTCCAGTCTTTTTATCTTGCACTCTAGTATCAAATCCTAGTTTCTTTAATAGGGGTACTACTTGTGCAGAAGATGCCCAATTAATAGTACATTTTGGAGTTAAATCAAATCCTTCAAAAAGGTCTCCATCATAATTAATATATGTAAATTCTTTAAGATTAGGATTAGAGGTCACAAAGTTATTTAAATCATTAATAGCTTCTTGAAGATGCTTATTATCAAGTTTCATTTTTTCTTCCCATTTAGTTGCATCTAGATGGATTCCACACCATTCAAGATAGGCTATTACAGGAACAAAATCACACTCTAATTTAGCTCCAACTATACAATTTTGTTTTTTACAATCTGCTAACTGAGAATACATTATATCTGCAAGATATATAACATCTGTAGCAGCATATTTTACTACAGAATCATCAATACCTCTCCATTGGATTTCTCCTCTTACAGTCTTATCTATATAAACATCTAATCTTCTTTTAGCAATAGAACTTAAACTATAAGCTATACCATTTATAGTGTCTTTATACTCTGGAGGATACCCTAAATAAAGAAGTTGTTCTACTATCATAGTATCATATACCTTTAAAGGTATAATATTATAATTATATAGCCACTGTAAATCAAACTTTAAATTTTGACCTATTAAGTACTTACTTTCTAATATTTCCTTATATAATACTATATTTATAGTAGTACAATCTACTAATATTTGTGTTTCTTTATCTATACTCCCAAACTGAACTAAAAGTAAAGACCCTACATGGGGGTCTTTACCTAAAGTTTCAGTGTCAAATTGTATCATATTCCAGTCCTTCAAGATAGATAATGATGTTTCTATATTTAAAACCTTATAGATTTTGCTTTCAAATAAAGTCTTCTGCTTAGATACTAAATAAATCATCATTCAAATGTTATAGTCCAACCATATTCTTCTGCAAAGTCTATAGATTCTACAACAGCATTGGCTTCTTCAAGATAATCACCTACTACAATCATTGGTCCACCAGATGGGTCAATGAACTTTCTCCCATTAGCTACTTCACCTGTCCTAAGATAGGGACTATCAGTCTCAAGTACATAGGTAAGTGACTCAGAATCACCCTTCTTTATCAACTTCTTAAGATAGTTCTCAGCTCCACCTCTTGACTTCAACTTAATTAAATCTTTCATACCATAGAATAAGCTATTAGTTCATTATAGTTTAACACATACTTATACCTTTCAAAGAAGGAACTTGATAATAAACCATGCACAGTAACACCATAGTCTCTTTTGAGAGCATCAAATGATGTAGACATATCAAGTACCCTAAAGACATCAGAATAGTCCTTGTCTTTATAAGTAAGGACTATACCTACCCTGCTCATACTATGCTCCTTGCCATCAATACCATAACCTATAGATTTACCTTCAAGTTCAGTATATTGAAGTTTATCAAGTACCCTATAATCTATAATAGAACTGAAAGCTCCTGTGTCCAAAATAAAGTTAAACTTACTTTCTCCTTGCCTAAAAGTAACTATAGGTAATCCTGCCAAATTCATGGTCTCTCTAAATGATATTTTATCATAAGCGTTTTTGGCTTTGTGGAACATACTGTGGTAAAGAGATATTGATGCAGCTACCATGACTACAAGCAGTATAATGAGTACTATTTTCGATGTTATTTCCATATCTTACACCTATTTTCAGCTCTTGGAATATGCAATTAAACTTTCAAAGTCAAGAGTATACTTATACTTTGTAAAGAATTTACTTCCCAAGATACCATGAATTTGTACTCCTGTTTCTGCCTTTATAGCTCCAAAGGCTTCATCAAGGTCACTGACATAGAACCTATCAATAAACTTTTGACTCTTATAAGTGACTGTCATATCACAGCATCCAAGACTCTGTGAATTACCTCCTACACTTATGATATTCCTATTTTCATCTATTTCCTTATACTCTAAGGAGGGTAGGATAGATTTATTAATATAGGAAAGGTCACTGCCAGTATCTAAGAGAAAATTTAACTTTGTATCCTTATTATAGAAAGTTACAACAGGCAATTCTACCAAGTCCATTGCCTCTCTAAAGGACATATTTTCTCTCTTCTTTTGCTTACGACAATCCTCAATACCATTGATAATAATAGCCAAAATGACTACTGCAAGCAAGATTATAACTATTTTCAATACCATGTTTCATGCTTTTTTTAGTTACTACTTTACTCCAGTGCTCCCAAATCCGCCTCTGTTGTCATTACCTAAGTCATTTACTTCTACAAGTTTAACACCTGATGTAAACAACCATTTGATTTTTTGCCATGTAGTGGCTTTTTGAGATAACTGTACTCTGAATTGACAAATCCTAGTGCCTTTCTCAATAGAAGTAGGTCTAATAGCTACAGCAGGAAATTTCCATTCATCTTTATTACCACAATAGCTATTATCAATAACTCCCATTGAGTTACCACACATAATTCCAAACTTCTTTGGAGTGCTGCTTCTAGGAAGAACAACAGCCTCATATCCCTTAGGCAGTTCCATTGCAACTCCAAGAGGAATATAAGTTACTTCTGCTTCCACATTTCTTACTCTAGAAATTACGCCATGTTCATTCTTTTTTTCTCTAAGTACACCTGATTGAGGAGCTTTAAGAATTACATCCTCAGCACAGATAAGGTCAATCCAGTCACCCTTGTCAATAACACTGGGCATACAGCCCTCAATTAATGTTTTTACTTTAATTTTCAGTTTCATGTTTCCAAAATTTATATTTTATCAATTTGCATATCTCCAAACATACCCATAAGCTGACTTTACAGGATATTTCCTACTATTCTTAGTATAATAGCCTCTACAGGCTACTATGATGTTAGCATGACTAATTCCAAGAGTTTCAGATGCTATTCTTGCATTCTCCCACTCTTTAATTAAACCTCCGTCTAAATCATACTGTAATACTTTTCTATGATTATTAGCTCTTTTACTATCAGCATGTCTTATTATACCAGTGCCATATCTCATATTATATAACCTGGTGCACATCTCAAGATTTTCTACAGAATTATTAGCTTTATTCTCATCTTTATGATTAACTTCTAGTGAATCATTATAGTTAGACAGAAAAGCTTGAGCTACTAACCTATGAATTGCAAAACACTTCTTTCTACCATTATTACTAAGATTAATTATAGAGTATCCATTAGGAGTAGTAGAGGGAGACATTAATATTCCCTTATTAAGGGATTTTACATTGCCAAGGTTTGATACTTGATATTGACTTTCATATCCCACTACAGGTTTCCAAATTTCTGTCATAAAATCTGCTTGTTATATCTATCAACTCTCCGTCACTAACCTTATAGAATCTCTGGTTAGTAGTCTTACTGTTAAGTGGGCCAAATTCTTCCTTATATGGCCCAAGCTTGATTGCATCAAAGTTACACAAGTCAATATCCTTACTAAGCTCTTGTCTACCACTATACCATCCAACTTTCAATTCTGGATAGTATTCTTTAATGTCCTGTGCAATATCATCTACTTCACTTGGATTAGCATCACCTCCCATAATACATACACAAGTTATGCCCTTATTACTATCAATAAGATTAGTTAAGTGTTGTAAATCAAGAGGTTCTCCTATATCCTCTGCTAAATATGATGAATGGCAACCCTTGCAATTACAAGGGCAGCCACTTATATTGATAGCAAGAGTTATTTCATCAGGTATCTCCGCAAAGACTACCTTAGTATCAACATACTTCAACATCTTTACTATAAACTCTTTTACTTGCTTCTATTTGTCTATCCTTACCAAAGGACTTAATAGGTCTAAGATACCCAATTACCCTTGTATATTGAGTGATATTCTTACTGTGGCACTTTGGGCATTCAGTAATAGGATGCTTAGTAATGTAGTCACAATCATCACACTCACTATTAGGAATATTAAATGTGAAGTAGTTGGTTCCATTAGCTATTGCAAAGTCTATCAGTTTGAGATATTGTTCCTTACTAAGGTGGTCTTCAAGATTAATATGACAAGCTGAGCCTCCATCACAATATTGTGCTGTCTGCCTTCCATGCAAAATCATCTTATCTAGTACTGAAGTATCATCATGGGCATCAAAGAAATATGAGTTATAAAGATTTTCATCTTCGGGAACTTCATAACCATCCTTTTTATCCCATCTATAATTCTTACCACCAAGAGATTCAGCAGGAACTACCTCAGAATTAAACAAGAAAGGTCTCTTCTTGTCATGGATAGAGTGTAACTTGTTCTGTTCCTTAATAGTGCCAAGAATCAACTGCAAGAACTTAATATATTCAGGATTATTAGACACCTCAAAACCTAAGAACTTAGCTGCTTCATTCAAGCCATTGATACCAATGGTGCTATACAACTTGTTCATGTGTATATAGCCACCATTACAAGCTGCAAACATACCTTTCTCCTCTTGTTCATAGAGCATAGTCTTATAAGCAATATGATACTTATATACTCTTTCAAGAATATCAAGTAGTTCATCTAAAATAGCTTCTTTAGCATCACTTCCCCAACATTTATATTTAGATATATCTTCTCCATGTTCATTAGCATACTTTTTTAAAGAATCTTGTACAATCCTATTAATATTAAGAGTGATAACATGACAGCTACCAGTCATAACACCAGTAAGACCTGATGTAGGATTGAATGTATTCTCTGTAAACTCATTTCTCAATCTACAGCATGATGCAAGACTATCAGCACTATCTGATATATAGGTAAAAAATGAGTGTCCTTCTGCATACATTTCTGCACAGAAATCTTTATATTCCTTATCTATAATATCTTTGCCATCATGAACCATTGCTAATGTTTCAACAGGGAAGGTCAAAATCTTCTTGGTTCTGAGTTTATTGAAGAATTTCATAAACATCTTCTGAAGAACATTAATTGCAGCCCACTCAGGCTTAGTTCCATCAGGGTAGTAAAACTCTCCAAACAGTGAACTGAAGTATGTATGGTCATAATAAGATACATTTGTAAATGGACTTTGATATGACCTATTACCAGCAGGCTGATTGACACCATAGATAAACTGCTTGAAAGCTTTCTCTATGATATCTCTGACTGTCCTTTGAACCTTACAATGAGAATTTGTTACAACACAATCAAGCTTCTCATACCACTTATCTCCAAACTCTGCAATAATGTAATAGTTTAGAACAATGAAATATTCTCCAAAGGCTACTGCACCTTTACATTGGGAAGAAAGCAAGAAGGCAAGATTAGTTATCTGTCCACTAAATGATTGTAAATCATTAGGAGGACCTGGTGTTACACCATCAATATTACCTACACCTTCTGTCATAAGTGGGTAAAGAGAATCTGCTTGACAATAGAACTTCAAAGTAGGCACACTAGCTTCATCATGAGGATAGATTATATGATTCTCAACATCTATTTTATATTGCTTTGTCACCTCTGGGTAAAGGACATTAAGTTCATCCTTCATTCTCTGTCTCTGAATAATTCTATTCTCTACCTTATAAACTTCTCCATCAAGATTGGCAACATTCTTCTGAGTTACATTAGCATTAGGGTCAGTCTCTGAAGAACTAGCAGCATTATCATCAGAATCTTCATAGTTAGACATATAATCAATTCTTCCTCTAATGAACCTAGACTCTTCATGTTTATTTCTATAAATGATATAACTCTTTGCTACATCAAAGTGCTTCTCATTCATAAGTATATCCTCAACTTTATTTTGGATTTCTTCAATACCTATTGTATCTTCTTCCAAGGTACTAAATAGGGCATGAATCATATCCCCAAGATATTGAGGCATCTTCTTATTACAAGACTCAAAGGCTTTTCTTACAGCTCTATTAATCTTACTGATGTCAAATTCTTCTTTACTTCCGTTTCTTTTTATTACTTGCATATTATAAAGTATTTAGCCATTCTCTCAAATCATTTACTCCTGTATCTGAAATTCCCATAGGCACTTTTGGTCTAGAAGTGAGATAGGAATTAAGCTCCTTTCCTATCTCAAAAGGACTTCTCATTTCAATTTGAGAATTATTACCAAATCTCAATGTACCTTGTGCTTGAGTAAAGGGACAGTTCCATACAAGAGGAGTTAAAGTCCTCTTATTGACTACAATGAAATCATAGTCAAGCAGCTTGAAGTCTTTGAAGTACTCATCCTTATCCATATTTTGTCTTATAATAGACCAATATAGTCTGGCTTGAATATCATATCTCCAATCTACAAAGGACTTATAAAAGTCCCACTCTGTATGGGAACTTGTTTTCAAATCTACAGGTTTAACCCATTTCTCTTTATGATTGACTATAATTAAGTCAGCCATATTTCTATAGGTTATACCACCAAACTCTCCCTTAAACTTCAACTGATATAATCTTTCAATATCAGGCTCAAAGGGATTGTTATCTGCAAAGTATAACTTGGTAGAGCTACTTTCCTTCAATACCCTAACTGCATTAACTACATCCTGATAAGTCTGAGTATCTATGATACACCTATCACCTGCCACAAACAGCAAATTATAATAGTCAGTACCTTTCTCTCTGATAACCTTAGCCCTTGTTTCAGGCTTCCAATTCATTTGATAGTTTTGGTCTTCAGTTTCTCTAATAATTGAACTATCAGGTATATTAAGCAAGCTCCTATATGTTCCAGCATATTGTTTATACAAAGATTTTATTATCTTCACAATAGAGTCAGGCATTGAGGGAAACTCAGCTACCATGAACCTTTCATCAAACTCCTCTTGCCCACCTGTAATGATAGAATCTACAGCAGAGCCAAAGGTAAGGGAGGGGGTCTCTATCCTGTCAAATAGCTTATCCAAGTTATTAAATCCCTCCCTTTCATATCTTGCAAGAGTAGAGTAGCTAAGTGCAGTGTCTGCCCTATACCCCTTTTCACTTACCTGCCATGAAATATCACGTAAACTCTTCATCATCTGCATGAGTTAAAGTTAATCGGTAATCTATTTCTGCTTTAAGAGTCTGTAAAATCCCAAGTCTTTGTTTTACCTCTCTTATAGTAGCATCCACATTATCCTTGAAGATAATAGGATTAGGGTCATATTCCAATACAGGCAATTTATTAGCTTGCTGTATCAGTTTGTGAATTACATTCTGTTGCATAGTCTTTAATTATTTCTATTGCCTGTAAGAGCTGTCCCTTGGTGTAAACTTCAAAGTATATAGACCTCCTTCCAGTACTAACCAATACATCATCAAGATACTTTATAAACATCTTCTTCTTGATATAGAAGACATCATTTTCAATTCCTTTAGCCTCAATATAAACATCTAAGCCATTATAATTGAAGTAAAAGTCTGGTTTATATCTAATACCTATAACTTTTCCTTCCTTTTTTACAAGTATCTTAGGTACTTTCTTACCTAGAAATTCAGCTCTTTTCTGATTTTGTTTATCAGTTTCCTTATCATAAAAAGGAGTAATAGGAGCAAAACCATCCCACAAAGTGAAAGTAATTGGTTCATATTGAGGAGTAAACCCCTGTTGAAGAAGAGTATCATATATACTCTTCTCCAACTGGGATTTGAAGGTTATACCTTTAGAGCTACTCTGTGTAGCATTTCTAATTTTCTTATTTGCCACTTTTGAATAGTTCTTTAAGGATTTCTCTTACAATGCTACAAGCTGTCTTAGCGTCTTCAATAGACCTAAATGCTGCAAAGTTTCTGTAGTTCTTGATGTGAGCCTTGTTAGCCTTGGTAATTTTTCCATCAAGCATGGAGATTACATAGATTTCAGGACTCTTCTCAATGTGGTCTTCATACTTCTTATCAAGCTCAATAGCTACTTCTCTGAGTATCATGGAGAATGCAGCAGCAGGATACACACTATCAATGGTATTGAGGTAGTTATACATTTTCTCTACCTTCCAGTTAAGTTTCTTTGCCAGCTTTTCAACATAGTAGTGAAGATTCATATGTGACTCAGCAGGCTTAACCTTGTCCACATCAAAATCAGAACCAAGTGAGGTAGTAATAATACCCTCCTCAATCAGTTTAGGCAAAGCTGCCTCAGTAACTACTACATTTTCTGCCATAGTGACCTCACCAAGCAAAGGATGTTTTGCCTTGATTACTTTAAGGATAGTGTCACCAACCTGCACTTCTCTGCCATTCTTCAAATAGAACTTTTTCATTGTCTTTTTGTTTTTATTGTTTAATACTCTTGGTACCATTTAATTGGTACTCCATATTTGTCTTTACACATATTACTTATAGTAGCAAACAATTCAGATGGCATTCTCTTATTGAGCCTTGCATAGTATGCTGGATGTTCAATTTCAAGAATGTTATTGAATTGTTTGTTAATGTAGGGCTTGAATGTTTGAGCCTGTCTCCCAAATAGAACATAAATAATGCCAGTCTCACACTCTGATAAGTGTTTTAATAAAGCAATTGTGAATGGTCTCCATATCATCACATGAGAACCAACCTTATTCATTTCTACTGTGAGAGAAGAATTTATCATTAGTATCCCCTGTTTTGCCCAACTCTCCAAAGTGGGGTCAAAGATACAACTATTCTTTGGAATCTCAAAATTTATAGCTGCTTCTTTAACGATTTGTAGAGATGGAGATAAATTTTTCTCTTGCACATCAGCCCTATTTCCAAATAGTATGCCAGTAGCAACTCCCTTTTGGGGATAGGGGTCTTGTCCTAACATAACTACTTTCAAGTCTTTAAGGGGACATAACTCAAAGGCTCTAAATACATCAGGTTGAGCAGGACATATCTTCTTTCTCTGATATTCCACTCTTAACTTATACATCACCTTGTGGAGTTCCTTCATGTCAAAGACATGAACCCAATCCCCAAAATATTCTTCTACTGTCATATTAGATACAGAATGTCTTCTATGTTATCATTCAGACACTTATTAAGTGCATCATTACTGCACTTACTGGGAGTAGGTACAATAGGGGAAATGAAGAACTTGCTGAAATCATCTATAATCACTTCTACTTTCCTACTATCAGGGCTATTTGAAGTGCCAACACTGACATTTGGAAAATGTATGTCCATAGTGGTATATAGAGGAATCAGCTTCTTTATGATACCCTTGTTAATTAACTTGTTAGGCTCTGTAAATACTATAGGACTAACATGACAGACAGTTCTATAGTATTGTATAGGTACAACTTCTGCATCATCACCATGTTCTGATATCACCTTTCTGGCCTTTAGTCCACACATTAGGAGAGGATTAAACTCATCATCTAATATAAGGCCATATCCACCATAATAAGTATCACCTTTATTAGTTATAACCTTTAGCACTCTTTGGTTAAGGGGTGGTTTGCAGAAGAACTCTCTCATGATACCATTAAAAGTTCTTCTACTTTGACTATTACCGCTTGTATAAAGAGGCAGTATAATTCTCTCTACCCTTACATTACTATGAATCAAATTACCACGGATAATGTTTTCGTAATATGTCCTAGCAATTGGGGGTATTTCAATATTGTCTCCTGTAGTATCTACAACAAGACTTTTACTGAACATATTACTACTATCAAGAGTAATAGGATTACTTGTATCCCTTGAATTAAAGTGGAGAGGCTGGGCATCGTAAAATGGCCTAGTCATTTCACGTATAAATCTAGCTGAAAATTCCATTATGCTTCGGTTTTAAGATACATTGTTTCTGCATTATATGTAGTAAGGAATGGCAGGTCTCTGTCAATGAGAGGCTTGCATTGATTAGCACAGAAGTTTACAAATAGATTAACTATATAAGATGCAATCATATTTGCGCAGAAAGTAGTCTGTTTATAAGAACAAATAGTCTCATCAGCTTCTGCATCAGTGAACAAGTATTCCTTCTGATACCTATCAATGTTGAACAAATCATCTCCCTTTATACAGAGAACTTGAAATTCTTCAGCTGCAAGTCTTCCATCAATGAACAGACAATTAGCTCTTTCCTCCTCAGGTTTACTGTGAACATGCTCAGCCCACTTTGTAAAGAATACTCTTCTAGCTTCCATATTGTCAAACCCACAAATCATAATATCTGTAGGTTCACATTCAGGAGTGAATCTTTCAGCTATGGCAAACACACTACCATAGTCAGCATAATCCTTGACCATGTTTGCAAGGGCAGTTACCTTAGTAACTCCAATATCATTTTGACTATACAGCTGGCCTGACATATTGACAGCCTCCACTATATCATTGTCATAGATGAACAAAGAAGCAGGTTTCATTCTTGCAAGCAGGAATCCCACATAACTCGATTATTCTATATGTTTCCATATAGTCTGGACTATATCTTTATCCTATATTTTATAGGATAGAGGGCACTTTTTCACTATAGCACTGCCTATAGCTACTTCCTGTTATTAAGCTGACTATACAGCTCAGGTAGTCTCTGAACCCACTATGAGTGTACTCATAGCTTGGCTGCTGATTAGCATAGATTTCTCCTTAGCCTTCCAGCAATTCACCCTCTCCACTCAAAATATTACTATCTTGAGGGGCAGTTATGGAAAATTGTTTTTTACAATCTTTGCATCTTCCCCTATAAACAAGTCCATGAATCATTTGTCTTGTGCCTAATCTAACTGTATTATTTCCTAAGCATATAGGACAGGTTAGCCTCTCCATTCTATGATACTCTGGAGTATAATACAGTCTTTCATACTTTCTCCTAAGATAAAGTTCTCCGCAATCTTTATAGACATAATCTGCAAATTGCTTTGATACTTTATCTGAAGAAGTATAAAGTACATAGTAATCATGCTTTCTAAGACCTGTTCCAGCATATTTACAAGTCATATTTACAGTAATTTTATTATCATATAATACCCTTACTATGTCAGTAATCATATTATATCCTGTTCCTCCAATGTCAATCTTAGTGTTTCCTAATTTTTGTCTATAAACACTTCCATCTCCATCGAAGTATCCCCTAATAAAATGGGGTATTAACTTTTTATCTAAGTCAGGCAGTCTAAGTAACTCCTTATTATCTGTAGATTTTCTAAAATACATACCATTAGCCTGTAAATCTTCTACAATAGCCTTTCTTGTACATACTATAGACCAAGCATGATTAGTATTTTTAGATAATCTAAAGAATGGGAACTTAACTACTATAATATCAAGAAGATATTTATCATCCTCATGTAATGTTATAGAAGCACAATAACTACCATCATTAGAATGAATACAGCCATCACTGTAAAATAACCCCAGTAAATATGCTTTTTCAGGGGAATCAATGTTTTTTAATTCATTATTATACATACCCAAATAATTTAAGATTTATTTGGGTGCAAAGATACTAAAAATTTATGAGATTTCCAAATCTACCAATACCTCCTACACCTGCAAGAATAATAGTCTTTTCCCGTATCTTCTCATACCATATAGCAGAACTGAATCTACTAGTAGCTTCGTCTACAAGCAAAGTTGCAGAGTTTGTAGGTATCTCTAGATGTGCATCTTCTACAGCTTGGTCAAGGATAGCCTGTTCTTCCTCTGAAAGTTCAAAGCCAATGAAGTCATCATCATCTTCTATAACACTGTCTGACACAGGTATAGTATTTTCACTGAGATTTTCTATAAGGGAATTATAAGCCTCCTGCATAGTTGCAGGAATGTTTTCTTGAGTTATTACTTGAGTTATTGTTTCTCCATTCATAATATTAAGTATTTCTGAAGTGCATCAATATACCCCTTGATATATTCATTCTCAGGGAGTTTAGTTAATTCTGCAATCATATCATAGGCACATACAGCGCATATCTCAGTATCATCCATACCCTGAGCTTCAAGTTTGCTATCTGTTGCATACCAACAGAGGAACTCAGTATATGTATCTGCCCACAACTCAAAGAGCTTCATGCCTTCTTCTCCTTTGCCAAATCTCTTCTGATACATTGCAGGCATAGAGGCTGCCCACTTCTTGATGTCAATCTTACTATCATTAGGTATGATAATACTACCAGTAATCAACTGCAAAGTAAGCTGTCTGATGGTGTTCCTATCAAATTTAGATGTACCATATGGTATATCAAAGTTATCAGAATCCCAATCATCTACGCCATCAAAGAGTGATGTTTGACCAATAGCCTTTTTACTAGCCATAGTGCTGGCAGACCCTACTTTTGTGCCATAAGAATTTATAACAGTTGAAGGTTTATATGAAGTAACCTGAGAAGTTTGTTTCCTAGCCATTTCAGCCTCTTTAGCTTTCTCAGCTTTCCTCTTCTTGATTTCCTCAAACCTAACATCCATGTCTTGAAAGGAAAAGGTATCTCCTTCCTTGACTATGTTGAGATAGAACCACTCAATCTCATTCTCTTCAGACACATACTCCTTGGTATCATGCTTTTCACCATCTCCAAAGAACTCATAGGATACAGACTCTTTCACACTCTTACTTTTCACTCTTCTAGTGATAGCAGCTGTATAGCTTCCTTCATTGTTCACAATGAGGGATACAAAGTTGTTCCTATCTCTGCCCTCTTCCTTCAAGGTAGCAGTATCAGTGCCACTAAAAAATGTCATTATGTTATCCATAAGGCTCTTTATCCTTATGTTCATCATATTACTATGATGTTCAGACTATATCTTCATACATTTCTGTATGCTGGGATTTCGTGTTAGGATTATATTCTATATTACTATAGTTTCACCTATTAGTCGTTGAACCTGCCATAGACATTTAATCTATGGATTGGCTGCTGATTGTCCTTCTACCTTGCATGGTAGAGTGGGAGTTTCCAGCAATTAACCCAGTTTTACATGCCCACATTATTTTTCTAAATTCATTATATTTTCTTTGTAAGAATATTGAAGAGTTATAATATAAATAGTACATAAAATCTCTTACTTTATCTTTTTGGCTTATCTTCCAAACATAACATTGTCTACTATATAAATCTTTATACAGTTTATTATTACTTGGGAAGTAAACCTGAAAAGATTTTAATAAGAAATCTTCATTACCACATATATTAACATTATATTTATACCCAGAACTATACCTTCTGCCAAAAAATACATTTCCATCTCCATCAAAGTAACCTCTAAGAAAATCTCTTATTAAGTATTTAGGGATATATTTTAGTATATCTCCATTTAATGTATAGGTCTTGTTAGTGGTCAATCCCATATTAAATAAAGGTTTAACTAATTCTACACTACCTATCATTAATTCCGACAATATAAGGTTTTCTCTGTTGGTTTTCTTATATGGATTTGTTCTTTGTACTTCTTTTATAGGGTGGTTAGAGTGCATAGCATATCTAATCTTTTCAAGTATATCTCTATCCTTTATAGAAACTGTAATATTCAATCTATCTTTCTCTATATGCCCATCAGCACATATAAAGCCAAGTATATAAGCCTTCTTTTCTGTATTAATACATTTGAAAAAGTTCTCATTTACTTTATAGATTCTCTTCCCAGTTTTTCCTGTTCTTCCCCATCCCATCTTTTTGAAGTAGTTATAAACAGGTTGATGATACTTGAATCCCAATAAAGAACTGATTTCTTTAGCAGTTTTACCTTTTTGATATAAATCTACAATTTGTTCTTTGTAATCTTTGATGTTCAGCATAACTTTTTTATTAACTATGCTGCAAAGATAAGAAAATATTCTGAATTATGCAAAGAAATAAATAAATTATTTAGACATGTTATTATGAGAATGGATAAGGCCCATTTGACAATCAAGTAGCTCTGAATGCTCACACATATATGCTATTACATCAGGATTCATATCAAACTCTGTATAGGCTTGAGTACCAATATCCATAATGTAAATATCAACACATCTGATTACAAGGTCATTGTTCTCAAATGAGCCTTCATGTGTAAAGAATAGTGTACCTGACCATTCTGTATTCCATACTCTTTGGCAGGCAAATCTTATTTTTCTCTCAACTTCATCTGGTATAACCAGCTTATAATTATATGTACCTAACTTCTGTACCAACTTGGTACTCTGTATGGTTAGCTGTTTTCCTTCCATATCTATAATTTAATACTTTGAGGATTTGATTTAATATAAATAATGCAGTCTGAGGGTCAAGTATGATACTCTTGTTCTCAGCATTTACCTCAGATATGCCTGTTATGCTAAGGGTAATCTTCATTCCTTTGAAAGTGCAAACTCTATTTCCTATATAAGAAGAAAGAGCATCGATATTGTTTCTGCCTCTATCATAGTAGATTTTACCATTGCTAATAATACATTCTCTAACTACATGGGCTCCTTTTAGGTTTTCAAGAGTAGTAATCATTTTCTTATCATTGAATTGCCTATTGTACCATTTAATAAATTCATTGCTAATTAGCACTATATACTCTATGAAAGACATTCCTATGGAATAGGAGCCATTCACATAGTTAAACTTCAAATGATTTCCTTGAACAAAGTACTTAACAAACTTTCTTAACTTGTCTATACATATTTCCCAGTATGGAGTAGGATTATCAAATGCAATAAAGGAAGATACTCCTGTATCCATATTACCAGTACCTATTCTCTCAAGATAATGATAAGGTCCTCCTGCAATAGATTCCACAGTAACATACTTACTGAGTTCAAGACAGAATAACCGCCAAAGGTCACTATCAAATTCTCTATATAAAGAGGATATAGTACTATTGATAGGTCCATCTCCAGTGCAGGGACTCATAAACCTAGTAAAGTCATCTTTAGGAATGCTCCTTATATGACTGTGCATATAGTTACTCATAAAGTGAATAGCTTGGTATTCAGACCTATTGAGAGTAAAATCACCATTCATAGTGCCCTCAGATGTTATTTTAATCTTAGCCCACAGATGGTTAATATCTACATATCTATCATGCTCATTAGTAATCCTTACATGTGGAAAATGCACAAGGATAAACATATTGTTGAACTTGCTACTAACAATATATTCTATTGTATCTCTACAAGATAATGATGAAAATGCCCATTCAAGTTCACTTTGAGACAAATCCATTATACTCTTAGTATGATATGTATCCCATTCACTAGATGTTACATTTGAATTACCCCTATAGAGATATGAAGTAATAGGCTCTACTTCAAGCCAAGACCTTAGTCTATCTTCATTCCAAACACCCTGCATATCAACTTTGTCTGCTCCAAAGAAGTCATTGAATATGCCAAGCACTTGAAGAGGTTTATCCATTATAGCATTATAGAGTGTATGTACACTTTCATTAAATCGCTTAATATTTTCTTCACTCATACTCATGTAAAAAAAAGTAGGAGGAGATATTATATCTCCTGCCTACCATTACATATTTTTTTTGCCCTTAGATGTCCATGCCATTAAACATATCATCAATCTCATCATCAGAGTAAGGAGAAGCTGACTTAGGCTTATACTCCTCGGAGGTTGCAGTAGTTACAGCTACTTCACCCCCAAGAATACCAAGCACTTCCTCTTTCTCATAATCCTCAATTGTGCCATTGTCCTCAAGAATTTCCACCAACTTACTGATAGCAGCTCTTGCTACAGTATCAACACACTCACCACCATTACTTGCAGGTGCTACAGGAGTGTTTACAGGTGTTTCCTCCTTCTTAGCCTCAACTTTAGGAGCAGCAGGGGCAGGCTTTGAAGCATTATTGTTCTGTATCAATGCAATAAGGTCAGCAGTCTTACACATAGTGAAGTTCTTCCCAAACTTCTTAAGGCAAGCATCTTGAAGACCCATTCTCTTGATTTCAGCATATGCCTCCATTCTGCTCATTGCACCAGACCTAATTTTCTTGTTAGTATTGGTGAGCATGAATACCAATTCATTGGTAACAGTGCCTTTCCAAGGTACATCATGAGGAAGAACAGAAGCATCATTCTTCAGCTCTACCTTAGAAGTACCTTCAAAGAAGGACATACCTTCATAGTCAATGCCATTCTGTCTCAGGTCAGACTTCAGTTCTGCAAGAGTAGTAGCAGAAGACATGATAACTTTCTTAGATTGACTCTTAGTTGAAACGATAGTGATTTTACGAGTTTCCATAATGTTAAGTTTTTTTTGTTTGTTATTATTTTGTTTTAGGCCTTTTACTTTCCTCTAGCCCTCTTTCCAAACCATTGTTATTGATGTTAAATAGTGGTAATATTATCTTGAGAAATTGCTCCTTACCGTGCAACTTCATCAAGTCACTAATATCTTTTCCTCCATCAAAGGATGGTAATACTACATTAATAAATCCTGTCTCCTCAGCTAACTTCTGAGCATCTTTTAATCCTGGCTCATCATTATCCAAGCAAATGAAGATTTGTTTATATCTTCTTTTCAGTTCACTAATTGCAGTATCACTTATCCTATATCCCTCACCTTGGATAGCAAGAGATGGTATCCCTGTATTAGCCCATAGGCATAAAGCATCTTTCAGTGAAGAACAAATGCAAATCTGCTCCCCATATTCAGGTACTTTAGTCCACAGGCTTATCACAGAGTTGTCATGCTTGTTACTCCACTTATATCCATTCTTATTAAAAGGCTGGTATATCTTTAGAGTAACCTTCCCCTCTTTATGTTCAACATAGGCATAAGCATATTTGTCAGCCCCAAACACATATCTATGACCATCTTTAATGATGATTTTATGTGATATGGGATAAACTTCTACATACTTCAGCCAATCAAGACTTATTCCATAGGATTTCCAATATTCAATATCATAAGATGTCCAATCTCTGACTTTGCATTGTAAGTCAGTACTCTTTTTGCATTCAATGGTACTTCTCACAGCACATGGAATATGTTTATGGACATCAGGTGTTCCTATGGAGCAGAGCTTTGGCATATCCTTGCTTATCCTTGTTAGGACTTCTCTGTAGTTGCATCCCCACATCTGACAAAGGAGGTCAAATATACCTCCTCTATCCTTGGTTGCAAAGTCTACAAAATATATCCTTTTTCCATTAGAGGAGTACAGGCCAAATGATGGCCTGTTATCTTTCCTAAGAGGACTGTGTATAACACAAGGAATTTCAGTGACTCCTAGATAGAATGACAGAATATTTTCCTCTGTCGTCTTCTCTAGAATGTCACTTAAAGTAACAGAAGATTCACCTTTACTGACAGACATACTTTTTTTTTGAGAGAGAGTTTACTACTTATTTTCCAAAGTCCCAAGGAGAGGACTCTTCTGCCTTAGGGAAAGGCATATCACTTGAGCTAGAGTTGCTGAGGTCAGTAGCTTCAACGTTATACTCCTTCAAGTCCCCTACAATGAACTCAGTGGTAGAATAAGCACCAGCAGCTTTTCTATCCTGCAAGTCCTTGTCAAGTCTGCTATAGTCAGTGATATTATTCTTCAAGAACATCTGAGTATAGACAGCCTGATACTGCTTATTGTCATCAGTGGTTCTCACACCAAATAGCACTTTAACCTTATTGGTAGGTTGAAGAGCAATGATTTCCCTAAGTTCACTGAAGTCACCTTTGAAGTAATCTTCAACGTGCTCAAGTCTTGCTTCACAATCATCAGGATTATCAACCATAATCCACTTCTCATTGACATACTTCATCACATTGGGAATGTTAAGATATGCCTTAATGAAGTTAGTAAGCTCTTCCTCTCCATGGAAACAAGCTCTATAGTCCTTGTCAATGTTTGCAGGGCCACTAGAATATACAGGAATCTCCTTGTTCTTGTACTGCTCTTTAGTTACCCAAGCAGTCCTACCATACTTGTCAATTACCTGTACCTTACTACCATCTCTGTTGATTCTAGGTTCTTTCCTAATGAAGAAAGCCACCTTGGTAGTAAACCCAATACCACCACACTTCTCAGCATCAGTCTTGACAATGAAGTCAATTCTCACATTAGGAACTTTGTGCTTGTCCTCACCTACTTCAACTTCACTGAGATATTCAGGAGTATTCTCAAGCTGGGTATTATACAGTTTTTCAAGTTCCTCCTTATTAGGATTTACACCAAGTACAAATACGCTTCCAACTCCAATATATCTTTTAACAAAGTTACCTTCACTCGATACATTACCTTTAGAGAATGCCATAAAAGCATACCCTGCTTTTTTATTATTCTTACTCATATTCTTATTATTTTAATTTCCATTTGAAACCTTTACAACTATTATAAATTCCCTTACAACACATACTAATATTAGCAGGAGAGGATTTTACTGCTCTAGCTGCGTCTCTTACTGATTCAAATTCTCTAATAAACTCTCCATTCATAGAGCATTGAATAACAGCTTTTGTTAGCCAAGATACCTTCCTACCTTTAAGTTTCTCAGATAGCCTGAGGTTATAAGTACCATAGTTGCAGTTATACTTATTAGTACACCATTCAAGATTTTCTACTTTATTATTACTTTTATCTTCATCTATATGATTTACCTGCGGAAGATTATTAGGATTAGGTATGAAAGCCTCTGCTACAAGTCTATGAATCTTATAAGACTTTCTACTTTGTTTAGAACCTATAACAACACTTAAATACCCTCTTGAATTTTTCCATTGAAACAATATCTTTTCTGGTATATGGGTTATAAATTCTTTTCCGTTTCTAACTCTTACTATGTCTTTTTCAACAGATTTAATCTTACCAAGATTACTTACTTGATATAACCCCTCATACCCTTTTATATCTTTCCATTCTTCCATACTCATTACTTTTTGTAATTTTCTCTTGTTTTTTAGTAAGGAAGATTGTCAGGGAAAGAAGACTCTGCATTTACCTTAACTTCTACTACAGCTTCAGGAGCCTTCTCAGTATCATCTATTGTATCAGGAGCAACAGCTTCAGGTTCAGGTTCAGGCTCTTCTGCGTGAATCTCATACACATTAGCTTCCTCATTGAATACCACAACACCTTCTTTAGGCTCATACTTAGTTACCTTGATAGGCTTACCATCCTTATCAACCTTACCAGTATCTTCTACTTTCTTGACAACCAAGTCCTCACTAATAAAGCCCCCAGTCAGAGCCTTAATGCCCATTTCATGGCCTTCAATCTCTTCTGTCAGAGCATTATATTCTGCATTAAGTTCATTGATTTTGGCAGCAATCTTGTTCTTCTTTACTACCAAGGGATTAACATTCTGTGCAACCCTTTTTACAGTTGCAAATTGTCTTACACTTAAAATTTTGTTCATGTTTTCTTATTATTAAAAGATTTGTAATAATATTCTTTTACCTTCTGTATTAGGTTTACTAAAGAGCTTATAAACTAAAAACTCTCTTTCAAAGTAAGATAAAGCAGTAGTTATATAAAATGGTAATAAACCAGCTATTCCAGAGATATGATTTATAAAAGTGTTTGTATCTTCCTCAGATTTACCTTTGGCAATACAATACTCTGCTATGAGACTACATGCAGTATTAGTATCTATGGAACCTTCATTTACCTTTCTTGATATTCTTACTACTTCATCTCTACTCATAATATTCTTGCATAGCTTTTACTACTATTCCTAAATCATTAGGAATGAAATCCTCAGTAAACATATCTGCTGGAGATTTTGCAGGAATTTCTACAGAACCATCTAGGCACCTGTGAGTATAGAAGCCATAGATAGGTTGCTTATTCTCATCATATTTTACAGAAGAGAAAAGAAGTATAGGAACTACCTCCATAGGATTATAACTGTTATCAATTAACTTTCCTACAGTAGATGGTTTATATCCTATAACAGTATTATCAGATACTACATCCTCACAGTGCATAATAAGGAAGATATTCAAATCCTCTCTCATATTCTCAGCAGTAGAGATGATACTTTGAAAATGAGCAGCCATGTCAGTGTACTTATTAAAGCCAGTCTGCTTAGCTGTCTTGAAGTACTCCTTTCTCATTATATAAGTACCATCATCTATAACTACATTCTTCACATATCCAGCATTTTTATCAATACCCCCAAGATAGCTGTTTATTTGAGAATAATCGTCTATATTGAATAGATTCTTCTTCTCAGGATTATAAAGAGTCTGACTGCCCTTAAAAGGAAGTCTCTTCTTCAACACATTAAAGACCACTGTGGTCTTAGGGTCAAGTCCTCTAATGGAAGTAGATTTACCACTGCCTGACTTGCCCATAATCAAACATACATTTGCCATGTTTTATTATTATTGAGTTTTACTTAAAAAGAGCTGCGAATTTACTTAATAATCCAGTATTATGCAAGCTCTTATTCTTTTTCTTCATTCCATAACTACAAAATGACTTAGCTGCTACACCTTTTATGTGTTTTAGATAGTCATATACTTTAGATATTTCACCACTGTTGTCTGGCCTTGGGAGTTCTTCAAATTGGCATACTGCACCATCAAAGAATAATGGGCATAGTCCTCCCATCTCACCATCTCTATTCACAATCATTTCAAGAAATCTGATATTATCCTTAAACTTGGATATATCATATCCCTCATACTCTTTTAGTGCAAATCTAAATGGTGAAAACAATCCAAGAACCACATTACTATCTCTTGAAGTGTACTTACTATCTCCTAATCCAGCAACAGAAGGTCTTACCCTGCCAATCTTGAAAGCCTCATTGCCCTCTTGGTCAAATGCTTGTTGTTGAATAATGACAGGAGAATAGTTATACCTGTTTCTGAGATATTTGGCACAATACTCACTTAGCTTATCCATAGATTGCTTGATAGTCATTCCTCTTTCAGTATCTATAAGGTTGATAGTATCTATGATAATCAGTCTGTATTCATTAGGATTATCTTGCTCATACCTGTCAAACACTTGTCTGCTCTGTACTATGCCAAACTCATCCTTATATTGACCAGTCTTAGTATATACTGTGCCATGCTCCTCTGCATAATTCTTACAGTACTTATATATTCCTGTAGGATTTGCAGCTTCTTCAGGGAAGATTACATGCTCCTCAAAATACTTAAGTATGTCTTGGATTTCCTCACTATTGATTATATCCAAGACTTCCTCAGATACTGGAGAGACAGTACTCCTTAACTCTCTTGGGCTAACTCTTATCTTGCCCTTACTGAAGTCAAATAGTAACCAAGATATAAATCTCTGCATAATCCTCTCAGGAGTCTCCTCCAAAGGAAAATACAATATCTTGATGTCAATATCTGCCTTAGTAAAATAGCAGAACATGAGAGGCTTGTAGATGAAAGTGTAGGAAGTGAATTGAGATTTACCACCTTTGGTGAAAGAAGTTATGGTGTAATAGCAACTTTGCTCAATACCAATGAAATCTTCACTGAATCTCTTGAAAGGAGATGGGATGCAATTAAGCTGCCCATCTAGAATTCGTTGTCTCCTTTCTTCAAGATTAGCAATAACTCTTTCTCTTAAATTCATATTATTTTAATTGTGTTACCCAATCTGGATTAGTAGCATTTGCCTCATTTTTATTTTCAATCCAATCTGCCAATTGTGATATTGACAATACTTCTCCGTCTTTATTCTCATCCTTCCAAATGAAGTACTTCAAGAGGCGGAGATAAGTATAATTGCCATTAAAAGAGTCCACATACCTTTGAGTGGCTTCTATAATCTGCTCAGGAGTATATTCTCCATATCTCCTAAAGAAAGATTTGAGCTTTCTGACTATATCAGCTCTATTACATCTGTAGTAGTAGGATGTACCAGCCATCTTACCCTCAGGATATATACTTCTAAGTTTGTCAGCGAGTTCCTTGATGCCATCTTCCTTGGTAGCTATACTCTCTTCACTGTCAGCAATTAGCTCATCAGCCAAGGTTATACCTTTTTCAGTAGCACTATACTTCCTATTCAAAGATTGCATAGTACCATTAGCTTTAGTAATTAGCCCTCTATCCACCAATGACTTGTAAGTATCCTCAGTGGTAGTGCTAATAGCAAGTAAAGCTATGCCCTCACTAAGTAGCAAACCATGCTTTTTGCATGCCACGTCAGTTAGTTTCGTCATAATTTCTATATCTTTATATCATTTACATTCTCTACTACATGAATAAGCTCAGGATTATACTCCTCAGTCATCTTCTCTACTAACTCTTCTTCCCTAGTATTCTTGAAGTAGGGAATAATGATAATAGGAGATTTATGACGAAGAATACGTCCTACTCTTTGCTTGACTACAATCTCTGAACTATTCAGGTTGCAGAATATGCCTATCCTACAATTAGTCAGATTTACACCCTCATTGAGAATGTTACAAGCAGTTATATGCTTAATCTTATTAGAATTAAATATTTCAAGGTTCTTTACAGAAGCCTTATTCTTCGAGGTGATATTGTATTTACCTAACCTCTTTGACTGCTCAATACCACTACAGAAAGTCAAAGTCTTGTAATTCCTGAACTTGTCAAGAAGAGATAGTACAAGAGCTTCCTTCTGTTCAGCACACCACTTTAACCTTTTACCTGCCATTGAAAGCCATAAGTTCTTTATCCTCTTATTTCTTGAATTAAAGTACTTATTCTTGTACCACTCTATAAGTGAAGAGACACTATCATAATAGCCTTTCTGAGTAGTGATTATATCACGACTAAATTTCTTAACCTTGTAAGTATAACTAGTAGTGTCTAAAGTCAAGGGCAATAGATATACCATTGGTTCAGGCAATACCTCATCCTCAACAGCTTCTTTGAGGTCACACTTAATGACCTCAGCCTTATGATTATGAATGAAGTAGTCTCTCATGTCTCTCTTGATAGTGGCAGATAAACCAATAAAAGCTTCATTGATATGGATAGATTCCAATACTTTCAGTCTTGCCTCTGAGAGATGTTGCATCTCATCAGCTACTACTACATCAAAATATGAGTTCTCATAGTTCTTAAAAGACTCATAGCATTCAATGGTAATACAGTCTGAGTTTATACCTCCCCACTTCTCAATCTCATCCTTCCAAGTCTGCTTATGCACAGTCTTAGCTACAAGAATAAGTATAGTGGTAGAGCTTTCATTATTCTTGAATACCCTATCACATATGTGATTAATGAGGTCTATTGCTACTTTGGTCTTACCATATCCAGTGATAAGCTCCAGTATCAGATACTTAGTTTCATCTATTTTAGATAAAGCCAAGTTATTCACTTCTTCTCGTGTCATTCTTGTTTACAACTTTCTTTAGTTTACTAATGTAGTTAAGAAATATACTTCCAACAATATCCCCCACAGCTTTTAATTATACCTTTACAACACATGGTTATATGATTGGCTCGAATATTAAGATGTAAAGAAGCTTCTTTTATAGACCTCCACCCCTTTATTTTATTTCCTTGCCTATCATATTGTGCTATTTTGGTATTTTTGCTATACTGATTGTTATATTGGTTGGTGCACCACTCTAAATTATCTACTCTATTATTTGTCTTATTTTCATCCTTATGATTGACTTGTGGAAGATTATTAGGATTAGGTATGAAAGCTTCTGCTACCAATCTATGAATAGATAATCTCTGAAAGTCTCTATTTCTCCACAAAGTAACCATTAAATATCCTCTATTGGACAGTTTAGAACTTAGTATTTTACTTACATATTTTCTTTCTCTTCCATCTGAGAACCTGATTGTTCTATCTAAAGACTTTACTCTTCCTAAGTTACTTACTTGGTAGATTCCTTCATATCCTTTGATTTCTTTCCATTCTTCTGATTCCATAGCACAATAGCTTTTAATTTTTGAATATATTGGGTGTCTTCTGCATATCCTATTCTTTGCAGGAACTTATAGTAGTTTTCCGGAGGTTTATATCTGCGTTGGATGAAAACCTTATAGGCTATCACAGACTCTGTCCAATGGTCAAATCTATGATACCTGCCCCTACTACTATTATAAAGTCCAAACAGATTATTACTATTCAGACATAAATTGGACTTGAAGTTACCAGTCTCAATAAGAGCTTGTGCATATACTATTTGAGGATGTTGCACCTCATAGTTTATTAATGCTTCCATCAATCCATCTTTTGGAGATTTACTATGAAAGTCTTGCCTATACTCAAAAGAGTCTACTTTCACTTCAGGAGGCTTTTCCTCTTTCTCCTTCCTGCAATCCAAGCATAAGATAAATCCCATTGCCAGCACTGCAATAGAGATAATTATGTTAAATGCTTTCTGTTCCATATACTTTTGAGATTGTTTTCATGCTTTTTTTTTGTTAAACTTATGTTGATTTTTAGTCAGTGAGACTTTAGTCTCCTATTCTATAACAAATGGCGAGGTTTTCCTTTCTTGAAGTTGATTATACCATTACTTAGATAAAATCCACCTCCATATTTTATATCCTCTTTGTTCTTGAACATATTGTAGAACTTCTCCCTAAGATTATATATCTCAGTCCCTTTTCTGCATCTTTGCAAGAACTCAGAGAATACCTTATCTACAGGTCTGAACAAATTTGCCATAAGAAACTTTTCAATATCACCACAAAGATAGGTATATTTATCATCTGCCCAATTATAAGGAAACCAATGAGCATATTTCTCGTCTCCTCTATGGGATATTCTCTTCCTTGGATATTTCTTAGCCCATCTTGACCTTTTACCTTTCTTGCTTCTCTTTAATTCAAATTCCAGCATAGTCAAAATAGTTTTATGTAAACTCTTTTCTTTATATTGTTATCATCATATTTATTATACCACAATAATAATATAAATCCATTATCAGATATTACTAAGTCAAACCTTGATTTATACCTAAGTAGTATCTTTATAATTAGAAAAAATATAATTATTCCTAATACTATTATACCACACATATCTAAGCATTTTAGTTACTAATTAAATAGGTTGCAAAAAGAAAGGAGGACAAAGGCTATGCTTCATCCTCCTCTGTGGTTTCTTAGTCTTCAAACACCTTATAGGTAAATGAAATTCCCCCAAGATGCTCAGTAAGTTTCTGCAAGTGAGATTCAAGTCTCTCCCTATTGCTCTTGGAAGCCCACTTATTCATCTTTTCCCATTCAGGACAGGCAGACTTGTCAATCATGTGAAAATATGCTTCCTTGCATATCTTCACAGATTGACTGGCAGTTCTACACTTTCTAGTCTGATAGTGTATAACCTGCCTGTCTTTCCCATTTGGGTTTTCTACTACTTGAGTATGCTTCTCAAAACCACTCTTTGGCTGTTCTTTCTCAAGAGTTTCAGCCTCCTCTTGGGTAAGCAGAATACTTCCTCGAAGTACAATGCTTACACTTACTTTGATTTCATTCATTGTATATAAAAGAGTTAATCTTTCTCCATGATTGCTTTGAGCATAAGAGAAGCCAGTACATCTTGTGTAGTACTCTCTTCTCTTTCAGCTTTATTGAGCAATTCTTTTGTCATTTTCTTGAGCATGAGTACCTTAAAGCACTCCCTCATAGCCGCCATTTCCTTAACATCTAATAAGATTCCAATTGTTGAAATAATTTCAACAACAGCATGAACATCCTTCCCTTTAAGTTGAGACGCTAAGTTCTCTACAAGTTCAGCATATTTCAATGACTTAGACTCTTTGCCACCTTCGATGACTACTGCAACATCCTCAAAGTCACAATCCCTGAGTTTTCTATCAAGGACATTTTCATTTTTCTTTTCCATTTTGTTTTTTTTTTGTTATTGTATTAATTATATTTTTATACCAAATGGTGTACCATCAGCAAATAAATAGATGTCTAGCATTTCCTTGTAATCATAACTTTCACCTGCCATAGTTACAACAGAACAATCTAAATTCTCTGAATAAAGTACCCCATCAATAATATAATAATAAAAATGGATTCATTTCATGTTGAAAGAATGTCCTAACAAAGTCATGTCTATTTCCTCTTGAAAAGCACAATAAAAGTCACGTAGCTTCTTCTTTATATCCCCACATTGAAGCTGTTGCATTTACTAAGTGGTAATAGCTTACCTATTAGCATCCTTTTCTATACCATTTATAGTCATTATGAAAGAAAAACAGTGGACTGGCAGTATCTCCACTGAGACTCGAACTCAGATATATAGTTTAGAAGACTATTGTTCTATCCTTTGAACTATGGAGACATTAAGCATGACTATCTTCACAGACCATCATGCTGTAGTGACAATAAGTCACCGACTAAAATTCTAACACATTACCTAATAAACACAATCAATTTACCTTATATGAGTAAATACCTTGTTATTATTGTACTCCCAACAGGAATTGAACCTGTATCTACTCTTTAGGAGAGAGTTATTCTATCCATTGAACTATAGGAGCCATATTCAGTATAAATACTGATTGTTAGTTATTTTATTATTATTCAGTATAAATATTAAACCCTTCATAATGAGATAACTCTGCTTTCTTTATTTGTACTTTTTTGCCAAATACATATGTATAATATGTCTCGGTTATTTTTACTTTAGACGACAGAGTAATTACTTCTTTATTATTGTGATTAGTGGTTAATATTCTTTTATGGTATCTCTGTGAGAACTCATAGTTCTCCGAATTACAAATTCTTTCAGTGTTGAATCTTTTTCTCATGATTTTAATCTTCTAAATCCCAAAGGTATGCTTCATATTCACATCTTAACTCATTATATAAGTCTTTAGCTTCTTGTAGGTATTCACCTAAGAATATTGAGACTTGGTATCTATCTTCAATATCACCATTAAAGGTAATGTTAAGCCATTGTTCACAAAAGTGAACACTAGCTTTTTGTCTATCAGTTGTCATACTATTTTTCTTTAATGCTTATACCGAAGTATTTGTAAAGTGTTAGTGTTTCCAACTCATCTTCTGATATTACCTTATAACAGGTATAGCAGAGTATTGGGATGACTATAAGAGATACTATTATATAAGAGAATGGTATTATATCTATTATTAATATAAATAGTATAATTGCAATGATTGTTGTCCACAACAATACTCCTTTTAATATGAGTTTGAATTTGTTCATAGAGAATATGTTTATTTTTAACATCTATTGATACAAGAATTATTGAGTAAAATATTGTTGTTATAATAGTTGTACTCTTTTAGCCATCAGTACAAATAGCTATGTTTTTATGATTCTTATAAGCAAGATGCTATTCTTATACTAAGAGTTTGGCATATTGGGGTATTTCACAATAGTCTATAATAGTGCTATCATATTTAATAGGAGACCATTCTTCATATTGATGTACTCCAATAACCTCATCATCTTCATAGTCTTCTACTATTTGTATTCATGATAAAATACAGTCTCCACACTAGAGCAGACTGAAAGAGCTTTAAATTGTACAATCAATTTAAAGGATGAAATTATCCTAAATGCTCTACTAGATAATAAGTAGAAAAGGACATTTACTTAAACTCTATGTCTAATAAAAGATGCCCCCGAAGGGGCATCTTGCTAGTCTAGTGAGAAGTGGAGCAGAGACTCTCTCTTGCTTTCACAAAGCATGAACAAAGGCTCATCATAGCCAGGAGTCTTTGCCTCTGCGATAAAGAGGCTACCTAACTTCTCATTATCCTTAAGCTCTTCACCTCGTGCCTCTTTAGCCCTAATATCAGCGCTATGCTTATTGATGTAATCAATCTTCTTGCCTAGTTCCTGTGGTACATAGCCTAGGGTCTTTTCTGTTGCAAAGTAGTAATATCCTGGCTTATCAGCTCGTGGATACACATCAAGGTTCTTACTACCTGTCTCAGACAGAAAATCTTCTACACTCATTCTTTTACCAAACTGGCTTTTACTTTTAGTTTCCATAATGCTATTGTTTAATTGTTATGAGGGGGACTATCCCACAACTCAAGGCATGGGGAGGGAGGGAGTGGTGGTTATCAACCACTCCTACAAATATCAAAAATTTTTCAAAAAAAAAAATTAGAAATTTACTATCCATAGTATAAGTAATTTTTTTTTGTACTTGCATAGTCAAAACTATAGTAGTATCTTTGCAGCATGAAAAGGAGAATATTCAACATAAAGGGGAAGAGATTGGTTGAAGGAGATGCCAATCTTACAAACCAAGATGAGATATTGGTCAAGGAGTTACAAGATAATAGAGTAGCTCTATTAGAGAATATAGATGGAAAATTGGTCAATATAGGAGGTCTAGAAGAGGAGAAGGAGAAAAGACCTGAGATAGTTGATACTGTGGTATTGGCAAGACATCATCTACCACGGATGCAATACATTGAAGAGATTAATTTAACTTTTGGCAAGGGAAATATCCTTCAATATAAAAAAGACAATAGCAATAATATTGCTGGTGATTACACTGTTATCATTAGAGATAAGCACGGAACTGCAATAAGGACTCTTTCAGGTTCAGGAAGTTATCTTGAGAAGATTGCTTCTTCATATGGAGCCAATATGGAGAATAAGTGCCTCATCTTGACTCCTTATATTTCTAACGATACACTTAATATAGCTATTGAAGTAGCTAAAGACGGCTACTATGAACTGGAGAATGTACTAGATTCAAATAGAGAAAGGCAGTTAATTCAGATTAGAAATGGGTATTGTGTAACTCCTTTTGGAGGAGGGACCAAGCCAATGAGATTTAAATACCCCTTATCGGATGATACATTAAGGATTCGGGGTACTAGAAAGGATAACGTGTCTCTCCCCTCTGATACTAGAGGCACAGCGACAAAATACTTACATGTACTCTTAAAGAAGAATCCCCTATTCACTTTTGACGAAGTGGCCTGGTTAAGTAAGTTAAGTGATGAGGAACTAAAGAATCACCTAATCAGTGTGAAAGTTTCTAAAACGATGATGCACTGAAAAAACATTTTTTTTATATTATGGGTAAGCCTCTGTGTGGTTGTACTTTAAGAGGCTGCTCCTCATTATAAAATGACATGACTAAAATTTGGCCATGTCATTTTTTTTTCTTATCTTTGCACCGTAGAACCTAAGTGTGATTAGGTTATCCCCCATGAGGATAAAAAGTAGTGGGGCAGAAGTTGGGTAGTATCTATAAATAATAGAGAGGTGTCCCCAATACTACACAAATGATTACTTTATAAGGTAGATTGTCTGAGCACATCACACTGAGAAAAGGCACAGGGAATCAGACTTTAGAGGATTAAAAGCCCGGGTCTACTGAAGTAAGTGATTGATAGGAAAGCTAAAATAGCTATCTTGAAGGCTGTTAAACCCAGCTCTAGGGATAAATTATATTTAATAATGAAGAAGATTAGTAGTTATATTAAGAATTCATTGATGTGGTTATGGCAATTCCCACAGAATCTACTTGCTATTTGTATAGAAGGTATATTATGTGAGGCAGCATATAGAGAAGGTATAGTAGGAGGTAATACTATGATATATAATTATGTGCTACCAACTATGTCCTTAGGTAGCTATATCTTTGTGAATACTATGTCCACAGATACAGCTGTTAAGCACAGTCATGGACATAGTAAACAATCTAGGATTCTAGGTCCTTTATATTTAGTAGTTATAGGCATCCCATCTTTGTTACATCTTATAGTGTATAGCATTTGTGGTATGATGGGATTCAGTTGGAATTACTACAGTTTTTACACTGAGCATATATTAATGGGAGAGTATGATATTAGAAAGGAGTAACTATATTGTTTACAAGCATACTTCTCCAGTTGAGGGATTAAGATGGTACTATGTCTAATAAGAATATAGGTAGACCTAAAACCTAGCAAATTTCTTTTACTCTTATAGACAAATGCAGTGTTTTGCTTGAAAATATTTTAGAAAATATTTGGTAGTTTCAAAAATTATGCTTACCTTTGCACTGCAATTGAGAGGTGGTTTTAGGTGAATATTCATCTTTGTGAGTATCATCTTAACCAGTTGTTTTAAGATGGTACTCTTTTTATTGTTCTCTGGTGTAATGGTAACACATCAGTTTTTGGAGCTGAGTTTATAGGTTCGAGTCCTATGAGAACAACAATGCCCCCTTAGTATAATGGATAATGCAAGGGTCTTCTAAGCCTTTAATGGGGGTTCAATTCCCTCAGGGGGTACTAAGAAATGGGGATGTAGACTATAGGTTAGGTCATAGCCCTCTCAAGGCTAAGGATAAGGTTCAAGTCCTTACTTCCCTACTAAATGGAGTCATCTACTAAAAGGTCAGGTAACTGCTCTTTCAAGGCAGAAATCTGGGTTCAATTCCCAGTGGCTCTACTATATAGACTATGTAGTGTAATGGTTTGCATATCACACTGTCAATGTGAAGGTCAGGGTTCAATTCCCTCATAGTCTGCTACCCAACTTAAAAGTCCTATCCTACAGTGGTAGGTAGGCAATGGAGAGTAAACTATCAAGGTGATAGTCCTATCTGCTAAATAGTGAGTACCCTATAAGGTATTTGTTTCGAGTACAATGCTCTCCGCAATATGTCCTAATTGCCATTCATTAACTGAGAATTATGGAAGTAGAAATAAAAATTCTAAGAGGATAAGATGATAAATGGGGAATTAAGCTAACTGGCTAAACTGATAGCTTTGCAAGCTATATTAGAGGGTTCAAGTCCCTCATTCTCCACACATGTTTCATGTTTTCATAATGTTGAGCTTTTGCTTGAACCCTCTTTTTAAGCAGTTAGAGGTTAAAGAAACTGCTTCAGCTCATCTATAATTAGAAAGAGTTTCGAGACCCGATTGCCTTTGATGCATCTCGGGTCTTGCGTTAGGGATATAGTTCAATGGTTAGAGCACTTCCCTGATACGGAAGGAGTTATAGGTTCAAGTCCTATTATCCCTACATATTCTGATGTATTTCAATGGCAGAAAGCTGCTCTCATAAGGCAGTAGTTAGTAGTTCGAGTCTACTCATCAGAACTGTGTCTGTAGCTTAATGGTAGAGCTTTGGATTGTGGCTCCAAATTGTGTGGGTTCAACTCCCATCAGACACCCCAACATACTGGCATATCCCCTGACTCTTATACAGTCTAGAAAGGGTAATTGGTCACATGGGGGTTCAAGTCCCTCTGCCAGTACTACCTTGGAGTACCTGAGTGGTTTAAGGGCACAGACTGCAAATCTGATGATTCGTGGGTTCAAATCCCACCTCCAAGTCTTAAGTTATGTGTTACATAGATAAACTTATAAAGAATAATACAGGAGTTAGTTCAAAGAACTTCTTCCTTGTAGCAGTTACAGTAATAGGTTTGATACTGCTATTAGTACCAGCAGTACTACTTATAGTAGAGGTGATATATAACCATACTATAGCAACAGACTTAAATGGTCTAGCTGCATATATAGGTGCTGTTGCTGCTGTATTTACATCCGCTGGCATAACAAAAGCATGGTCTGAGAAATATGAAAGAAAAGATAGTAATACTATTAAACAAAATCCTCCCAAAATGGTTGAAGGAGAGTAATAGGACAAAGCATCTTTTATATGCTATTCCTATAGGATTTTTATTTACAATACTTTGTGTACTTGGTGTTGCTTCTGGCATGGAGTTTAAGGACAAGGCTTATGGTGGTAAATGGGATTGGCTTGATTGGTTAGCCACCATGATAGGTGGCATTATTGGCCAAGCACTTACTATAGGATATTATTTCCTTTTACAATTCCTATATAGGATGTAGTGACAATAAGAGGTATGCAGGGAGAATTAGCTAGAATAGCTAACTAGCTAAAGTAGAAGGACCTCTATAAAAGACCCTGCTTCATTTCCCCAAAGCATTGATGGTGGATGCTCTTGACTTTTAATCATGAGAGCTAGGTTCAACTCCTAGTGGGGAAACTAATTATTAATCCCTTAAATTAAGTGATATGAAAAAGGTTATTTCATTTCTTAAAAGAAGGGTAAGTCAGGCTTTTTCAAATATAACTTACTTGCCCTCAGGTATGTTACCTCCTAGGTAACTACCTTTGCTGACTTGGGGAAATAATTTATTAAGAGTACTACTTTATGTATAAGGGAGTCTTGGTGTAGGTGGTTGTTTGCACGAGGGTCTGAAAAACCCTAGGCTTAAGTTCAATTCTTGAAGGCTCCACTTCTATAGTATAATAATGTCCAAGTAGGCAAATAGGTAAAGCCGCTACACTTAGAATGTAGTGATATTAGTTTGTGGGTTCGACTCCCACCTTGGATACATGGATAGGAAAAGATATATAGTAGAAGAAAATTTAACTCTTATAAAAGAATGGGAGAATAAAGGTATTCCTATGATGGAGGTAGCAAGAAATCTTAGTATTAAGTATGATACTTTGAAGAAGTATCTAAAGATATTAGGAATATCCTATAAAACAAATCCTCATAGAAAGGGACTTAGGCATCAAGAATCTAGGAAAACTATTCAGAGTATATTAAACGGAAATAGTTCAAATGCAAAGAAGAGAAGAAGACTTATAGAAGAAGGTATAAAAGAGGAAAAGTGTGAATGTTGTGGATTATCTGAATGGATGGGAAAACCCATTCCATTAGAACTTCATCATAAAGACTTTAATCATTATAATAATTCCTTAAATAATCTTCAAATCCTATGTTCTAACTGTCATATGCAGGCTCATAATTATTGCAATAAAAAATAAGAGTTCGAGTCTCTTAGGGGGTACTAAAAAATAATTGGAAAATAGTTAAGAAAATGTTTGGTAGTTACAAATATTTTACTTAACTTTGCAACATCAAAACAAAAGAAAAGGTATGTTTGAAGATAGCTTGTTTACACCAATGGAAGAGGAAAGGGAGAATAATTCTCCTACAGGAAGTCAATTCTTCATAAGTTTCCTCAATCAACTTGAGGGGTGGAAAACTAAGTGTAAAAACCTCCATTGGGCAGCACCTAAGAAGAATATTCATGTGTATCTTGATGAGTTTCTTGTTATACTATCAGATTATCAGGATGGGCTTGCAGAGGGTTATATGGGAATACTTGGGCAGATGCAACCTAATGTTATTAAAGGTACTGCAAGTAATACACTAAATGCTATAGACTTCATTGAAGAAGTTAAAGTAGGTACATTATCTTTTTATGACAAGATTCCTCAAGAGATTATATATAAAGGCATCACTTCAGAATGTGAGACATTTATACAGAATATCAACAAGTATAGATACTTGTTTGGTCTGTGTGATGTAAGACCTTATTAAAACGAAGGCTTCATGGGGGAATAGGTAGACCCGACAGACTTAAACTCTGTTTTCCAGTAATGGAAGTGTGGGTTCAAGTCCCACTGAAGCTACAATGCCTCTTTAGTATAAAGGTTTATTATTTCTGTTTTGTACTCAGAAGATGTGGGTTCAATTCCTACAAGAGGCTCAAAATGCAGGTATAGTATAAAGGTTAATATAAGAGACTTCCACTCTTTTGATGTGGGTTCGATTCCCACTATCTGCTCTAATATACATCGCGGAGAGAATTGGTATTCAAGTTGGTCTCATAAGCCAACCTCCGTGGATTCGATTTCCACCTCCGCAACTAATTCAAGTAATATGGAAGAAATTGAAAGAGTAAAAAAGACTAGGACTAAGACTCCAGGAATTATGACTGCTCTTACTGCTACAACTATTAGAGGTATTGTTAATAGTGCTAATGAGGTTGGCATAAAAAGAGAAGATATAGTATCCCTCTTAAAAGAGAATGGACAATTTGTTCTAGTTTATTTCAAGTAAACATTATGGATATGGAAGAGCAGAAGTTAGTAGAAAGACCCTTGATGAGTGAAGGGGAGTTCAAGGATTACATGAAGAAGAATAGAGTAGATATTGTGGGAGATTTCTATGAAAGAGGTATTCTTCACCTGAGAACTTATGAAGCAGTAAGCAGGTTTAAGTCTGTGAGAAGAGCAATCAGAAGAGGCCATATCTCCCTTGATGGAGTTATTTATCCTAAGAGACCTTTCAATAATGTTAAGCATAAGAAAGGTAGTCTAAACGATGAGAAGAAGAGAATATATGAGCAACTTAAGCACAGACATAGGAAAACCGCATAATGATTACAATAATGAGCCAGTATTTTACTGCAAGCATTGTTTATCATTGAATGTAAGGCATGTCCTAGACATGAAAGACTCAGAATATTGTGATAATTGTGGGTCTACTGATATAGCGGAATGCTCCATAGAGGAATGGGAGAGCCTCTATAGGAATAAATTTGGTCATAATCACTTAGACAGATATTAAAAATGGAAGAGCAAAAGGAGAAAGTTGTGGAAATGAAGCCACAGGTGCAGAGACCTGAAAAGATGTCTTATGACCAGCTTGAGAGTGTTGCCCATCAGCTTAGTGAACAAAACAGACAGATGTTTGCAAAGTTGCAAGAGCTGAATATGGCTAACATGTTCAAGAGACTTGATTACTTGTTCAAGGTAATAGAGAATGGTCATATGTTTAAACAAGACTTCCTTGAAAAGTGTATTGCTGAGATTGAAAGTTTAATAACAATTCCAAAGCAAGAAGAGGAGTCAGAGGTTGAAGATAAGGAGTAAGTACTATTATGAAGAAGGCTAACAACATCGTTAGGATACCCACTTCATTAAATGGTAAGTTCTTTAGATATTGGTTTGAATTTCTACAGCCTTTTCATAATCTAACAAATAGAGAGATTGACGTAATTACTGCTTTTGTAAAGCAAAGATACCAGCTCAGTAAAGTTATTAAGGATGACAATATCCTTGATAAGGTTATCATGAGTGAGGACACAAAAAAGAAAGTAAGGGAAGAGTGTAATATCACTCTCCCACACTTTCAAGTAATTATGGGCAAGCTAAGGAAGAATAAGGTTATTGTTGATGGTAAGATAAATCCTAGATTTATACCTAACATTGATGAGGAAACTGGTTACTTCCAGCTATTGTTACTTTTTGAATTGAAATGAGTTATCCTGATATAGTAGGTAAGGTATCTAGAGAGTTGAATTTACCAAAAGAAGTGGTAGATAAGGCATATAAGGCATATTGGTTATTTATAAAAAACCATATACAATCCTTACCATTAAAGGAGAATCTTAATGAAGAGGATTTTGCTAAGTTAAGGACCAATTTTAACATCCCCTCATTAGGCAAATTAAATTGCACTTATGATAGGATGTTGGGCATGAAAAAGAGATATAAGTTAATCAAGCAAATTAGGGAGAAGAATGCTTAAAGTTAGAAAAATACGTCCAATGTTTACCTCGCTTATCACTACAATGGATAAGTATGAGAAGGATGTAAAGATTGGTGGTCTTATAGATACTACCAGACAGCAAGGAGGTCTTAAAGAATATCAGAAAGTACTTGCAGTAGGTAGTTCTGTAAGAGATATTAAAGTAGGTGATGTAGTATGTGTTAATCCTGCAAGATTTGCAGTGAGGAAGCACCAAGCAGGCTCATTGAAAGATGGAGTTGTGACAGATAATCCTGTTACTACTTATAACTTTGACGTGGTAGAGATGGATGGAAAGCAGTGCCTATTGCTTCAAGATAGGGATGTTGACTTTATTATTGAAGAGTGGGAAGATGTTCCTGACCCAGCTCCTTCACCTCTCATTAAGCCAGCAGAAAAGAAATTAATTGTATAACTCAAAAGAGTAATCAGGAATATCTGATTACTCTTTTTTTTACCAAATTTATGCTTAAGCTGTTTAGATACGAAGGATATAAAATAGTCATATCAGAAGAAGCCTTTGCTTTGAAGCCTTTTAGACAGATATGGCAAAGAGACAGGACTGTTAATAAGGATAAAGCTATAATGGAATTAGGGTTCATTTATTTTTTCTGCGACCCTAGAAGTGATTACCAATATCTTGTAGATGAAAAGGAGAGAATGGAAGCTATTAAAGAGGGAGAAGGATTGCCTCCTAAATGGCAGCCTGACAGAATAGTCACAGAGGCTATGGATTTCTATATGTCATTCAAGCCTATATCTGCTTTACTCCTTGAAGACACGAGATTTATGGTTGATAAATATAGAAAGAGATTAAAGGCTCAAGAGTTTGATGACCTAGAGATTAAGGACTTGAAGGAAGTAGGCGCTCTTATAAAGCAAATACCTCCTCTTGTAAAGGATTTAGATGAAGCTGAAAAAGCACTTAACTCTGAAATGAAGAGTTCAGGTAAGATGAGAGGTTCTGGAGAAAAATCATTAATGGATGACTCATTAGATATATAAAATATGAAGAAATATATAGTATATAGACACTCTTCTAAGACTACTGGAAAAGTTTACATAGGAATTACCTGTCAGAACCCCATTAAAAGATGGGGAGCTGGAAACAATTATAAAGGATGCCTTCATTTCTATTCGGCTATTTTGAAGTATGGTTGGGATGATTTTGAGCACACAATACTGCATGAGCACCTTTCAAAAAGTAAAGCTATTGAAATTGAGAAATCTCTAATAGCATATTATAAGGCTTTGAGTAAATCATATAATATAACTGAGGGAGGGGATGGAGTAATAAAGAGTACTAAAGTATCTAATGATACAAGGAATAAAATGTCTAAAGCTCATAAAGGATTCAGACACTCAGAAGATACTAAGAGGAGAATATCCGAGCATAGGAAAGGAATAAAATATTCTGAACATACTTTAAGTAAAATGTCCAAATCTCATTTAGGGAAACATTTATCAGAACAGGCTAAAAGTAAAATATCTAAGTCTGTTATACAGATGGACTTAGATGGAAATGTAATAGCAAAGTGGAAGTCTATAGCTGAAGTTTGCAGAACTTTTGGATACACAAGAAGTAAAATATCAGAATGTTGCCATAATAGAAGGATTTTAAGGGGAAAAGTAATAGGCAAGCCTACTGCTTATGGGTACAAATGGAAATTTGAAGATGATTTAACATTATGATTGGGACACATGATAGCTATACATTCTTGCCAGCTAGGAAGAAGTTATTTGAATGGTTCTCTTTCCTATGGAGAACTCAAGTAAAGAGTATAGCACAGCAGAAAGAAATAGGAGTAACCTACTTTGATGTAAGAGTAAGAAGAGATGGAGATGTATGGAGAGTATGTCATGGGTTGGTAGATTTTGACCTTACATTTAAGAGTATAGGAGAGATAGTTAATATATTCTCAGTATATAAAGTTAGGATTATACTTGAAAGAGAAGGTAGTGAAGACCTATTCAGAGAAGAGGTATTGAAGAGTGCTCCATGCCTAGCTCTTTCTTTTGCTTGTATAAAGAATGGGTGGAAGGTCATACTTGATAGAGACCCACATATATTTGATTATACCTATACTCCTTGGTTATCAGGAGTATCTTTTTGGGACAATATCAAGAGGTTTAATTTCTTCTCTACCATTAAGAGATGGGCAAAGAAGCATAATCCTATTATCAATGATATACTAAAGAAGGATAGTACCAACATTTATTTCATGGATTACGTATGAGAGCTGAAGATATAGTAGAAGGACTTAATAGGCATATTGAAGATAGGAGAAGTGAGAGAGATATCCCATCTAAAGGGCACTTAGTATTGCAAAGAGTAGTAGAACCTCATCCTACTTTCAAAGTCTACAAAACATATAAGGCTATCCTATGGTTTGTCAAAGGAAAGAATAGGTATATAGTTATTTCACTTAGCCATTCTGCTAAAGTACTAGAAGGGCAAGAGGAGTCTATGCAACAGTATATAAATACTGAATTATGTCATCTTATATTTAATTGGATAGACTCTAGTTTCTATGAAGAAGTAATAAAGGGAGAATATAATGGAGTTTCAGAAGATACCCATGAATGAATATCAGACTGAGCTGACTGAGGAATTGGTTAATAGCCTTCCTCAGGAAGTTCAAGACCAGTTATTTGATATTATAAATAATGTAGAGTTTGTCAAGAGATTGATAAGCCCTACAAGAGAGCATGCTAAGGATAGACCAAGAGATGATAGAGGTAGAATCATTGTGGACTTAGCTAATCCCCACATACTTGAGAATATGGACTATTTCAGACCATCTGCCCTACATTATGAGAAATATGGTACATTTACTAACCTTAGACCTAATGCCAATCCTAATAGTGAATATGGCAAGTGGATAAGAGAGGAGAGAAGAAGAATCTGGGAAGGCTATGTGAGGGAAAGTGATGGGGAATGGGTTACAGGATATATGTACTGGTTTCTTAATTACTCTCCTATGATGCTCTCTAAGATTAGAGAGTATAAGGATAAGAATGGTAAAAAGAGAAAGTCCAAAAGAGCTGATAGAATAGAAGCACTTCCTGAATGTTGGGAAGGCATCTACTGGAGATTCCATTGTCTAGACCAAGCATCTAATGGAGGTCTATATAATAACTTTGATGGTGGGCAACACATGGCAGAACTTGCCTCCAGAGGTAAAGGTAAGTCATATAGTCTTGCTTCTATTCTTAACCATATCTTTGTAGTAGGTGAAAATGAGGAAGCACATGAGAAGGTAAAGGGCATAGTAACTGCTTACCAAAAGGAGTATCTCACCAAAGATGGTGTCCTTAATAAGTTTGTAGATATGGCTAACTTTTGTGCAACTAATACTCAGTTTCCAAGAAAGAGATTAAAGAACTCTTTGCAGGAAATGACATGGATAATGGGGTATAAGGATGTAGAGTTGGACATTGAAAGGGGTACTCAGAATACAGTACTTGGTGTATCATCTAAGGATGATGAATCTAAGTTAAGAGGTAAGAGAGCTGCCAAAATCCTTATTGAAGAGTTTGGTACATTTCCAAGACTTGTAGACCTATATAATGTATTGCTGCCTTCAGTACAGGAAGGTGATATTGTCTTTGGTCAAATCTATATGTTGGGTACTGCTGGTGATAATGAATCAGACTTTGCTGGTGCTCAGGAAATTATGTATAACCCAAAGGGTTATAACATGTATGCCATACCTAATGTATATGATAAATTTAATCAAGGTAAACCTTACTTTGTTTTCTTTTTCCCTGGCTATGTAAATAGAAAAGGATGCTATAATGAGAATGGTGTATCTGATGTAATCAAAGCTCTTATTGAGATTCTTATGAATAGATATAGGGTAAAGTATAACTCTACTGACCCTAATACTATCATTAAGACTATTGCTGAAGTCCCTATTACCCCTGCTGAGGCTATTGTCAAAACAGGTGTAAATATGTTCCCTGTAGCTGACCTTACAGAAAGATTAGGTCAATTAGATGCTAATCCTACAGAGTATGATGATGTCTATGTTGGAGATTTAGTATTTAACAAAGAAGGTCAGGTAGAATATAAGCCTACCTCTGCCATGCCTATTAGGGACTTTCCACATAAGGATAATAAGATTGAGGGAGCTATAGAACTCTATCAGATGCCTGAAATAGATAAAAATACAGGCAAACCATTTAATGATAGATATATATTAGGAGCTGACCCTTATGATGATGATGAGTCAAATACTATGTCTTTGGGTTCAATTTTTGTATTAGACTTATGGACAGATAGGATAGTGGCTGAATACACTGGAAGACCTCTCTATGCAGATGACTATTATGAGATTTGTAGAAAGCTGTGCTTATTTTACAATGGCAGGCTAAACTATGAGTATAACAAGAAAGGTCTATTTTCTCACTTCTCTACAAGAAATAGTTTATACCTACTTACTGATGTATTAGATTTCTTGAAAGAAAAGCAAATGATGAAGGAAGGTTATGGCAATAAATCAAAGGGTACTAATGCCTCTCCTGCTATCAATGCCTATGCAAGAAGCAGATTGAGAAGCTGGCTATTATCTCCAGTTCCTATTATGCAGACTATTGACGGGGAGGAGAAAGAAGTATTAGTACCTAGGCTATTTACTGTGAGGAATAGAGCATTACTTAAAGAGCTTATCAATTATAACTCTGAAGGTAACTTTGATAGAATATCTGCTATGGGTATGTTGATGCTTCTAAGAGAAGATAGAATGATAAGGTATCAAGGAGATGTTAGCAAAGAGAAGCAAGAAAAAGCTAATAGTAGCTATGATGGGAATGACCCATTCTTCAAGAGAAACTATGATTCTAGATTCAGGCAGTAAATTTAGTAAAAATAGGACGTATTGCTTAGTAAATCATTTATAGTCTTGTGCAGATTAACTATTTTAGTTACCTTTGCACAACAAATATATTGAAGTATGGAAGATAAGACATACATAGTATATCTACATGTAAATCCTAAGAATAAGAAAGTATATGTTGGTATTACAAATCAGAATGTATATAAGAGATGGAAAAATGGGCATGGATATACTAAGTGCAAAAAGTTTTATAATGCCATACTAAAATATGGTTGGAACAACTTTAAGCATATAGTACTTTGTAAAACTTGTAAGGATAATGCTTTATTCTTGGAGAAGACTTTGGTTAAATACTATAAGAGTAGAAACTTGAGTTACAATATTACTGATGGTGGAGAAGATAGCATACCAAGTATGCTTGGCAAACATCATACTAGTGAAGCCAAGGAGAAAATAAGTAAGGCTGGGAAGAGACCATGTTCTGTAGAGAAAAAGACGAAAATATCTATAGCTAATAGTGGTGCCAGTAATGGCATGTTTGGTAAAACTATGCCAATTAATACTAAGGTGGCTATCATAGCAGCTATAAGCAAACCTGTACTTCAATTGGATTTGGATAATAATATTATTAATAGATTTTCCTCTGCTTCAGAGGCAGAGAGACAATTAAATGGTAAAGGTAGCCATGTAAGTTGTTGCTGTCTCGGAAAGAGGAAAACTGCTTATGGATATAAATGGAAATATGAGTAATTTTATAAATTTACCTCCTCAGCAGTTACCCTTTTCAAAAAAGAATAAAAAGTGGAGAGCTGCTCATTTGGATTGGGCAGACAGTAAGACCTTCTTCAATTATAGTTTAGTCAGAAAATCTGTAATCCATAAGAAAATAAACTATGACTTACTCAATGGTAAACTCCACATGAGTGACCTTGAGATGATACTGAATCCTGATAATCTACAAGCAGGATTTATTCCTGATAGGATACAGCACTATCCAATCATCAATAGCAAGTTAAGAGTGTTAAGTGGTGAGGAAAGTAAAAGAGTATTTGACTTTAAGGTTGTAGTAACCAATCCTAATGCTATTACAGAGATTGAGAACAATAAGAAGCAAGAACTACTGCAAAGATTACAGGAATGGGTATCAAATACTGCCCAATCTGAAGAAGAGGCAAACCAAGAGCTTGAAAGAATAAATGACTATTATACCTATGAGTGGCAAGATATGAGGGAGATTAGGGCTAATGCCCTTCTTAATCATTACATTAAGGAGTATAATATCCCTCTTATGTTTAACCAAGGGTTCATGGATGCTATGGCAGTTGGTGAAGAAATCTACCAATGTGACATAGTTGGCGGAGAACCTATCATTAAGAAACTCAATCCACTCAAGGTAAGAATATTTAAAGGAGGTTACAGCAATAGAATAGAAGATGCTGACATGATAGTCCTTGAGGACTATTGGTCTCCTGCACAAGTAATTGATACTTTCTATGATGTATTGACAAAGAAAGACATGGAGTATATAGAAAAGATGCCTGACCATGTAGGACAGGCTGCTGTAGACTCAATGGACAACATTGATGAAAGATATGGCTTTGTCAATAATCATATGATAGGTGATGAGATAAGTACTGAGAGCTTCTTTTGGGACCCTATGGGTGCTTATGATGGAGTAAATAACTCTCTCTTACCTTATGATATGGCTGGAAACTTGAGAGTACTTAGAGTATATTGGAAATCAAGAAGAAGGATTAAGAAAGTAAGAAGCTATGACCCTCAGACTGGAGAAGAAGTATTTAACTTCTACCCAGAAACTTATGTTATAGATAAGGATGCTGGAGAGGAAGAGCAGATATTCTACATTAATGAGGCATGGGAGGGAACTAAAATAGGTACTGACATTTATGTCAATATGAGACCAAGGATAGTTCAGTATAATAGGCTGAGTAATCCTTCAAGGTGTCACTTTGGGATAGTTGGCTCTATCTATAACCTTAATGATACTAGACCTTTCAGCTTAGTAGATATGATGAAGCCATACAATTATCTGTATGATGCTATACATGATAGACTGAATAAGTTGATAGCTAGGAACTGGGGGTCATTGGTTAGACTTGACTTTGCCAAGAAACCTAAAGGATGGGATGTAGAAAAGTGGCTATACTATGCAAAGACAATGGGCATTGCAGTTGAAGATAGCTTCAAGGAAGGTGATATAGGTGCTGCTACAGGTAAACTTGCTGGGGCATTGAATAATGCTTCTACAGGAGTTATTGCAGCTTCTGATGGAAATCAGATACAGCAGTATATCAATCTCCTTGAATTTATCAAGATGGAGATGGCTGAAGTTGCTGGCATTACCAAGCAAAGAGAAGGCCAAGTAAGTAATAGGGAGACTGTAGGTGGTGTAGAAAGAGCTACATTACAATCTTCTCATATTACCGAGTGGCTATTTGTAGTTCATGAGGATGTAAAGAAGAGAGCATTAGAGTGCTTCTTAGAGACAGCAAAGATTGCACTAAGAGGCAGAAGTAAGAAATTCTCCTATATATTATCTGATAACTCTCAGAGAATAGTGGATATAGATGGAGATGAGTTTGCAGAAGCTGACTATGGCCTTGTGGTAGACAACAGCAATGGTATGCAAGAGCTTAATCAGAAACTTGATACCTTAGCACAGGCAGCTCTACAGAATCAAACATTGTCCTTCTCTACTATTATGAAGCTGTTTAGTTCATCTTCACTTGCTGAGAAGCAGAGACTTGTTGAAAAGGATGAGAGAAATATCCAAGAGAGACAAGCCCAAGCTCAACAGCAGCAAGCTCAAATACAGCAGCAAGAAATTGAGCAAAAAGCACAATTGGAGCAAGCTAAGATGCAGCAAGAAGATGCTCTTAACCAAAGAGATAATGAAACTAAGATTCTCATTGCCCAAATCAATGCTAGCAGCGAAGGTGAAGAAGATGGTGTCATAGAGCCTGAATTTAGTGAAGAAGCTAGAGCAAATCTCCTAGAGAAAATGAGACAATTTGATGAAAGACTCAAATTGGACAGAGAGAAGCTGGCATTTGATAAAGACAAGCATAGAGAAGATAACCAGCTTAAAGACAAGATTAGTCTAAGGCAGGCTAAGAACAGGTCTAATAGCTCAAATAGTACAAAATGAAAATAATTAGAGACATAGTCTGGTCAAGTAATGAGCCTTTAGATAAGAATGTCTTATGGCTAAATAATGGCCTGATTAAGTACAATATAGATTAACAATGAAAACAATATAAGTTATGAGAAATGTAACTATTGTGGAAAGCAATGTTGAACCTAATAAGGAACATCTTTGGTTTTATAATGGGAAGCTAAAGTGGTTTGGGCCTAATGGCTGGGAAGAGATATATTCCCAAGCCTCATCACCAACTACTACTCCTAAGCCTGTAGTACCTCCTACAACTACTACATCTACTACATCTACTACATCTACTCCAGAACCTGTGACAGGTAGCATCAGATTTACAAATAAGACTGATGTATATATTCAATTTACTGATATTTATTATGGTACTGAAAATGCAACATCATCTCCTCCTATTCAGCCAGAACAAACTTGCGTCTTAGGATATTTTAGTGATCCTGCTTCAGTATCAGAAGCACATCTAATATCATTTAATTCCTTAAAGATTACTGCTATTAGGAACGGTGTAATAGTACAGGAATATGTACCCTATGAAATTATTGCACATGATGTAGGTCATAGCCATTATGACTTTTCATTTAAGGGATTGTTAGATAATGGAGTTACTGATGTATACATATATGATGATTTATCCACTACAACTACATCTACTCCAATTCCTAGCACTACAACAACTACTTCTTCAACCCCGAAACCTGAGGGACCTAAAATAGCAACACCATTTGGAGTAAGAATATATAATAATCTAGCTGATAAGGTAGATATTACTGCTACCGCAGCAGAAGTTGTTAACAAAAGTATAGAGCCTAATGGGGCTACAACCTTTCAAATTTTACCTGTCAGTACAGGAGGAACTTTTTCATTACATGTAAAGTCAGAAAACTTACATGATACTGTAAGTACCATTAAAGTGTACGCGCATGGCAGAGTAGGAGATTATAATGTGGGGTATAATGATGCAATTGTTAATGGGGGAGTATTCACTTTCTCCTATGATGAAAATGCCGCATTATCTTCTATTGACATGAACATAGAACTCTCTAAATATGTAGAAGAGGTCACTACAACTACAACAGTAACACCGAATGTTGGATAAAATACTTAAATGGATATTCATAGGGATAGGGGCTATGTTAATTGCCTCTATCTCTATACTAATCCATAATAACAGAGAGTTAAAAAAGGACTTATCAACTGCTACTGCTAATATAAAGGCATATTCTGATGAAAACTCATCATTGAAGAATGATGCTAGAGTATTTCAACTGACAGTAGAGCAGCTCAGTTACTATAATGACTCCATCCTACAGAAGATGAATGGGGTTAGGAAGGAGCTAGAGATAAAGGATAAGAACCTAAAAGCTATGCAATATATGCTCTCTGAAGCATCAAAGACTGATACAATTGAGTTCAGAGATACTATATTCAGAGAGCCTACATTGCATATAGACACCTTACTTGGGGATAAATGGTATCAAATAGGGCTTGAACTTAAATATCCTAGCACAATTGTTACCACTCCCAAGTTTATTAGTGAGAAATATGTAATAGTAGATTATAAGAAAGAAACTATAAATCCCCCAAAGAAATGTTGGTTATTTAGACTATTTCAAAAGAAGCATAAAGTGGTTAGAGTAGAAGTTGTGGAGAAGAACCCCTATATTGAGAACAAGCAACATAGATTCATAGAAATTGTAAAATAAGCATGATTGACTTAGGAATACTAATCACTGGGTGCATTGGACTTATTACCACTATAGTTAGTGGCTGGACATCATGGTTCTTTGCAAGAAAGAAATATGATAGTGAGGTTGATAGCAATCTCATAAGCAACATGAAAGAATCATTGAACTTTTATGAGAAGCTGTCATCAGATAATAGAGAAAGGCTGGAAGAGGTACTAAAGAGAAATTCAGGATTAGAACAAGAAGTAGGAGAATTTAGAAAACAAATGTTTCATCTTATGAGTTCTATATGTACAGACCTTACCTGCCAATTGAGAAAGAGAAACTTAAACCTTTTTAATGAGCATGGAATTAGTAGTGGACAGAAAATGGAAGAAGCAGGGCTACACCATAAGTAATCTTACTATAGATGGCAAGTGGTTCTGCAATATACTCGAAGACACAGACAGAGGGTTAGATGATTCTATGTCAATAGCAGAGATTAGGAAACTGAAAAAGCCTTCAATTACTGCTATTCCAAGAGGTACTTATGAAGTTACATTAGATGTTATTTCTCCTAGATTCTGTACTAAACCCTTCTATAAGCAAGTATGCAATAGTAAACTACCTAGACTACTTAATGTAAAAGGCTTTGAAGGCATTCTCATCCATGCTGGTAACACTGATAAAGACTCAGCAGGATGTCTATTAGTAGGATTAAATACAGTCAAGGGGAAAGTAACAAGTAGTCAAGACACTTTTACAAAGCTGTATAAGGCCCTTAAAGAGGGTAGAGATAGAGGTGAAAAGATAACCATTAAAATTTTATAGTTATGGTAAAGAAATGTGGATGTAAAGGTAAGGGAAAGGGTAAGAAGAGTAAGTAACATTTAAATGTAATTATTATGGCAAGAAGAACAGGCAGAGCAAAGCCTATGACTCCTAAAGCAGGAGTTACTAAGACCCATAGGAGATATAGTTGTGGAGGCAAGCTTAAAAAGTAAAGTATTATATAAGACAGGATTGATACTACTCAAGATGATACCAATGTTGTTGGCATTATGCTGTCTATGTAATTCAATCCTGTCTTATTTTAATTTGGATGTTTGTGTGTTAAGCTATATAGGAGGGATTTCTGTAATTCCATTAGTATTTCTATATTTGGCTTCATATATGTTTAGATTCTGCGAATATCATAGAATGTTCTTACATTATATAGTAATAACTTGGATGATTAATATTTATGATTATTACTATATACTGCCTCTAAGTAATCTGAACTACTTATGTTTGCAAATGATAATAGCAGGCATTTCATTATTCATAATACTTTATTTATATGTTAAAAGTCATAAGAAATCTACTATTAAAGATAGTAGATGATATTGATGCAGGAAACTTTAATATAACTGAAGGTGAAGCTATGGGGATAGTAGATAGCTTAAAGAGGTTTACTGATAAGGAGAAGAGATTGAGTAAGTATGCAGCTTGTGAATATTTGAATGTAAGTAGAGCAACCTTTGACAACTATGTTAGGGAAGGTAAATTACCTAGAGGTAAACACGAAGCAGGTTTCAAAGAATTATCATGGGATAAGAAAACTCTTGATGAGTTTATAAGAAGGAATAAAATAAGAAATTAGAAAGTATGATAACCCAAAAGAAAATAACAATCCCTATATTCAACTATAAGCTGACAATAGTTATATTTGATAAGTGGAAGGAATGTGATAAGTTTTTGCCTGCTGATGAAATGGAAATAGAGGCAAATGCAATCACTATACATAATTATGGTGCATCTCTTGTAGCTGTAAATGCCAAGAGAGGAAGCAGTATTGCCCATGAGTCAGAGCATATCAAGAATGCCATATGGAGATATATAGGATATGAACCACAAAGGGATAATGATGAAGTTGATGCTTATCTCCTTACTTACATATATAACAAGATAACAGATGTTTTCTATAAACATGATAAAGCAGCCAAGTAGGGCTGCTTTTTTTTGAATCAGCAATATAATGCTAAATAAAAGCCCTGTAACTCATAGAGTTATGGGGCTAATTAGTAATGATAGGTATTCTGAAATTAGTTGTATATCTTTGCACCTGTAAACGTTTACAAAAAGATAAAAACCGTATAACTAATTTCAAAAACTGCTACTATGGAAATAATTGAAAAGCAAGTAGAGAAAGTAAAGGAAGTGCCTTATGATGGATATGGCTACTGCCCTAGAGATAGGTATGCAACAAAAGGTGTTGCAGGTACTGGTCTTGGTCTTGGTATAGCAGGTACAGCACTTGGACTTCTTGCTCTTAGTAGAGGAGGATTTGGCCTATTTGGAAATGGGGCAAGCGGGCTTTCAATGCCTGAGAATGTAAACATCAATGCTTTAGGCGGTGGTACTAATGGCAATGGTGTATCTGCTCCTACTGCTTTCCAAACATGGGAAAAGGGCTGTGAAGATACTCTTGCACTTCAGAAGGGCCTTTATGACTGGGCACTTGTTCAGCAATCACAGAGATTTGCTGACAGACAGACATTAAATAGTGAGCTATTCAGTGTATGGAAAGGCCAGATTGATGCTGACTTTGGTCTATATAAGAGCACAAGAGATGGCTTTGATGTACTATCTGCAAAGCAAAACCAAGATGCTTTCAATCTGTATAAGTCTCAAAGAGATGCTGATGATGACATCAGAAAGGAATTAAGTGACTTAAAGGCTCAAGTAGCTATTAATGCTGCTGTAAGACCTTATCAAGATAAGCTAATCCAATGCGAGATTGACAAGGCATTTACTGCTGGTATTAACTATACTGACAGAAAGACTTGCAAGGTTATCTATGGTGAAGTATGCCTACCTAATACTCCTACAGTTACAGGCTATGTAGGTGCAAACCAATGTGGTTGCCCAAGAGTTGTTAATGGTGCTGCTGCAACTGTCTAAAGTAAGGGGGTAATTCCCCTTACTTTTCAATACTAATCTTAAAAACTTATAGTTATGATTCCAGTAAATCAAGTCATATTAGGGGGAGGAGACCCATTGCTTGGAAGCAGTGTGGTAAGAAATAGTCTTGATGAGCAACTACAGCTTATTGAGAAGTATAAGCAGAACCTTGAAGCTGCAAAACAGTTAAGACAGCAGGCTCAACCTATACAGCAGCCTACCCAAAGGCTTATATGGGATGAGGTAGATGCTGAAATAACTCCTATGACAGATGAGCAAAAGGCAATGCTACTTCAAGATGAGGACTATGTAGATACTTATACTAAGATTCAGACTATGGTTCAAAATGAAATTCTGAACTTGGTTAAAAGCAGGATTGAGAATACCCCAGAAGGTAAAGAGTTGCTACAAAGTCAATTAAAAATAGTCAAGAAGTTAAAGGGAAAAATTATTCAAGAGACTAACAGGGAAATGGAAATGTTTAGAAAGTTCAGGGAATTTAGCAAGACTAACCCTGAAGTGACTTATGAAGAATTTATTAAAGCTAATATGTAATTATGGTAACTGTAACACAATTGACTGACAATCTTAAGTCTTATGTTTCACTTCAATTAGATAGTATGTCTAAGTCCAATCCTATGATTGGGTTTATGAAGCCTTTCATTACTAGGGCATTAGACAAGAACTTTGACAAAGTGACAAAGACTTTGGACTTAATATCTGATAAAGAGGGCAACATAGACATTGAGAATATCATCACTGAAATGATGGAGAACTTGATGAATACTAACCCATTTACCTTCAAGACTTCATTCATTGGAGACATAGAAATAGGTGGAGGTGAAATCAAGTTTAACTTGCCACTCACTAGTAAAAGATTAGTGTTGAATATAACAGACCTAGAGACTTTCAAGGAAATGTTAATCACTAAAAGCTAAGGAATATGGATGAACTTATGATGTATGAGTACCTAAATAAAAAAGGTATGGGTGGTATGAGTGAGCATGAGTTCATGGATAAGTTCAGGGAATTTATGAATAAGTATAGAAGAAGCTCTATGAGACATGGTAGAGAAGAAGGCTTCATACCATTTGATGACGACTTCTATATGAGAAGACATAATAGACCTGATGAGTTCATGGATATGTTTGACTCAAGAAATGAAAGACTCTCAGACAAGTTTAGAGACCACATGAGAAGTGATGATATGGATAGAGCCATGAGATATATGAGAGACTCTATGTCTAGAGGAGACCACTTCAGTGAATCTGAAGCAGAGTATCTCGTATCTAGAATGTATCACACTGAGAATGGCAGAAAATATAGTGGAGAGAAGTTTGATATGCACAAGGCTAAGGAAGTTTGTGAAAGATATAGGGGAATACTCCCAACATCTGTAACAGCTACTGATGTATATGTAGCTATCAACTCTCAATACCATGATTATGCTGAATTGTTTAGGAGTTGGTTTACAGATGGTATAGAGCAGAAAGTGATTGAATCTGCCATAGTATTCTGGTTTAAGGATGCTGACAGTAAGTCTGAGAATAAGGTAGTAGAATATTTTAGGGAACACTGATTTGATTGGGCAGGATAGCATCCTGCCCTTTCTTTTTGCCTATTATATAAATATTATACTTGTATATTCAAAGTAATTTATTTACTGTATTGTAGGCAAATAAAATTTTATCTATCTTTGCACCTGTTTAAGACAACACTAAGACGAGAAGTATATGGAAGAAGAACTTAGCTTAGATAACATCTTAGGAGCAGAGGAAATAGATAATCTGTTTGTAGAAGATGATGCACAGGAAACTCCACCTCCTAGTAAAGAGAGTGGAGAAGATGGTTCTGAAGAGAACCATGATAGCAAAGAAAAAGATGAAACTACTGAGGTTGATGTAGATACTTTATTTACTGAACCAGAGAGCGTAGGTGGTGGAAAAGATAATAAAGAGGAAAAGGAAGATACCACTCCGAAAGGTGATGGTACTTCTCCCAAAAACTTCTACTCTTCCATTGCTAAAGCCTTGAAGGAGGAGGGTATCTTCCCTGACCTTGATGATGAGTCTTATTCTAAGATTAAAGAGCCTGAAGACTTCAGGGACTTAATTGAGCAGCAAATAAAAGCTGGTCTTGATGAAAGACAGAAGAGAATTGATGAAGCTTTGACTGCTGGAGTAGAGCCTACAGAGATTAAGAAATATGAAAATACAATCGACTTCCTTGATAGTATTGAGGAAGAGTCTATCTCTGATGAAAGTGATAAGGGTGAAAAACTTAGAAAAGACCTAATCTATCAAGATTTTATCAATAGAGGTTATAGCAAGGAAAGAGCTGCAAGAGAAGTGCAGAAATCCCTTAATGCTGGAACCGATATTGAAGATGCTAAAGAGGCTTTGAAAAGCAATATGGATTTCTTCAAAGACAAGTATGATGAACTTGTCAATGAGGCAAAAGCAGAAGCAGAACAGGAAGAGAAGGAAAGGAAAGGGCAGGCTGAAAAACTGAAGACATCTATCCTTAATGATAAGGAAGTCTTTGGAGAGTTGTCTGTAGATAAGGCAACTAGACAAAGGATATATGATAATATATCAAAGCCTGTTTATAAAGACCCTGAAACTGGGAGATACTACACTGCCATTCAAAGGTATGAAATGGAGAACAGAGTAGATTTCCTAAAGAATATAGGTCTAATCTTTACACTAACTGATGGCTTTAAGAATCTTGATGGTTTAGTGAAAGGTAAAGTAAAGAAAGAAGTAAAGAAAGGTCTTAGAGAGCTGGAAAATACTCTTAACAATACTGCAAGAACCTCAGATGGTAGTCTGAAATATGCAAGTGGAGTTGATGAGGACCCTGAATCCTTTATTGGGAAGGGGTGGAAGTTAGATGTCTAAGCCCAGAGATGTAAACTAAATAACTGATAAATTAAATTATTTATGGCTGGAAAATTAGGTAAGTTTCAAATGGTAGGCTTCCAGCACTGGAAGGGACTTACTAAGGAAAACCACCTTGGTTCTATCTTTCAGTTAGCTCCACAAAAGGCTACAAACCTAATGGTGCAACTGTTAGCTTACTACAGAGGAAAGACCCTTGACACATTCCTAAACCAATTCCCAACAAGAGAATTTGAGGATGACAATGAGTACTACTGGGATGTTATTGGTTCTTCAAGAAGAAACATTCCTCTTTTAGAGGCAAGAGATGAAAATGGTACACCTATAACTAATGATTCAGGAATGGTTGGTGTAGGTACTGCACCTTTCTACTTAGTATTTCCTGAGGACTGGTTTGCTGATGGTGAGTACATTGTAGGTAGTCTGAATGAAGTCTATCAATTCAGAATCCTCGGAGACCCAAGAATGGAGGGTACTAATGCAGTTTACAAGGTAGAGCTTGCTGGAGGTAACACAGCAGGTGTTCCTGCTGAAAGACTACTTGCAGGTGAGAGATTCTCAGTTGAGGCTGCATTTGTTGAGAAGGAGCTTTCAAGAAAGGTTGGTGATGTAAGATTTACAAGCCCTGTTTCTATGAGAAATGAGTGGTCTGTAGTCAGAATCCAACACAAGGTTGAAGGTTCTATGCTGAATAAAAAGCTGGCTGTTGGTATTCCTATCACTAAGGAAACAGAGGGTAGATACACTAAGTCAGTTGCTACAATGTGGATGCACAATGTAGACTGGGAAGTAGAACAGCAGTTCTCTGAGTACAAGAACAATGCCCTTGCTTTTGGTAGAAGCAACAGAAATCAGAATGGTGAGTACATGAACTTTGGTAAGTCAGGTAATGCTATTAAGACAGGTGCTGGCTTATTTGAGCAAATGGAAGTTGCTAATACTATGTATTACAACACATTTAGTTTGAAGCTTCTTGAAGATGCTCTATATGAGCTAAGTGCTGCTAAGTTGGACTTTGGTGATAGATACTTCCTCATTAAGACTGGTGAAAGAGGTGCTATCCAATTCCACAAGGAAGTACTTAAGACTGTATCAGGTTGGACTCAGTTTGTTCTTGATAACAACTCTATTGGAGTTGTACAGAAGACTCAATCACAGCTTCATCAGAACTCATTAAGTGCTGGTTTCCAATTTGTAGAATACAAAGCTCCTAATGGAGTAAGGGTTAAGATTGATGTAGACCCATTCTATGATGACCCCGTAAGAAACAAGATTCTCCATCCAAATGGAGGTGTTGCCTTCTCTTACAGATATGATATTATGTACATTGGTACTATGGACCAACCTAATATCTTTAAGTGTAAGATTAAGGGTGATAATGAATACAGAGGTTATCAGTGGGGATTAACGGCTGCATAAGCCTTTGCACATTTCTCAGTTCCCATAGCCTGACCTAGAAACAGAAGAGAGGCTAAGAAGAAAACAAGGTTAATTGCTGGGAGTTCCTTAGAGCTTTCACTGCTTTTATACTTCAAACATTTAAATATGGAAGTTAAAGAATTATGGAAAACCCTTGAAGAATATAAGGGTATTAAAGTAAGCTCAATTGGTAGAATTTGGAAAGCTGCTAATAAGAGTAGAAAAGAGAGAATTTTGACAGAATTTCCTAAAGATAAGGATGGTTATTGTAGATGTTCAGTACAAAAGATTGATGGCACTTGGACTTCACAGCCAGTTCATAGATTAGTTGCTAAAGCTTTTATTCCAAATACAGAAAATAAGCAAGCAGTTAATCACATAGATGGAAATAGACAAAATAATAAAGTTGAAAATCTTGAATGGGTAACACCTAAAGAAAATGTTATACATTCTTTTAGATTTGGGGCAAGAAAAGTATGTAAGCAGATTCCAAAAAGAACAATTCTAACAGATTTTCAAATAAGTCAGATAGATAGACTTAGAGAGTTTTATACGGTAAATCAGATTGCAAAACTCTTTAATATTGAATATCAATCTCTCAAAAATATAATTCATAAAAAGAAACAATGTGAAAGATTGGATAATCAGCAGCCAAGCATATATAATAACATATATGAAGGTTCAGAGACTATCCCAAATGGGAGTAAGCAGTAAGTACTGCTGAAATGCCTTGCTCATTTAATTATATTAAATGATGAAGATATAGTCCGAACTCTAATGAAAATTAGAGATAATACATGGATACGATGTATTAGTAACATTAAAATGTGAGAAACCCATTCACAGGTCAAAAGGGTAATCCTTATATGTCATTTGATGAGGATTCTGCTGTAATCCACAGAATGTCTACTCTTGGTATCTGTGTTCTTGACCCAACAAGAACTATGTCACTAATCCCTGCTGTTCTACAGGGCTAATCATAATTCCAAAGGGGGAGAGGAGGTTACTCTCCTTCTCCCCCTTTATTTTTATAAACTACGGAGAAGTTATGGCAAAAGAAAAGATGGAAGAGAAGGTAGACTATACAGCACCTGATTTTGACTTAGATAGTGCTGATATGGAAACCCCTTTACAAGAAGTAAAGGGCAATGAAGTTGCCCCTGAAAGACCTAAGAGGTCTAGAAAAATTGAAGAACCCTCAGACCAAGTAGTCAGCTGTTTGAGGAATGAGAAGATTATTGTAAGGCATGTGCCTAAACTGACAGGTATGTGGGGTAATAACCCTAAGCATATCCTTGCAGGAGGTATGGCAGAGGGAGCTAGCAGAACCTTTGTAGTTCCTAGACTATCTTCAGGTATGTTTGTCAATGTCCTTACAGATAAGGAAAAGGCATTCCTTGAAGAGATTATGGGACTAGAGTATAATGCTTTAAGCATCTACAAGAAGGTAGATAACTTTTGGGATGATAGTAATGAGAAGGGAATCAGTAAGGTTAGATTGACTAAGCAGGATAACTACCTCAATCTATCTGACCCAGAAGACTATATTAGATATAAGATATTGCTGGCTAATAAGGATTTTATTGCTCCTTCATTGCAGGCACTGCAAGATACCCCAAAAGCTACTTACCAGTTTGTTATTATCTCAGAAGGAGAGGAAACTAAGACTGCCAAGAGTAATATGAGTGCTACAATGAGATGCTACAAGGAGTTTGGAAAAATCGAGGATGATTTTGACACTCTGAGGGTTATTGTAGAAACAATTGATGGCAGACCTACATCTAAGACTGCTAAGTTAGAGTTCTTGCAGACTAAGGCTAATGAGCTTATACAACATGACAGTAAGATATTCTTAAGAGTAATTACTGACCCAATGCTTCCTACAAAGGTTCTTATTAAGAAGGCTATAGAAGCTGGCTTAATTTCCAATAGAGGCAATTACCTGTATTTGAGAGCTGACAATTCTCCTCTGTGTGAGGCAAATGAAGAGCCTACTCTCAATATAGCAGCTAAGTACTTGAACTCTCCTAAGCATCAAGAAGTAAAGTTTGCATTGGAAGCTAAATTAAAGTAATATGACTATACCAGAATTTTCAAATGAGTTTGATGTTCTGTACAACAATGTAATGTCTAACCAGGCTCCAGGCTTAGATGAATATGAGAAATCAGTCTTCTTAACTAAGGCTCAGAGTGAGATTATTAAGAACTACTTTAATCCTAAAGGTAATAAGTATCAGGAGGGCTTTGATGGTTCTCAGAAGAGGCAAGTGGACTTCTCTAAACTTATGAAGACTTATGCCTCTTCTGGTACTGCCCCTGCTCCTACATCATTCTTTGGAAATGTAACTGGTGCATATAAGATTACTTGGCCTGATGATGTTTTTGTAGTAGTAAATGAGGTTGTAGATGTCACAAAGAAAGATGATGATAGGAAATACAGATTACAGGTCATACCTATAAAGTATGATGAGTATCTTAGAGTATCATCTAAGCCCTACAAACAACCTTTGAAGAATCAGGCATGGAGAATAATCAATGGGGAAGATGACATTAACTTGATTGTAGGACATCTTAATAGTGTTAGTCCTAATGGCTATCACATAAGATATGTCAAGCACCCTAAGCCTATTATACTTGAAAGTCTTGTTGGAAGTGACTTGTCAATCAATACTGAAAAAAATGCAATGGGCTGTGAGCTAGACTCTGAGATACATCCTGAGATACTACAGAGGGCAGTAGAGCTAGCAAAGGCTGCTTATACTGGAGATTTGCAATCTCAACTTATATTAGGCCAGGCCAGTGAAACTAATATGGGTGTAGTTACTCAGCAAAGATAAATAAACTATGACAAACGAAGAATTTTCTAATGAGTTTGATGCCTTACTGAACAGCTACTCTAATACAGAGGAAACCCCTAATACCATTGAGCTGGATGAATATGAGAAGTCAGTTTTTCTCACCAAAGCACAAGAAGATGTGGTAATAGATGTGTACAATGGTAAGAATACATTTGGAGACTCATTTGAAAAGACTGAGGAAGTCAGAAGATACTTGAGTGGCCTAATTAAAACTTACACTACCTCTGTTAAGGAAACTACATATAAGGGACTATCTAAGCACTCAGTATTCTTTAAGCTGCCCAAAGACCTATGGTTTATAACCTATGAGGCAGTTGATTTGAAAGATGATGGATTAGGATGCAAGAGTGGAGAAAATGTTTGTGTAACTCCTGTTACACAGGATGAATACCATAGGATAAGAAAAAATCCATTTAGGGGTTCTAATGAGAGGAGAGCCTTAAGGCTTGACCTTAATGAAGAGGCAGTTGAAATAGTTTCAAAGTATAACGTGGCTAGTTATCTTGTCAGATACCTTTCAAGACCAAACCCAATTATACTGAATGACTTACCAAATGATTTGTCAATCAACGGTATCAATAAAAAAACAGAATGTGGACTGAACCCTGTAATACATAGAGCAATACTTGAGAGAGCAGTTAGGCTTGCCATCATAAGTAGGGTTCCAAGTGCAGGAAAATAAAATCTATTGTATAATTTAATTTCAAATTAAAATGGCGACATTTAGTGTAAATCAAGTAAGACAACTTTATGTAGCAACAGCATTCAAGACTCCTCATGTGCTTGCTTCAGATGCTGCTGGTTCTATTGCAGTAAAGAATGATACTGCCAAGAGCCATCTGTATTTTGAGTACAAGGGTGCTGATAACTTAATGAGAAGTGACCTAATTGACACAAAGAATATCCTTTATGCAAAGGCTACTGATGCAACTGCTATGGCACATGACCTTAAGTCAGTAACTATAGCTCTTGATTCAAATGTCAATGGTGGTGCTCCTGTTGCAGGACAGGATTACATCCTAAGAATTGCATTCAAGCAATATGTAGGTATGTCAGATGAAGACCAGTACTTCAAGTATGGTATGGTACATGCTTATGCTGGCATGGATGCAAGTGAGTTCTATAAGGTTCTTGCAGTCTCTCTGGCTAAGAACTTCAGCAGAGAAGTAGTTCCTCTTATCAAGATTGAGATTAAGACTGCATCTGCAACTACAGAGGTAACTCCTACAACTAAGGTAGCAGACCTCACAGGTACTTACACTGGAGTAGTTATTACTGAAGTTGAGCAACCTTGGAGACTTGGAGTTATGGCTCAAACCCCTGTTTACTTCACAGTACAATCAGTACCTGTTACTGTAAATGGTGATGAAAGATATTGGGCTACTCTAACAGAAAGTACAAGTGGTTCTATTGGCAATGGTAAGACTATTGCAGACCTTGAATACTTCTGTATGGGTGAGAGAGGAGATATGTACAGACAAGTAGGATGGCCCCACAACATACCTACTACTTATCTTGTAGACCCAGCTAAGGCATACTGTGTATTTGATATTCACTATGCTTATGTTGGCAGCAATGAATCAGTACAAAAGTCTGAAAAGACTATTACAATTGTATGTGCTGATAAGGCAGAACTTAATAAGGTAATTGCAGCCTTCAACACTGCTACAGGTCTCAGTATTGCAACTCTCTAACTTAGAGACATAAAAGGGGTGAGGGTTTTATAACCTTCACTCTTATTTCTTTTAATCAAAGAACTTGATATGGTAGAATTTAATAAATTATTTGTTATCCCTTGTAATAAGGGAATCTATATAGATTGTTCTGTGTTGGATATGCCATACTTTAATAATGTCTATATAGATAAGATAGTAGTAGATACACAAGATACTTTTAGCAAGGATGGAGTAAGTAAATATCCAGTGTACTCTTACACTATTTCTGGCAACCAGAAGAGGGTGCAAATGACTATCAAGGCCACAGATTTATTAGTACCTACTATGGAGGGTAATATGTTCTTTGTGTATGTGATTACAAAAGGAGTTCCTTCTTGTGATGTGCCTTGTGGTTTAGACTCTCCTATTACTTTAGGAGTTGGAGTAGACGCTTACCCCATCTATAGAAAGGCTTTGAAATACCTTAGTGAGACCTATCACAAGTGTGATATTCCAAGAGCCTTTATTGACTTTATCCTAAGATATAAAGCATTCCAAATCTGTCTTAAAACAAGGGACTATCCATTAGCCATAACATATTGGAAGAAGTTTACTAACTCCATTAGTGCTAAACCTAGTAATGGATGTGGATGCAATGGATGAGTTAATGTATGATACTTTGATAAGATACTTCAAGACCTTAGCTCACACAGGCTACAAGAGCTATGATGTAGTATTCAAGATACTGGTCATGGACTTCATTTATGAAATCACTCACACTGAGCTAAGATATTATATAACAAACGAAGATATTAAGCTGATGCGAGATTTATTATACCAATTCTTTGGTTCCACTTGTGAAGTATCTTTACCAACTAATAGACCTTGCTGTGAATGTGTATGTTGTGATGGAGGGAGTTCTACTCCTCCGCCTGTAATTGTACCAACCACAACAACTAGTACACAACCTCCTGTTAAAACATCAACTGTAGTTTTTGAGCATGACCCTAAGACTGCATATACTATTACATATAATGGTAGTGTTAGACTGACTGTATCTGACTTAGAAGATGGAAAGATTAAACTTAATTTCCCAGCAGGTGTAAATAGCTTACAATTTATAATAAATAGTATTGTATGTGCTAATTCAAACTATGAGTGTAAGGAGGTAAGACAAGATATATTATCACACTCTTTACCATACTCTATCAGTGTAGCAGCTAATCAGTATATTACAATAACCCCAGTTATTACAGATTCTAAACCAACAACTACTACAACTACATCATCTACTACTACATCTACTACATCTACCCTTCCACCTGTTGGAGGTAATAATGTCTATTATGGTGTAGTAGAAGATTATATGTCTCCTCTTGATTTTGTAGATACTCCTATAAATACTCTAATGGAGAGAGAAGGCACAAAGTCAAAAACCATAACAGGTACTGAGGTAAATAAGTTTACTATCCCACAGAATGGATATTACACATACCTAATAGTTCCTGTAGATAAGGTAGAGTTACAATATGCAGCCTTCACATCAGGTGGAATAACTACTGTATGTTATGATAATACTAAGGAAAATATCCCTGATGATACAAATAATGGCATTTTCTATTCCAAGTACACAAGGGGAGGAGTAAATGCTAATCAGGGTGGGGCCTATAATGGCATAAACTATGATGTGTATTTCATCTATAACAACTATGGTGGTGCTCCTGAACTTATAAATGTTGAAGCTAAAAATAAATAAAGATGGCAGTAACTATAAGTGATATTGTGAACTTCACTGGGAGTGATAGTAGATTTAATCCTTATCCTCAAATGGATAAGAGATATGGACCATATAATAGTGTAAGTGCAGCTTTGACTGCACTTACCACATCTAAAAGATGTGTAGGTTTGACTATTGGTGTCAAAAGTGGTGATTCTATTACTGAGTACTGGTTTAAGGAGGGAGTATCAGATTCTAACCTAGTTGAGAAAGCTGATAGTACTTATCAAAATTATAAGTCTAATAGTGGCGATAAAACAAAAGATGATTTCTATTCTACACTAACAAAGATTGTAGACACTTCTACATATGTTATTCTTCATGCTAATGCAGATAATGTTAAGGTAGAAGTTACTCTATCTGATGGAGAAGTTGTTGAAATAGGTAGTAGTTCTACTACATCAACTACTGGTACTATATCCACTGAGCCTCCAGGTCAGTTAGCATATCTGCAACTAGATACCAGAGACCTGGATGTGAGCCTGCCTGAAGATTCAAGAACAGTTAATGTAAATATCTCTAATGGAGATAATACCTCCTTTGTCTTAAAGGGAGATACAGTTCACTATTCTTATTCAGGCATAGGAGGCACAATAGGCAGCAAAATTACTCTTAGCCTTCCTCTTTCTACTTATGAGCAGGTTATTGGGTTCTATGACAGCAAGACAGGTGAACTACTATCAAATGAGCAAGAATATAAATTTGATACTCCTTCTGATGGTATGTCATATATAACTATTAAATTTAAGGGTTCTAATTCTACCCCAACCACTACTTCAACTAGTACAAAATTTTCAATTCCCTAAAAATATGGCACAAATTAGACAAAGACAAGTAAAAGTTCAAGTTACCTCTGCTGACCCTTCAGGTAAAGTGTTTAAGGGTATATATGCAGACCAAAACTATAAAAACTTACTTACCTCAAGTAAGGTCCATGATTTCACTCTGAATGCTGGACAGACTAAAGAGTTGTATATTAGATACTCACAGAAACCTGTTACTATTACTTTCAAGGGTAATCGTATTACAAATTACACAGTTACAGGTTCCTTTAATACAGTCCCAGTTGGGACTGATGATGTTGTAAAGACCTTAGAGTTCCCAACAGATGTTACTCCTACTATCACTATAGGATTTACTTCTGCTACAGTTGTTAATCCTGACTGGAAGATTTCACAGCTGAAAGTCAATGGTCAGATTGTTACATTACCTTATACTACAGATGCCATTACTCCAGGTAGCAATATTATAGTAGAGGCAGTTTTAGCAAGTGCTACAACTACTAGTACTACAACTACAACAGCAGCACCAGCAGTACTTAAGTTACAATCTAATACAGGTGGTACTGTAATTAAGGTTACATCTGATGGCATTAACCCCGAAGAAGTCAGTCTAGCAGGTACTACTCAGTCAAGTGTAGTAATTGATATGAAAGATGCTCCTTTAGTGGATGCCTAATACATAACAAAATAGTAAGTACTGGTATTATCCAGTACTTACTTTATTAAAAATCTTATCAGTATGATTCCCAAAATAATACATTATTGCTGGTTCAGCAAAGACAAAAATAAGGAATTACCCAAAGCAGTTCAGAGAAGTATTGAATCATGGAAGAGGATTCTGCCAGATTATGAGATAAGATTATGGAATGAAGAAACTTTTGATGTTAATTCTGTTCCTTGGGTAAAAGAATGTTATGAATGTGGATGTGGCTCTTATGGTTACATAGTAGACTATATGAGGCTATATGTACTTTATAACTATGGTGGCATATACCTGGATGCAGACCAAATGGTTACTAAATCCCTAGACCCATTCCTAGACAACAAGATGTTTGTAGGAATGATAAACCCTGGTGAAATAGGTTATGGCTTAGTAGGAGCAGAGAAAGGTAATCCAACTATTAAGGCTCTCTTAGATAAGATGGAGAATAAGCACTATATTAAGAGGGATGGCTCTCTTAATATATGCAATAGTATCTATGCTACAACAGCAGGTGTAAAGGAGATATATGACTTTAACCCTGATGTGAATCTGTTACAGAAGTTTGATGGGCTTACTATTTACCCTAAGATGTATTTCTATCCCGTGGATGAATTTCATCTTACTGAAGACACTCATGCTATTCATCTAGGTATGACTTCTCACTATAAAATGGTTTCAGTTGTTATGCCTGTGTATAATGGTGAAACATATCTTAAGGAGTGTATAGATAGTGTACTTGCACAAACTTTCACTGACTTTGAATTTATCATTGTTGATGATGGTTCAACAGATAATACAGAGAATATAATCAAATCCTATACAGATGATAGGATTGTCTATATAAAGAAGAGGCATGATGGTATATCAGAAGCACTTAACTTAGGTATTAGAAGAGCTATTGGAATCTACATAGCTAGGATGGATGCTGATGATATGATGTATCCTGATAGACTTGAATATCAGTTTAATTGGATGCAGGAGCATCCTGATGTAGATATTATGGGTGCTGGATTTGAATGGGGTAATGGGAAAGCAGTTAAAGAATACTTCCAACCTGGACCAGGTGAGGTTATAAGAGAATATTTGGACCATCATAATTGCATAGGACATCCTACAGTTATGATGAGAAAATCTTCACTATTAAAACTTCCTTTCTGGTATGAAAAGATATTTGATGGTGCTGAAGACCAAAAGCTATGGATAACTGCTGTTACTCATGGATTGAAGATATTCAATGTTCCTAAAGTAGTAAACTATTACAGGCAGCATGATAAGCAGGTTACAATGAGTCCAAGTCCATTTGATGGTGCTACCATGATTCATAATGCTTATTGCCATGCTAATGTAGGTAATGGAGACCATATTAAGGGAAGCAATAGTAAATTAACTGTAATTATTCCTTTCCAAAATGAAGGATATGAGGTAGAGAAAACTGTTACTTCTGTAAGAGCTACAGCCAAGGATGTGAAGATTATGCTCATTGATGATAATAGCAATGATGGGTATAATTACAAGAAGGTAGCTGAAATCTTTGGGTGTGATTACTATAGGAATGATACTAACCTAGGTGTAGCAGGTTCTAGAAACTTTGGTGTATTCCATTGCACTACTCCTTACTTTGTACTGCTTGATGCCCATATGAGATTCTATGAGTTTAATTGGGATGAGAGACTAGTAAGTCTTCTTGATGAAAACCCTAATAGACTAATAACTTCTAACACTGTCTACTTTGGTAAAGATGAATATGGAATCTATAGTAATGAAGATGGGCATATAGGAAGAAAAAGGTTTGGTACTTATGCCTCATTTGTTAATATGACAGAGGATGGATGGGAATACACAGCTAAGTGGACAGATAAGCTACTAGACCAAAATCCTGATGCAGAAGTAGTTCCATGCTCTTGTGTATTAGGAGCAGTATATGCTTCAAGTATAGGATGGTGGTTCAAGATTGGAGGACTTACTGGTCTTATAAAGTATGGATTAGATGAGCCTCTAATGTCTATTAAGACATGGCTTGCAGGAGGTGAAGTTCTTCTTATCAAGAATTGGGGAGTAGGACACCTTTACAGAGAAAGAGGTAATTATGTAGTAACTACTACACAGGTAGACCATAATCAGTTATACCTCATACATTTATTCTCTTCTGATGATAAGATTCCTGTATATGAGGAACATCTTAGAAAGAGAATTGGGGATGCAGCATTTAATAATGCTAAAGCTATGTTGATGCAGAACTATAATAAGTTAGCTAGCTTTAAGAAGTATTTCTTCACTAAGGTTGCAAAACATGACATTAGCTATTTCCTTGAATTGAATGCTAAGGTATCCTGTTAATAAAACTTTGTAAGAACAATAACTAAAACAATAAAGTTCTTGTGGCATTGATAAATTCTTAGTATCTTTGCCACAAGAACTTTTTTAATATGTATAAATATGAGAACATACAGACAACTAGTGTACTTAGTATTAGATGAACTAAAACTTATGAGTGATGATTCATCTTTTACTGAAGACCATATTATATTCTTGCTAAGTAAATATAGGGCTTTTCTCTTAAAGCAAAGATACTCTGATGTAAGGAAGGAAGTTCCATTATCCAACTATCAGACTCTGTGCTTAGACCTAGAAGAGCATGAAGGAGTAGAGGGACTACCTTGTGAAGGTACCTATATGAGAAGCACTAAGAAGATACCTGAAACTATGAATATAGGACAATCCAGAGTGCATTCAGATGACTACTTCAATGGAGAGATAACTTATGTATCTAGAGATAGGTTAAGATATATAGGTCACAATAAATGGCTTCAAAATATAATTTATGCTGCTAAAGGACCTGATGGATATTTATACCTGAAGTCTTCAAACCCACAGCTCTATTACTTAGAGGAAATAAAGTTTACTGGAGTATTTAGTGATGCAGAAGAAGCCTCAGAATTAGAGTGTGAGCAATCAGAGAGCTGTGATATTCTTGACAAAGAGTTTCCTCTTGAAGATGCACTTATTCCCCATTTAACAGAGCTAGTGACCAAGGAACTTTCAGGAACTATATATAAGCCTGAAGATTCTGAGAACAATGCTATGGATGACTTGGCTAACCTAGCTAACTTCATAGCAAGGAATGCTAAATCAAACTTACAGAAGCAGATTGAATCTTAATGACTAGGGAAGAACTTCTTAAATTAAATGAGCCTAGATTCCATAAAGTGAACAAGTCATTGGGAGTATATGATGCTTACAAGTGGCTTAGAAAGAGGCAATGGATTGATATAGGACAAAGGCTTACTGAGCATGAGTTTTATAGTATAATTAGAAAGACAAACAATGAACTTGCTCTCAACCTATCTACAGGAGGGGATATAAAACTTCCTCATAGGATGGGCACTATAGAACTCAGAAAGATAAGCACTTATGTTAATTTCAAGGATGGGAAACTGCATAGCAATCTCCCAATAGATTGGGATAGGACACTTAAATTATGGTGTGAAGATGAGGAAGCCTATAAGAGTAGAACACTCATTAAAATGGAGGAAAAAGAGATTTTCAAGGTTCATTATAACAAGGCTAAGGCAGACTATACAAACAAATCTTTCTACCAGTTCAATGCCAATAGGGAACTGAAGAAAACTCTTAAAAGAAATATCAAGGAAGGCAAAGTAGATGCTTTTCTATTAAATAAAGAATAATATGGTAAAGTATATAAGTATCAGACAAATACTAGATGACTTGTTAGAACACCCTCTCCTACAAGACCTGTCTTTTGAAAGAGCTGTAAACTACGCTGTACACTTCATACAGATTGTAGGAGTGCCTAATGAGTTTGAAGAAAAGGCAGCTCTAGTTAACATAGAGAACTACAGGGGGTGTTTGCCTTGTGACTACTATGATATGATACAAGTGAGGACTTATAAGGAAGGGGAATATTGTCCTAAAGTATTTAGATATGCTTCAGATAATTTCCATTATAGTTCTAAGAAGGAGCCTAATGGGAACTCAGAGACTGGGGACTTGACTTATAAGTTACAGAATAATGCTATCTATACCTCTCTTAAGGAAGGGGTTATAGAAGTTGCCTATCATGCCATTAAAGTAGACGATGAAGGTTACCCTATGATACCTGAAAATAGTAGCTTTATACAGGCATTAGAACTTTATATAAAGAAAAAAGTATTTACAATTCTCTTTGACCAAGGTAAAATTAATAATGCAGTATTACAAAATACCCAGCAAGAATATGCGTGGTATGTAGGACAAGCACAGAGAGATTTAAATATGCCTACTATAGACCAGATGGAATCCATCAGTAATATGTGGACTCAGTTATTGCAAAGAACCAATGAACATAGTAAAGGCATGAAATCATTGGGGAAAAGAGAATTTATAAGAATACAATGATATGCAAAAGAAACAAATATCTATAGTACCTAAAAGTATGCAGCAGGATTTGGCAGTTAGCCAATTTCCTGCTGATGCTGCATATAGTATTAGGAACATGAGGATAGTTACTACAGGTAAAGATACTTCCTTGTGTCTTGTTAATGAAAAAAGTAATTCTAAGATACTTACTATACAAGGTACTATTATTGGTATTCAAGTAATAAATAATAATGCCATTCTATTTGTAACTAATTTAGGTGATACTGAACCTGATGCAATATATAACATAAAAAGTACTAATGGCAATTTACAACAAGAAATTCTATTGTATAGGGGTAATCTAGGTTTCAATACTTTACATCCTATAGAAAGTATAGGAATTTATGAAACTTCAGATATACAAAAGGTATATTGGGTAGATGGCATAAATTCACCTAGGGTGTTATTATTAAATCTTGAAGGACAATCAGAAGAAGAAATAAGAAAGTATATAAAGGAAGATGACAATTTTCAATTTGATTTTAATCCTATAATATCAAATGTAAATACTGAATTTTATGTTACCCCTGTATTTGAAGTGAATGGAAACTTTGAGGCAGGTGTTGTTCAATATGCTTTATCATATTATAATAAATATGGTCAATCCACAGGAATGTGTTGTATGTCTCCTTTATATTATACTTCTGATAATGGTAGAGGTCTTAATCCAGATGGGTCACAGAAAAGTGGGGTATCTTTTAATATAGAAATAATAAACTTAAATACTACTTTTGATTATGTAAAAGTGTATAGAATATTTAGAACTTCTTTAGATGCAACTCCTACTGTTACTCTAATTAAAGATATAAAGATATGAAATATTTAAATAAGTTACTTAATAATGTAAAATTAGATGACCCTGACTTTACACATATTAGTGGATATGGCATAAGGTATGGTGAAGAAGGAGACTTTGTAGCTTCTGGTTCTATAATAGATTACTTTAATTCAATGTACCTTAGCTCAAATTTATGGTACTATGACTTATGTCTTTATGATGGTAGGTATGCAGTATGTATAAATCCAAGAGCTATACCTAACAGTACTAATATTCCTAAGACTCCTATAGAGGAAAGATATACTAAAAACTTTAAGAATGTTTATCTTAGAGATGAATCAAATGGCTATACTTTTACTATTGATAAAGAATTTTCTATATTAATGATATGGCCATCTGCACCTGTTGAAATAGATGGCAGTGAAAAAAGAATATTAAATGAGAATTGGGAACTCTATGTATCTACTAAAGAAGACCCTTTAGTTAAGATTGAGAACTCCTATTATATTACAGGTGTAAAAGATGGAGAACCAATAACCCCTGAAAGAAAGTTCTCTTATGGCATTGAGTCTCTTGATTATAGTTATAATGAAGAAATAATTAATAAATACCCAGATGGAAATAATGGTGACTTGTTGGCAGCAAATGATAGTGGAACTGCTATTGACATAACTCTTAATTCTTTAAAACTATATTATGTTAATGAAGACTTAATTGATACTAAGTCATTGAGAGTTTTCTATTATTATGATAATTCATTAACTACAGTGAATATCATTAATAATGGTACATTGGCTAAAGATATTCCTTTAAATACATCTTTACAGCTTAGGAATAAAGAAGTACTCAATATCTGTGTTAATGTAAAAAATAAGTATGGTACTACTTTAAATACTAAAATTTATACTATAAGAAGAAATGATACTATAGATAAATATACTTCAAGTATTACTAATTTTAAAACTACTATTAATGATATTGAGTATAAACCTGATGTTGAAAAAGTAATTAATAGTAATACTTTCGATTTGCAGAAATGTTATTTTGAAAGTCAAGGTCTAAATGAAGAATCTCCTGTACTTTATGTGTACAAAGATATTATTATCCCTTATACTCTAGTAGAAGATAAAATTCTATTCAAGCAGAATGTAACTACTAATACAGAAAATGTTATAAATTATATACATAATGGTGGAGGTAAATTTTCAATCTTTGTAAGAGCTAAGAGTAAAAAAGGTCTTAATGTAGATTCATTTATTATAAAATTATCTACTACAGATGATAGTTCAGAATCAAGAAATACATATTCTTTTATAGATACAGGTAATATAGGAACTATAGTTGACCCTATTGAATTATTATATCAACCTGATTTATTTAAAGCTTCTACCCTTACACATAAAGATAATACATTATTTTTAGGGAATATAAATACAGATACTTATAATATAAGTAAGGAATTAAAAGAAAAGGTAAGACAACTTTCAGTTGATTTTGTATATTATAATTATAATGTAGAAGATGTATCTTCCTTAGATAAGGATTATGTATTTAATAGTAGTTTGAAAGCCTCAAATGAAGCTGCTTATTTTAAGAAAGGTGAGACCTATAGGTTTGGGTTACAATTACAATATAAGACTGGTAATTGGTCAGAGGTGCTATATATAGGAGATTTTACAAATACTATAGGTATTACCCCATTATTATATAATGATGGAATAGAAAGTAAGCCAATAGCAAGAATCACTATTACTAAAGAACTTATAGAAGAATTTAAAGCTAATGGTTTTATTGGTGCTAGGCCCTTATGTGTATATCCTGATGTAAATACAAGAAAAGTATTGTGTCAAGGCATATTATGTTCTACATTATATAATGTAAAAGATAGGCATAATAATGCTCCTTATGTACAAAGTGATTGGTTTGCAAGACCACAGTACACTTTTATTCCAGACAATACAAGAAATAATATAGATATGCAAGGTCTTGCACATGCTGGTAATTATCTTGAAAGTAATATGTTTACTGTAGAAGATGGTAAATATAAATTGAAAACCCTACCTTCTGCAATGCAATTTAATGGTGAAATACAATGTGTAGACAATATCGATAATTATGAAATAAACAGCGGTGATATTGATAATATTAATAAAGTATATGGTATTGATAAGAGAATATTAACTATTCATTCTCCTGAATTAGATTTAAATTATTCAGATGAACTTACCCATATAGCACTTGATAGTAACATAAAACTCAGAATTGTAGGATATGCTCCCTTAAAACATACATTATCTGATATTACTATACAAACAGAAAACCTATTTAATCCTTATGCAGGTGCTTTTAATACCTTTATAAGGAGAAGGGCTTCTTCAACAGGGAAAAATGTGTCTAGTAGAAGTCTTATTAATTGGCAATTCTGGGTAGATTCAGAGTATGACACTGGCATGCAATATCAAGGAGAGAATGTGGGAGTAGGTAATTCTTTTGCAATTTATCCTTGGCATAGAAAAGGCTCTCTTAATAATACTCCTAAGACTGTTGATGCTGCTAACAGAAAATCTATATTATCAAAAAAGATAATGTCTAATTATAGGATATGCCTTCCTTCAAGATTCTTAAATACGTATAAAGAATGTGCTATCCAAGATTTTAAAATATTTAATAGTGACCAAGTTTCATCTATAATTAATCTAAAAGCTTTCGGTAGAAATATACAATACAAAGGTAATTGTGATAAAATATTGACCTTTAAGGCAACTAAGAAAGAGGATGTTACTAATATAAAAGATGAATGTTTATTATCAGCAGCTAGTAGGCATGGACATACATCTAACCTAAGACAGGACTCTGATATAAATATTTTACAAAGGATAACTTATCAACTTTCTTGGGCAGGTGTTATTTATGAAGATACTGCAAAGAATTATTATCCTCTACAAGACAGTAAGAATGTTCCAGGATTTAACCAAGACCCAGTACCTATACAATATAAATCTACAGGACATGGTGTAATGGTTTTAGACTATAAGAATAATAAATATAATCTATTACCCAAATTAAAGAATAATAGTAATATTATTAATGAATCTGGTAGTATGACTTTTAATAAAGAAGTACTATTTAATAAGGATGATTTAAATATTAATAATTATGACTTTAATCAAGATTATATAAATATAAATGATTATTCCATAGCAGAATATGATGGTAATATAGGGGATTTTGGATATTATTTAATAGGTGAGATTTATAGAGATAAAATAATAAATGCTTTTGGTGGGAATGATGAAACAGCATTAAGTAACAATGTATGGCAAGTATGTGGTAATAATGTTTCTTTTAAGGAAAATATTACAAGTATATATGCTACACAAGGAGATACTTTCTATTGCAGATATGACCATTTAAAAACTTATAGTAATACCAGAGAAGATATAAATCAAGTTATTGATATTCCTTCTTTTATGGTAGAAACTAGGATAAATATTGATGGAAGATATGATAGAAATAGGGGAAATGAAAATAATCTCAGTGTAAGTCCTAATAACTTTAATTTATTTAATAAAGTTTATAGTCAAAGTAATAATTTCTATACAGCAAAATATCTTGAAGAAGATAAGTCTTCAACCACTAAATTCCCAAATCAAATTGTATGGTCTCTAACAAAAACTTTAGGAGAGGAAACTGATTCTTGGACAAATATACATTTGAACAATGCTTTAGATTTAGATGGTGATTTAGGTAAAGTTACCTCTTTAAAAAGAATAAATAATGAAATATATTCTTTTCAAGAGAAAGGTATAAGTAAAATAAACTTTAATTCAAGAGTACAGCTAAATACTTCTGATGGTTTACCAATTGAATTAGCTAATAGTGGTAAAGTAGATGGTAAATTGTATATTACAAATAAATTTGGTTGTCAAAATAAATGGTCTATGGCTGAAACTCCCAGTGGAGTATATTTTGTAGATGATTTGAATCAAGGTATCTTATCCTTTAATGGGCAATCCATAGCAGACCTTACATATACCAAGAATATGTACTCTTGGATAAATAGTAATGTATCTTTAGCTTCATGGAATCCTGAAGACTATGGTGCTATTAGAACATTCTATGATAGGAACAATAGTGATATTTACTTTACAACAAGCACAGATTCACTAGCTTTCAGTGAAAAGTTAGGTGCATTCTCCTCATTTTATGACTATGGTAAGGTAGAGTGGATGTTCAATGTTGAAGGTAATACTTATCAGGTAAAGGGTAATGAAGTTTGGAAATTACAAGGAGGAGAAGACTATGGCACCTTCTTTGGAGAAAATAAGGGATACTCTCTTGCTGTTATAGCTAATCCTGAGTTTCATCTTGATAAGATATTTGATACTATAGAGTTCAGAACTAATGGCATAGAACATTTCACTAATTGGAAAGCTGATAGTTACCCTTTCAATTCTCTAGTTACTACAAATGAATACCAGACAGCAACATCTACTACAAGCTCTCTAAAGAAAAAGTTTAGGACTTGGAGATGGCAAGTTGGCAGAAGTAATTCTTTTGGTAAGTTCAAAAGAGATAGAATAAGGAACCCTTGGGCAAAGATTGCAATGTCAGGCAATAGCAACAATGAGGTGAGGCTATATGATATAGCAGTTACTTACTATACATAAACAAAGAAAAGTAGTGGTAGATAAGTTATTTAATTTGTCTATTACTACTTTTTCTATATAAGTCTTTCATATTTAAAAATGATTTGTTATCTTTGCAAAAATTATTGATTATATTATGGCTAAGAAAATAAGAAAGAGAAGAGCTAACTATTTTGATGATGGTGGATTCTCATGGCAAAAAGGTGCTGGCTTTGGAAAGAACATGAGCAATGCCTTTGATAGCGGTGTACTTGGTGGTGCTATTGGTGCTGCTGGTTCTATGGTAGGTCAAGGTATTTCAGGAGGACTTTCCTCTGGAACAGGCAATGCTATACAAGGACTGGGTAGTATAGCTAGTGCTATTCCTGGCCCTTGGGGTGCTGTAGCTGGAGCAGGACTTAACATAGTTGGAGGCTTGGTAAATAAAGCCTTTGGCAGTCAAATAAATAAACAGGCAGTACAAGAAGCCAAAGCTGCTAATACACAACAAAGTAATATGCGATTTGCTGCTTCTAATACTACAGACTTATTAAACCAATCTAACTTTGGTCTATTAAATAGTGTTAGTAAATCAGATATTGGTAAGGATGGCTGGTTTAGTAATAAAGCTAAAAGACTAACAAATGAAATTAATAGACAAAGAGATTTTGCTAATCAATTAGCAATAGCTAATTTTGGATTAGCTGCTGACAATTTAGATGAACAAAATAATTTAAATACATTGGCTAACTATGCAGCATATGGAGGACCTCTGACTATGAGATATACAGGAACAATGTCTCCTTTTGGCAATACATTTGCTGATGGTGGAAATATACATATTAAACCAGAGAATAGAGGTAAATTTACTAGATTAAAAGAGAGAACAGGAAAATCTTCTACTTGGTATAAAGAGCATGGTACTCCTGAGCAAAAGAAGATGGCTACCTTTGCTCTTAATGCTAGGAAATGGAAACACGCTTTTGGTGGTAGTTTACTTACTAATGGTGCAGAATGGAATAATGGTCTTACTATAGTAGGTAATGGAGGTACTCATGAAGAAAATCCTATGGAGGGTGTACAAATGGGTATGGATGCACAAGGTGTTCCTAATCTAGTTGAAGAAGGAGAAGCAATCTTTGATGATTACGTATTTAGTGATAGGATGAATGTTCCCAATAGTATGAGAAGTTCTCTAGGTTTGAGTAAAGGTAAGGACCTTACTTTTGCAAAAGCTGCAAAGAAATTAAGTAAGGAGGCTGAAGAAAGACCCAATGACCCAATAAGTGAAAGAGGTTTAATAAGTTCTATGGTTAAATTGCAGCAAGCTCAAGAGCTTATAAGAGAACAAGAACAAATGAAAAAAGAAGGTAAAAAATATGCACATGGAGGCAGAATGGGTACTCTATTTGATGGAATGGGTGAACAACCTCAATCCTTAAATCCTTATGAAAGATTCATGAGTACCTATGGTCAATCTCCATTTACAACTATACCAAGTTATGTTGCTGCCCCAGATGATAATGAGCTATTGGATGTAGCTAGAGTATATAATAATGAAGCTCCTTTAGGCACAGGTACTTCTATGGTTGCAAAGTCAGCAAGAGGTATTATTGATAATAGTGCTATAGATAACTTATATAGTACAAGTAAGAAAAAACCTAATACATTAACTAACCTTAGATATGCTCCTGTGTTAGGTGCAGCTATAGGATTAGGACAAAACTTATTTAGTAAGCCTGACTATAGTGGTGCTGATACTATATTAAATGCCGCTAATCAGATGGGTAATTATACCCCTACAAGTTATACACCTATAGGTGATTATATACAATATAATCCATTAGACAGAAACTATTTCACTAACAAGTTAAATGCACAATCAGGTGCTGCAAGAAGAGCTATTGTAAATCAAAGTGCTGGTAATAGAGCAGCTGCTTTAGCTGGTTTAGTAGCTTCAGATTATAATGCACAAAGTAGATTAGGAGATTTTGTAAGACAGGCTGAAGAATATAACCAAGGCCAAAGAGAAAGAGTTGCTGCATTTAATAGGGGCACTAATCAAGTTAATGCTGAAATGGGATTAAAATCCGCAATGGCTAACCAAGAAGCTGCCTTAAAAGCAAAGAGTGGTAGACTAAGTGGTATGGCACAAGCTATAGCTATGAGAGATGCTATTGATGCTAGAAGAGGTTCTGCTATTAGTGCTAATCTTACTAACTTCTTTAATTCTCTTGGTGATATTGGTAGAGAAGAAGTAATGAAAGCTTGGGTAAATGAAAGCCCTGCTTTATTATATGGTGCCTCTACAAGAGGTGACGGAGTTCCTTATAAAGGAACTACTAGGGCCAGAGGTGGTTATTTAACTATTAGAAAAGGAGGTAAACGTGGCTAATTATACATTAATTGCAAATTCTCAATTTAAACCCTTTACGTATCAAGATTTTCTGGCTCCTGCATTAATGGCTACTCAAGCTCATCAAGAATTAGAGAATCAATATAGTGAACTAGCTACTAAAGCTAATGTATGGGAAAACTTGGCCAATGAACAAACAGACCCTAATGCTTATAAAATGTATAAAACCTATGCAGATGACCTTAATATGCAGGCAGAGCAATTAGCAAGAGAGGGTTTAAATGTTACAAGCAGAAAAAACATGCTTAATATGAGAAATAGGTATAGTAAAGAAATAGTACCTATTGAACAAGCTTATAAGAGGAGAGCAGAATTAGCTGATGAACAGAGAAAAACCTCTTTAAGTAATCCTACTATGTTCTATCAAAGAAATGTTTCTACTATAAGTTTAGATGATTTTATAAAGAATCCTTCTCTAGATTATGGTAAATCTTATTCTGGAGCATTATTAGCACAGCAAGTTGGGCAAATGGCAACTAATCTCAAGACTGCTTTAACTGGTAAAAGTAGATTAAAAGGTATAGGACTTCCTTATCAATATGAGCAATTATTGCAATATGGATATACTCCCCAACAGATACAGGAGGCTATAACTAATCCACAGAGTGGTAATCCAGTATTAAATACTATAGTAGAGCAGGCATTAAATGCGTCAGGCATGAAAGAATGGGCATCTCCTCAACAACTAAGAGAGGCCATAGCCTATGCCAATCAAGGATTATATAATGCTATTGGTAAATCAGAGATTAAGAACTTCAAAGATGATTTTAGTATGCAGAATGCTCTAGATAGAATAAGAGCAGCTAGAGCACAACAAGCACAACAAGCACAGCAAAAAGGAGGTTTCCAACTTAATCCATCAAATATTTATAGTAGCAGAGAGAAAGCAAAAGAAGAGCAAGAATTTGAAAATAATAAAAAAAGGTTTTCACAATATTTTTATAAAGATGCACAAGGAAGAACAAAGTTAACTTATGCTGGTTGGAAAGAATATCATAGAAAAATATATGATAATGCAGGTTCTCCTATTAATTCACCTACTACTGGTGTTAGTATATCTACTTCAGGAAGTGGACGAAGATTATCTAGTGAATTTAAAGAGTTTATAGATAGTTTAGGTGGAAGAAAATACATGGGAACTGGTACAACCAATAAAAATGGAAAAATTGATTACCATCCAGGAGAAGTAGGTAACTTATGGGCTAGATATACTTCAAGTCCAACAGCAACTTCTGCTAAATTTGATGCTACAAAAACTACTGAATATATATATGATGTACCACAATCTACAGAGTATCAAAAAGATTATAAAGCTAAATTAAGTAGGGCTATAGATAGTACAGGAAAACTTACTGAAGTTGATTATGATTCAAAATCAAATAAATGGAAACCTATTGGAAAATTATCCTTTGATGACCTTTATACTGATGATTATACTATAGTATCTAGAGCACCAAGTGAGATAGGTACAACTCTTTTTATATTAAAGAAGGGAGATAAAAAAGCAAAAAGATACTTAGCACCTTCAGGAATAAATATTACTATGGAAGGAGGCAGAGACCAGGCTATAACTGAAATGCTTAAAACACAAAGAATGTTGCAGAATCCTAATTTAACTCCACAACAAAGATTAAAATTAGAAAATTATTATGATGATTTATCTCAGCAACAAATGATGTTTGAATCAGGTTTAGACCTTACTAACACAACAGAAACTCAAAAATATCCAAATTATTATATTCCATAATTATGGCAAATAAGCAAAAAGAAATAGATATAACAAAAACTGGACCTGTAGGCTATAAAAGTCTACAGGCTCAGAATAATGCTCAATTTGATGATATAGATAAATTCATTAATGAGAGTCAGAGTAGGATATTATCAAGAGCTTCTCAAAGTGACCCCTATAGAGACATCCAACAGATGGTGGAATCCCCCCTAGCTAGAACTAATACTCCTTGGGGAGAAAGTATATGGGATAATAAAACTGCTAATCAAGCTGATTTTGAAAATTTAGGAGATGTAAGGGCAGAGAATCAACCTTGGTATGCAAAGATAGGAGCAGGTTTAGCTAAAGGTGTTATACTTGCTGGTACTACATTTCTTGATGGTACTATAGGATTAGTGTTAGGGGCTATTACTAAAGCGCATGAAAATAGATGGTCTGGCTTATGGGATAATGATTTTTCAAAATTCATGCAAACAGTTAATGAGGCCTCTGAACAATTATTGCCTAATTACTATTCAACTCAAGAAACTGAAGAACCTTGGTATGAAAATGTTTTTACCGCTAACTTCTTAGGAGATAAGTTTATCAAGAACTTAGGTTTTACAGTAGGTGCTTTTTATAGTGGTAGTGTATTCTCAGCAGCACTTAAAGCAACAAAGATACCTCAGCTTATGGAAACTCTTGCTAAAGCAGCTAAATTTGCTAAAGCTTCTGAGGTCCCTAAAATGGTACTTTCAGGTGCAGGTGCTGCAATGTCAGCAGTTAATGAAGGAAGAATTGAAGCACTTAATAATAGTAAACAATGGTTTGAAGATAATAAGAGAGTGTTAGATGTTGAACACTTACAAAGAGTTCAAGCTATAAAAGACCAATATGGTGATACTGCTGAAGCTTCTATCTTAATTCAAGATGAAATAGGAGCTTATAACGAAGCTTTAGGTAAACTTACTGAGGATAGATTAAAGATGGGTAATATGGATTTACTTTTTAATATACCTATCCTTACAGCATCTAATCTTTTTCAGTTTGCTAAATTATATGCCAATGGATTTAAATCCTCTAGAAGAGCAGTTAATATACTTAAAAGAGATGGTAAGTTTGGAGCAGTTACAACTAAATTAGGTGCTACCGCTGCAATAACTAGAGGTGCATTATCTGAAGGTACTGAAGAAATTACACAGGGTATGGCTAGTAATATAGCAGGCCATTATTATACTACTGATGTAAATAATTTCTATAAAGCCAAGACTGATAGAAAAGCAGAACAAGAAACCCTTGATTGGGCGAAATCATTTGCTCATGGTATTAATGAGACTTTAAATGATGGTTCTGCATGGGAAGAGTTTGCTATTGGTGCTATCACTGGTGCATTAGGTATGCCTAGTTTTAGGAGTATTAAAAGTGAATCTGGTTCTCTTCAATCCCCAATTACTCTTAAAGGAGGAGCTATAAATGAATGGAGAGAATACAAAGATAAAATAAAAAGAGAACAGGACATTGCTAATTATATGAATAATAGAATGCAATCTCCTGAATTTAAAAATTATTATCAAGGACTTATTAGGCATAATAAGTATCAAAAGGATATGGATAAAGCTACTGAAGATGGAGATGCTTTTGAATTTAAAAATGCTGAGCATGCTCAATTAGTATCTGACATTCTTACCTTTGATAATGCAGGTAGATTAGAAGAATTAAAAGGTATGATAGGTGAAGCTTTTGATACTTCTGATGAAAACTTAGATGCAATAGTTAGAAATACTACTACTATAGATAAAAATGGTGAACTGGTAGGGCCTTTTGCAGATTGGGCAGTAAAAGAAAAAGATGACAGTATATCATCTAATTTTGGTAATGAAGAAAGTAAGCAAAAAATGATTTCTGAACTTACAAAAAATAAAGATGATATTTTTGAAACTATTAAACAATATCAAGAGACAAGGGAGAAGCTTGATATTAATACAGGCCAACAATTATCAGATGAACAACTTGAAGAGTTAACATGGATGCAGACTCAGCTTGGCAACTGGGCTAAGAGAGCTGGTGAAATGTCTAGTCAGGTTAAGGATACTATAGATAATGTAATAGGTAGACTAGAATCTCAAATGAGAGCTGCTGAGTCTATCAGGACACATGAAGGTATGGCTCATACAGGTCTTAGTGAGAACTATAGAAGAGCAGACAGGGTCATACAACTTATAACAAAGGCTATTGATAATCTTAACTTCGTCAGAAGTCTTGATAATGAGACCATGGCTGCTACTCTTGCTAAGAATCCTGATATGCTTGAGGGGCTAAAGGTACAGGTTAATAAACTTGACAATGATGTACTTAGTGTAAATGACAAGGAGAGTGTATTAAAGAAGCTAGATGACTTATCAAGACTAGGTAATGCCTCAAAGGTATATCAAGATAAGTTTGCTGAGTATCTCTTCAATCCTAAGAAGCAAGAGGAGGACCATGCAAAAGCTGACAAACAGAACATTGACAAGGATGCAGAAATAACAAGAGCCAAGCAAGTTGAAGCACTGAATAAAACTGCAAACTTCCAGGAGGTGGAAGCACTTATAAATAATGGTGAAGCTACACTGGATGACTTGAATGGCAGTAGCTCAGATGCAGCTAGGAGTTATAAGAAAGCTTCATTGTTCAAGAAGAAAGCTACTGAGTTAATTAATAGCTCTGATAGTGAGCATAAATCTGAACTTCTTGATATGCTTAATAGGAGATTCAATGAGAATGCCACTTATGATGATTTGAGTAATGAGGTACTGACAACAGAACTTCCACTTGAAGCAACAACTTGGGACGAAAAAGCTCAAGAGACCCTTGACAACGAATTTAATAAAATAGTAATAGCAGCCAGGGAAAAAGTAGATAGTGGTAATAGCCAAAAGCAGGATGTTGAAGCTAAGAAGACTGGAACAAAGAGACCTGATAATGTAGGTAAAGATGATGTAGCCCAGCCTCCTGTAGATAAACCTTTCAGCATTGATGAGACTATTAACAAAATTGATAAGCTCAATATAGCACCAGAAGCTAAGACAGAAGCTAAAACATTAGCTAATCAGATAGCTAATAATATTGAAAAGCTTAGTAAGTCTAAAGACCCTAAACTTATAAGACAAACACAGAGGAGTGTTAATGCTCTCCATTCTATGGTTGGTAATGATGCAATAGCGGATATAATTGATAGAGTAAAAAAGTTATCTAAACCTGATACATTTAATCCTCCAAGTCTAGAAGAGGCATTAAAAGAAGCCGAGGCTGAGGCAAGTAAGTATAAACCTACAGCAGTAACAGGAGTGATTAAGTCAATCATACCACAGTTTGACTTGGATGCAAAGAGGGACGGAGTGTTGATTGACTTTGTTGGTGATAATAGGAATCAAGACTACTCCTATGTATATAACAAGTTAAAGGAAGTAGACCCTAAGACTGGTAAGAATGCCTTTGATTATGTCAATGAGGGTAACGTAAAGGAAGGTGATGAGCTTGAGGTAAGATATGAGCCTGCTACAGATGAGCATTCTGAGTTATTGGCACTCTATCATAAAGGCACATTAGTGAACTATATGAACACTGATGAGGCTATTGAAGGAGTAAAAGAAATAAAGAATAAGGCTAAGAAGGGTGAACAACCTACTGTGAGAGTATCTAAGGTAATGAGTGGTCAATATGGCTATGACAGGAGTAAGCCTCAATCAGTAGGAGACTTGCTAGGCACTGATGATGCTACTATAGGTGTTATGAAGAACAGGTCTATGGAAGCTAATACAGATACCTTTGTAGAGCCAGTATTTGATGAGGCTAACTCCGATGGTAAAGTATATATACTTCTACCCAACAGTAAAGGTACTCTTAGTCCTAAGATGGTTTATATAAGACACTTGAATAAGACTGAGTTTGACTTAGATACACAAGATAATCCTATAGCTAATGACTTGAAGAAAGTTTTTAATAACTTGGCTGGTATAGCTAACCTTGAGAAGGGATTTGATGAGGCTCTTGACAATGTATATATGGACTTGATAGAGCTACTATATATACCAGATAGTTTCCACATCAATATAGTAAGCAAGGACAATAACATATCATTGCAGATAGCTTTTGCTGATAGGGATGGTAAGAGACAGAACAGGAATATACTATTAAAGAGGTTTGCAAAGAAATCACTTCTTAATATAGGAGCTGGTACTACACAGACATCTGAACCTTACACAGCACCTGTAGAGGAGGTATATAACCAAGTGCTTAATGCTTTCTATGAAGCTAACCTTGCTTTCAATGTTAATGCTAAGAAGCTTACTGGCAAGAAAGGCCAAGAGTATGCTAACAGGTTAAGAGATAGCAATGTACTTACCACTTACCTTACTGGTAAGAGAATGCAGGGAACTTGGTTCTTATTAAATGAGAAGCCTAATACTACTCATACTGATAGTGCATTTGAGAGAGCTAAGGCATCACAGCAAGCCAAAGGAGGTACTAGAGTACAATATGGTGGCAAGGAGTATTTTGTAAGGAATGGTTATATATTTGACCAGTCTGGCTCTATAGTAGACCTAGGAGAGGATGCCCAACAGGTCAAAGACCTTGCTTATATAAATTCTGCTTATGGTACTAACTACTTTGGTGTTAATCAGCATGATGGTAAGGTACTCATAGTAGATAGGAATGGTAAGAGAGGTTATAATAGAGCTACTAACAAGTACTTGTCTCCTAAAGAGGTTGAGGAATTAGAGGCTACTCTTGATGGCAGAAAGAGTAAGGCATCTCAATCAGCCACTGCTACAAAATCTCTCCAAGAATCTCAGAAGCTTGTGCTTAGAGATGACAATGGCAACCCAGATACCTCTAGTGGTTCTTACATGATTAAAGAGGAAGATGGTCAATACCATGAGTATCAAAGAGTACACTCTGTAATAGGCTCTAACTATATAGGACCAAGCAGAGGAGATGCTGCTACAAGTAGAGGTTCCCTAGTAGATGAGATAGCAAGACAGTTCTTAATAGACCCTGCTAATGTAACTAAGCCTGAGGGCATGTCTGATGAAGCCTTTGGTGCTTTGAAGAGAGGATTAGGTAAGCTCTGGGATGATGCAAACAGAAGAGGTCTCAAGTTGGTTGCTGACAGGACTGTGGTATTCCATAAGTACCCTGATGGTAGAAGAATAGCAGGGGAGCTTGATGTGTTTGCTTATAATCCTAGCACTGGTAAGATAAGTATATTTGATTTCAAGACAAGTAAGTACTCTACTAAGGACTCTAGCTTCTCAAGAGTTGTTAATCCTAGATACTTTACTAGAAGTAACAAAGACCAATATACTCTACAGTTGAGTGCTTATGCCAAGTTGTTTGAAGATAGCTTTGGTGTTCCAGTATCTAATCTGATTATAGTACCATTCCAACTCAAATATAGTAAAGAGAAGGATGGAGTAATAACTAGAATATTCCCAGAAAACTATGTACCTTTGACATATCAGAGTGGTGTATTTGAAACTGATAAAGCACCAGCAAGTCAGCCACCATCATCACTTAGAACTATAAAAGGTCAGTATGTGACTATGGGCAAGGGAAAGCCAGAGTACCATCAAGCAGATATGCAAGTGTTGTTTACTACTAGCAATAATCTAACATTCTACTTAGCTAAGGTAGATGATAATTATAAGTTAGTACTACCTAATGGTAGGTCAATGACAATAGACCCCTCATTAGTATCTGATGAAGTAGGAAGAACTAGAAACAACATTATGGACTTCATACAGGCTGATAATGTAGCTGCTGCTATACAGGATGCTATGAGTTATACACCACTGGATAATAGTCCTTATGGTAATTCAATAGAACTTAAGGAGACTCCTAAAGAAACTCCTAAGCCTGATGATAGAATGAAGAGAGGTCTTGATGCTCTTGATAGGCTGAATAGTTTAAAGCCTACTACTCCTACTCAGCAAGCTCCTAACCAAGAAGCTATAAATAAGAGGGAGAAGGATGAGAAGGCTTCTGTAGCTATAGACTTAAGTACTGCTCTTGGTAGAAGTCAGCTTGCCAGAAAGAAGTGGGGAGAAATGACTGATGCTGAGAAAGCTATAATAAGTCCTATGTTTGAGGGAATGGAAGAGAAGGATATACAAGAGTACTGGGATGGTACTGATGCTATTCAAAGAGAGTCATTTATACCAGCTTGCAAGTAATCTTGTGATAGTAAAAAAAATAGGGAGAGTATTTCTACTCTCCCTATTTTGTTATTTATACCACCTTGTTGGCTCCTCTGGGTCAAACAAGTTTTGGAATTGCCTGATAAATGGTACAGGTTGTAACATTATCTTCTCTGCTTGAGTATATCCCTTATAGATACCTTGGTCTATCTCTGTAGTCCAGGTATCTGGGTCAAACAAATTAAGCAACTGTCTTGAGTTCTTTAAAACTCTCACTGCTGCAAATGGATTATCAAACAGCCTCAGACCTTCATCAAGCATGGTAGGACCAGGCATCAGAGAGCCTAAGTCAGCTTTCAACCTGACAATTGAATAGGTAACATACTCAGTCAACCAGTTATCCTTGTCATCATCATCTGGTACACCCTTGAGTGTTGCAATGATGCCCATAAGAGATAGGAATGTTGCTATCTCAGCAAGACCTCTATATATGTTGCTCTTTTGAGCACCATCAAGATTGTGCCATTGCTTTACTATATCAAGCTCACCTTTTTTCAAGTCTTTTCTAAGAGTATTCATAAAGTTCCATAAGGTTCTGTAATATCCCTCCTCAAAAGTACCAGTGTCATAATTGTACCTCTCAACTCCATACCTCTTTAGCCATAGAGGTCTCATCCAGTTCCTATACATCATAAGTAATCTACCTACTGCTCTGGACTGCAAGGCATTCTTATCCTCTTGGTTATAGATACCATATAGCTTATTGTTAATGCCTCTTATCTTCCTAGTAACACTAGTGAGGTAATCATTACCCACATCTTTACCATCTTGGTCAGTTACTCCTTTCTTGATTACTAGGTTGGCTCCATACTCAGGATGAGCCTCATCAAGGTACTGCACCTCAAGAGCATCATACAGACTTATAGGTTTACCATCCTTGTCTTGTAGCTTCAATCTCATAGCCAAAGCAAGACCAGTCCTCATCTGAGTGTAGTGGTCTCCTGCACTAGTAGTAAACCATAGAGTATCTTCCTTAAAGAACCTTGAGAACCAAGTCTTTCTATCCCAGTCTACACCTTTCACATGCTGCTTGTAGTCTTGAAGAACATTGAATTTCTCTGCAAAGAGGGCCATCTTACTAGTCTGTATTCTATTACCTATCTCACTTAGGTACTGAGGTAACAACTTTGTGTACTCCCAATCAGCCTTAGCAAGCTCAGACTTATTAAAGAACTGACCAGAGATAGCCTCTATGTTGCTTATCACAATATTTTGTGCCAAGTTAGCAGTACCAGTAAGTACTGATAGGGCAGTAGTACCATAGCTCTGTAGCTTATTTAACATATTAACAGCTTTGCCAACATCAACTCCCAGTACAGTACCCTCATCCTTCATCTGCTCACCATATACTTGCATAAGCATGAAGTCATTGAGCCTGGCCATAAAGTTAGCTGCATCACCTTTCTTAGTCAGATTGCTGGGTACTTTGTTAAGTATCTCTCTCATAATCTTGCTACCTCTAGTTTGTGCCACTCTTCTCTCAGAGAGTATTGTCCTTCCTGTTTCAAGAGCATCTATGACATCATTCATAGCCGCATAGTCATTAGCCATAGCAGCATAAGCTATCATAGTTGATGTACAGTCAGTTGATAAGTCATTCTTGTCCTTAAGAGGTCTTGTATAGTAGATAGGAAGATTATATATCTGATTACCTTCAAAGTCTTGTCTTGCATAAGCAAACTCAGTGTCATCTTCCCTTCTAACCAAGTTATCCTTGAAACTCTCCCATAAGTACTGGAACTTATTACCTTTACCCATTACTCTTTCTAAGAAGTCTCTCCTTATTTGAGGAGCTTTATTAAACCTTACATACCTTGCTGGTAATCTATAGTCAAGGTTCTTCTTTAGGCTAATCATAAAGTCATAATACTCTTTCATAGCTGCATTCCTTTGGATAGCATCATACTGAGGATTATAGTACTTCTCTATGGGATTACCATTCCTGTCTGTATTAGCCCTCTTCCATCTGCTGATTAGGATAGACTTCTCTTCTCTCTCCATATCCTTGGGTAAACTCTTGGCGTACTTACTAAGTGCTGCAAAGTAATCTCCCCAATTATATCTGGTTACAAAGTTGCCTGTAATCTTACCATCACTGGTCTTTTCATACATGAAGTTAGTATTCTTTACACCAGCATCCTCCAGCTTCTTGGAGTGCATCAGTATTTCCTTCTCATTATTGATAGTGTTATACCTAGCCTTGCTCTTTTGGTCTTTAACTAAAGAGTCATATATTCTAAGTATAGGGTCAGTACTGTCTGCCATAGCATCAGTCCACCTTTCTACTACAGAAATATCCTTCTCTATATAGTCAAGAAGCTCTCTTATATTGTATTGTTTCCTCTCACCCCTAATAGACATTGAGATACTTTCTCCTTTGAATGGAGTAAGGAATCTAGCAAACTCATCCTTAGATACTTCTGCCCAATCAGAGCCTAACCCAGCAAGTAGACCTGAGAACTCATTAAGAGACTCTTGCAGCTTCTCTTTGAACCTTATATCCCCCTCTTGCCTTGCCTTATACATCTCTTGTCTCAACTCCTCCATGATACTACCATAGGATGACATATAATCCCTGATACTTCTAAGTGTTGAGAACTTATCCTTCCAACTAGTCTGTGAGTTATGCACAGTATCAAGTTTATCACTAAGCTGTCTCAATATTCTGATAGCCTCTGTCAAGTATGTATATATACCTTCTAGTTCCCTATGGTTCTCAAGGTCATTGCTTAGTTTGTCTATGAAGAGTTTTTGCTTCTCATCAAAGGAGCCTCTCTTCTCCTCCCTTTCTTTAGCAGTAGCCTTAGCTCCCTTACCATAGATAGCTAGTCTCTTCCTCTCTTGTTGAATAATCCTCTTCAAGATATTATAATCCCTTGATACACCATTGCCAAGGTTGAATAATCTCTTATTATAGTCTCTACTGCTAATATTGAGTTGATACTTACCATTAAAGACATTGGTAGTAAATTCATATACCTGTTCTCTAACTTTGTTGATTATTTCATCAATTTCATCTATATCTCTTCTGCTAAAGAAATCAAGTATACTATTCTTATACCTTTCAAAAAGTCTATCATTAGGAGCTGTAGGGTCATAATTATTAAGTACCTGAGCCATCATCTTACCCAATGCTTCTTTAGCCATAAGGTCTATATCACCTTTATAAACTTCATTGTACCTGTCATACTCGCTGCCAAGCACTCTCTGTAATACCTCCTCATTCCTTAATGAGTTAAGCATCCTATCTCTTAATGGGCTATCCTTTACAGCATCAACTACAAAGTGGCCCCACTCTTCTGCTAATATATTAGAGTCATAGGTGTTGTCAGTTATATCATTGTTAGTATTACTAAAACCTCCCGAATTATCTGTAGCTGATTTAATTTGATTAGGAGAAGGAACTAATATTTCAAAATCTCCATTTATAACTCCATCATATTCTTTTAATTTTTCAATTTTACTATTATAATCTTCATTTATATCATAATCTTCTTTTGCATCAAACAACTTTTGTTTTATCTCTTTTAATTTTACTTCTGCATCATTTAAGTCTAAAATAGTCATTTTATGAGCTAAACTATCTGTTTCTCTATAATGACTATAATCAGGGTCATCCCCAAATAACTTAAACTTATAATCATCTATTTGAAACTCTAACTTTCTTATTTCTTTTTGCAGTTCTTCTTTATAAGACTTATAAGGCTTTTTTCTTCTAGTAAACCAACTAATTCCTAGTTCTTTAGCTTTTTCTTTTGAGATAGGATTCTTTATATTTACAAATAATGGCATTACTATATTACCATAACCTTTTGTAAAATAATCATAGTGTTTCTTTGTATCTTCTTCTGGACTTATTGGCGTAACATAAAAGCCTTCACCTAAATTTCCACTATCAGACTGCCCAAAGAATGCTAAGTTAAAAGTATTGAAATGTTCTGTAGTATAATGATAAACAACCAAAGGCTCACCATTTTCATCTACTACTTTAGAAGCATTTTCTGGGTCATTTTCCCAATCACCAAACCAATCTTTAAAAGCTTTAGTTCTTACTTGAGCATATTGCTTTTCAGTAAGATTAGATACTTTACCATTAGGAGCAAGAAGCTGACCTTTTGTATTTCTAGGAGCATTATTTAATATCTCTTGCTCTTCATCTGTAAGTATATCCTTTTTTTTAGATACATTTGACCCCCTGTGCCTCCTAGATATTCTTATAACTTCCTTAAGCCCAGTAGCTGCATTGATGCCAGCACTTAAATCCATGACTCCATTGATATTGCTAGCCTCTTCAAGTTCAGTAAGAGCTGCAACATCTGCACCCCAGCTATTTAATAACTTAATTAACTGATTATTAAGCTCAGCATTAAATCTTTGTTGCTTACCTAAATCCCTCCCATTACCTGTAGCTGTAACTACCTCCATAGACACATCATGTCCAGAAGAGGTTATTTCAGCAGAGTATCTCTTATTAAGGGGACTGTTGATATTGAAAGAAGATGCTCTATTCTGTAGCTCTATGACTGATTGCATAGTTCTTGGTACAGGCTTAGTGCCATACTCACTATTGAGGTAATCAAGCATAGCTTCATTACTCTTACTATGGCCAATACCACACTGGGTTATAAGGTCTTCAAGCAGCGGCTCTCCATTATGGTCAAACCTTACATTAGGGAATGCTTCTTTAAAGGATGGATTGATGGCCCTATAATAGACATCCTCTGCTGACTTCCTGTCACCTAGGAAATTTTTTAACCTAGAGAACAATGGGGATTTCTCCCCATTGCTCAATCTAGGATGTAATACACAACTTGTACTCATCTTTGTTTAACATTTAATGTTACCTTCTAAATCTTTAGACACTGCATCAATTCTGCTGAAGTCTTCAAACTGTTTCCTTGCATCACGCTTGCTAGGGTCCTCTACTGTAGAGGTTCTAGGCTCAAACTGCCTATCCAGCTTTTGCCATTGAGCAGCCATTTGGGCAGCCCTGGCTTCTCTACTGGTGCTGTATAAGTCATCCAGTGTAGGAGCAGGTATATCAAAGCTAGGCATATTCTTATATGCTTTCTCTGCTAGCTCAAACTGAGACCTTGCTGACTCAATTGCACTAGCAGCTCTGTAGTCATCCCTAAAGTTAAAACTCTTCTGCTTGGCTTCCTTAATTTGAGTTTCCATCACAAGTCCCATAGAATTATAGTCATACTCCTGATACTGAGAACTTCCAAGAGGTTTTATTTTCTTGTAGGTATTGCTTGCAATATCATAAGCATAGTAATACTTACCACTCTTATATGTATAGCATACAAATTCTCTGTATCTGACACCCTCATCCTCCGTAGGATATATGAATCTCTTCATGTCCTGAGAGGATTTCTTGGTTACTGTAACAGTGAAGCTGTCCTCGGGTTCCCCCTTAAAGATACCAGTCATTGATACCTCAGGTACAAACCTTCTGTCTCCCATGTTGTTCCTTATATATTGATACATGAACTGGAGATTGTCTCCATTATTGGTCTTCATATCTAGAACACCTCTCAATGTAGCAACATAATCAGTAACATCACTCATCTTTAACTGTGAAGGAATCAAGTTTGAGAAGCCACTAGGACTAAATCCAAGACCTCTATAGAAAGCATACTTTAGGAGCTTAGCTGCCACATCCCTTGTGTTCTTGTTAGCTAGCATGTTTCTGAAATCACTTTTGTAATCCTCAGATTGAATATCAGTTATCTTACCAACATTACTGAACACAATAGTAGGGGAGCCATTGTAGTCGTTTGAGGATAGTACTTTCAATCTTCTTAGAAGAGGTATACTCTCTATCAGGTATGGATTCTTTGACTTGAGTTCGTTGAACTCAGTAGGGAACTTATTGATGTAATAGTTTCTTATATCTGCATCACCTCTAAAGTCATTAGAGATGCCAGTCATAAGGTATATCAAATATTGACTATAAATCCTGTTGATAGTAGTATCATCAAGATTACCATAGGTTGTGAAAGCCCTAGCCATATCTGCTACTTCTCTAAACTGCTCAGACACTTGAGGGAATAACCTAGCATACCAGTCATGTGTAGCCATCAGACCCCATTGGAATGTAGCAGTCTGAATAGGAAGTGTACTATTGATGATTTCATCCTCACTGGTACTTATATACATCTCATTGATGAAGTCAAGTCCCTGCAAAGGATAATTAGCAACAGTAGCAGCGTCTTGCAGGATAGACATAAGACCATCTATCTTATCATTACCAGCAGCAATAGAACCGCCAACACCACCACTTTGAGAGTCACTTCTTATTCTCCTTACCACATCTCCCAGAGCATCAGCAGCAGTATTCATCCCCTTTAACATGACTAGAACCTTTATCTGATTGGCTGCAAAGTCCACCTCCTCTATATGGCTTGAGTGAATATCACCACTATTCTTCTCGGCATTCACCAGAATTGGTTCTTATAATAGGCGGACAAAAATATGCAGTTGGAAAA